CCGAACGGATTCTCTATACCACGATACCTGTTAGCCATCAACGTGGCGTGAGTACCGCCGGAAGCGTTCTTCACCACATATGCCTTCTCTCCCGATCCGTTCCCGAACTCGTTGGTATAGCCGCATGGGATAAGGGGATTGGCGTTGTTGAAGTTAGTCCAATCCGTCATTTGCGTCGGTCCCGGACCTAGGCCGCCTTGTGCGAAGCCGTTAGCGTCCTTCTGGGCGTTGAAAGGCTTCTGGCTGTCCAGCGTGGCGTACTCGACGGCGAATAGCCAGAACAGGATCTTGTGGGCGTTATAGGTATACATTTCCCATCCGCTGCCTCTTTTCCTCGCGGCTTGCCGGAATTGGTCCCGGGTGAGGTTGGTGACGGGACAACCCAATAAGGAACGGTAGGTGTTGTCCCATTCGGAGGTGTTGTCGCCGCCTCTTGTATCAGTAGAGTTTGTTTTATCCGACATCAATAACCCTAAAGATCTAAGCATTTGCGCCTCACTTGAGCCTATATAGAATTTGCTTATATGCTTGTATCCGGGCAATGGAATCGAAGATAACATCATTTTAAATTTAGTCCCAGTTATGTATATTCTATACCAATGATCGGGAATCTCTACCATTGACGCATAATCTTTAGACGCAAATGTCATCTTCCATGCCGTTGGTTCATGATAATAATATACTCCTCCATTATTATCTAACACGACTCCTCTCATCCCGCTCTGCACCGGCAACTCCCTATGCAGTTGCATATTTCCAACACGCTTCCCGTCCGGGCTTGACGATGCCATGTCCCACTCTACACCATAGGCGTACCGCTCCTCGATGTCGGGGATGTCCTCCCAAGCGGGGGTCCACTCGGTGGAGATGTCGCCGTACTCGAGCTTGATCTTGTGGATGGTGGATATACCTGTGACAGAATTAGGAGATGCATATATTCTAACGAATGTATTACTAGAATTACCAACAATCCAATTCCAAGTTACAGAAGCTTTTCCGCTATCAAGTTTATCTTTATCTATTTTTACCTCAAATACAGATCCTCCAGAATTGTAAATAGAAATATCTGTCTTATCCTGATAAATTTCTCCCCATAAAGTTAATGTCACTTGTGCTCCATTTGGTATTTGTTCTGATAACCAATAGTTGGAAATAATATAATTCGAGTTACTCACCTCCTTCCCCGATCCCAGCAACAGGTTCCTCCCGTACACAGGAAGCTTTCTATACTTGCCATCATTCATTAAAGCTTTTGATCCGTCACCTGTAGTATGTATTATTACTTCCTTAACATTAGGATCAGTAGAATTATCTGTAACACTTGCCTGTATAGAAATTCCATCAGTTACCGGAATTAAATAATCATTATTAACCTGAGTCTCCACATCTAAATTCTGACGTATCCACATTTGTATAGAACAATGATTAACCCCCATAGTTTGTTGCGCATAAAACCAAATAGAATTATCACCATTGGGGTTATATCCGCCAAAAAGACTCGATATATACACACCATTATCTCTAATTGGGAGTGTATTAACAAAACCGTTTGGAAGCTTCTCTAGTAATGTATTATAGTCTTCTTGAGATATAGATGGAGTATCGCCGTTTGCCACTTTCATGAAGATGTCAAATACCGTATAATCCGCTAAATCAGCTTTAGTAGCTAATTTATCATCTACATATTTTTTGTTAACATCCACAGTGGGTATGGTGGGTTTATTAGTAAGATCATTGTAACTACCAGATGTAGCAACTGTAGCTAATGTAGGTTTATTCAATATCAATGCATCTCCTTCTGTAGCATTCCAATCGGCATTAACATTTACTTCAGCACCAGCAGCAATACCATTCAATTTTATTTTATCAGCAGGTAACATCAAACCAGCTAAAGCTGTAGTAGATGCAGGAAGATTTAATTTTATATTTTCTACTGCATTGGTTACTAAGTTTCTTTTATCCAGAGTAATAGAGATATCTGTTGCTGTAATATTCTTAGCAGCAGCTTCAACTACCTCATTGATGTTTGTAACTTTGGTTTTATCTGCAGTAACATAGTCATTAGTACTTAACCCCTTACCTTCTACTTTATCAACTTTAGTAGCAATAGCATTATATACCTCAGTAAAGTCAACTTCTGGTATATTTACTACAGACCATACACCATTTTGTCTAGCATACTGTGAACCATCTTTAGGTGCTTCTTCTACTAGTTCCCGACCATGATCACTACTTAAGTATGGTATTTTAACCCATTCCCCATTATATTTTACTTTAATTACCATAATTAAATATTAAATATTTGTTTGCCAATTGTTTTAGCTTCTGTTCTAAGTGTTTGAAAAGATTGCCATTCATCATATCTGGTAATAGGTTGACTGCCACTAAGCAATTGTTCAACCATATTAGATTTTAATGCTGCTTCCTCATCTGCACTATATCTAGTTCTGATAACCTTACTTACGAAAGAATCATAAGTTGGTTGTTCATTGAATTTTAATTCATAATAAGCATAACCATGTATATCTTCAGAATTAACTTCTTCAATATCCCATCTAACTGCCCATTCATTCATTCCTAGGTATTCTATTACTTTAGGTATATTATCACCCTGTACTTTCTTTAATTCCATCATCACTTAATAATTTTTGTCTATAATCTTTAAAATTATAAGATCTCGTAAAGCGATACCATAAATTATGACAGTTTCCATATTTACACCATCCCCAATAAGCTGCTAGTGATGCTAGCCTCTTATTCTTACTTTTATAACTTAATTTATGAATAAACTTCTTTTTGATATCTTTCCTGAGTAAAGTATGATCATGGTAAAATACATAACCAATAAAATCTATACCTCTTACTTCTACAGGAAATATCTGCCAATTACGTTTTATTTTTAATTTCAAGTTATCAGCTAGATATTCTTCAATCTTTTGTAAGCAATATCTTAAGTAATCTTTATCTGGGTGTAATATAACAATATCATCACAATACCTGTAATAATATTTTATTTTTAATACTTGTTTAATCCACCTATCGAACCAAGTCAAATTCAAATTTGCTGCAAATTGAGATATGTAATTTCCAATTGATAAACCTTTTGGTGTAGAATAAACTACATGATGTAATAATCTTAATAGTTTCTTATCCTTAAATATCTTTTCAAATTGTGAGTACAACACATCTTGATCTATAGAAGGAAAGAACTTTTTAATATCTAATTTTAAACAATATTTTGTGCCTTCTTTATCAGCTTTTAAATCTCTTTTTAATCTCTTTACTCCATAATGAATACCTCTTCCTTTTAAACAGTTAAAGGTATCTGCAGTAAATCTACTAACAAGGTAAGGTTCTATAACATTCATTATAGCATGATGGACTATTCTGTCTGGATAATACGGTAGCCTATATATTTCTCTTTCTTTGTTACCACGATCGGCGATGATTGTATATACGCAGTATTCCGAAGTACGATAAGTATCTTCAATTAATGCCTTTTGTAACCGGACCAGATTTTCATATGGGTTCCTGTCAAATTTCTTAACGCCGTATCTTTTAGTTTTACCTAGCCTAGCCTTCTTTTCAGCCCGGACCAGATTTTCATATGATATTATCCTGTTAAATAAATTGCCTATTCTTTTCATAAGCTATTTTGGTGGTAAGACCCGTTCGCCCAATACTACTAGGGTCTCTTCAAAGCACCTGTTATCTTTTACCTAGAGGTAAGGCTGATCTAAGTTCAACAAACATTTTTGTAATTATCTGAAAGTATCTGTTAGTTCCAAAATTTCACTGATATTCGTCTATGAATTCGAGGATGCATTATTAGCATTAGCTATGAAGACTCTGCATTGAGAACCATTATCTGAATTACCTGACTGTTTTTTCAAGTATGAAATAATGTGACAGCAGTCTTACTATAAAGTCATCTCATAGTAATTCTTTTAGATCCCGCCCTTGTTATTAATATTTAATTATCTATATTACTCAGGACTATGCCTGCATTTTCTTAAATGTATCTGAATCAACTACAACGATCTTACCATAAAAGGCTAATCTTGCACCGATATACGGCCACGAACTCGAGGAAGCATTATCAGCCCTAGCCACGAAGACCCCGCATCGAGAACCATTATCCGAATCACCCGACCGTAGGAAGATTCTATTTCCTGTTGGATTAAACCAGCTATAATCGGAATAGTAAGTAGTTTCAGATCCACCATTTGATGTAGGAAGTACGTCTCCATATTTACCTTGAGCTACAGTTTTAATCCATCCATTATATCCTTCAGTTGCAGCTGGATTAGGTTCATATCCTACAACTCTGATATTAGTAGCACCTGCTGCTTCAAGATCTGCTACATCCTTATCTGGGAATGAGCCTCCATCATATACAACGTATTTACCTTTTAAAATGTTTATTCCTTGTACAAACTCCCACTTACTGTAATAGCAGTCTTCAAGTCCTAAGAAGTTAGTTGAGTAGTATCCAGTATCATTATTTACAGCTGCTTTCCCATCTCTATTACCTAAAGTCTTTGTTCCACCAGTCCAACCGTAGTTATATCTCTTAGTACCTCCTGAACAAGGAATAGCACTATTGCTTGTACTAATGTTAGTAGTCTTATAGTAAGCACAAAACATTCTAGCTATAGTAGCATGAGACCTATAATCACCAATACCATACATTGAACCATTTACCTTTGCTGCTGCAACGAACTGTGCCATAGTTTTAGATGCTGTTGATATAGAAGATCCAGTACTAGTCAACGCTCCTCCATTTTCATCTGAAATTATTCCTTCAAATGTACCTAATAATAATTCTGGTTCCTCAATGTAGTCATTATCAATTTGTTGTTCTGATATGTATGTTCTCCAAATACCTGGGCTTCTTTCTATAGTTTTGTGATAGTATTTAGGGAAATGTACCATTAAACTCTCCTTTCTAACGGTTTCGTAAGTAGCACCTGTACCATCAGGCCATTTATTACTATCTGTTTCGTTTAAGTAACTAATCAATGCAGCATCATCTCCATATGGTTTAGCAATACATCTCTTGAATTTACTTCTTAATGATTCAATTACATTTCTATTACCACCTGTTGCACATGTTGTGGATGAATTGTTTTCATCATTTTCATACCAGTATGCTAGAGTATCTTCTAGATTAGAAGTAGTTACAATTTTACCTACATTTACATATACAATATTCTCAGGAACAGTAGTTTGAACAGAATTTACTAAAGTAAATTGTTTACTAACGCAGATATCCAAACTGGAAGTTCCTCCACATCTTTGTAGATTTGTTACCCAAATTTGTACTTCTGAATCAGTAGCTACATAACCAACTTTATATTGACTTGCATCTCCTATGTGATTTACAACCTCAACTCCAATTTTTCCTCTTGTACTGGCAGTAATAGTAGTAAATATTTCTTCTGTAGAAGCAAAGTTAGTCAAACCGTAAATGTTGAATACTACTTTAGCTTCTCCAGTACCAGTGGAAGCTACAGTTGGTAAATTACCTATATACCAAGATCTGAATTCATTTCCAATAGATGGCCTGCTAAAAACAGAATGAGGACCAGTAGCATTTCCAATAGTAACTAATTGATAACCATCTAACAAATCAGCATCTAGTCCACTACCTGAACCATCATTACCAGCATGCCATATTTTATTATTCTTATAAGTAAATGCATCTTTAGATACAGTAAGATTATTAGCACTATCCCAAGGACTATTATCCCATCCTACATAAGCATTATAAGCTCTATATATAGATCCGTTTCCAGTAGAAAACATTCCAATTCCACCAATATAACCAGTTTTATCAAAGTTTCTATAAAATAGACCTTTTGCATTAGAACTGTTTCTGGAAGTCTCTAATTTTATTCCATCTAAAGAAACTTCAGTATTGTATCCAGCAGCTGCTATATTAAGAGTACCTGTCATGGTATCTCCTGCTTTCTTCACATACCTAGCATCACTAGTATCTTGAGTCATTGCGGTAATACCTTTAGCAAATGCAATCTTAGTACCATTCTTAGTAGCTGTAGTAATTACATTGCCTGTACCAGTTACTTCAATTGTCTCAAGTTTATTTGCTTTTAGGTTGGTAATATCCTGAGTAATAGTAGAATCATCATAGTTACTCAACCCATCAAGTTTAGTCTTATCAGCAGCAGACATTACACCCGCAGTAGTAGTAGTGGCTTTGTTGATTACTACTGTATCAGTACTTGCAGAACCATTCACTGGATTCTTTTTAGATAAAGTAATAGTAGCTGCATTAGCATCTGTAACAGCACCAGTACCACCAGTAACATAATCAGTTAAGTTTGTTACTTTAGTTTTATCTGCATTCGTATAATCATTTGTTGAAAGACCTTTACCTTCTTCTTTCTGTACAAATCGTGCATCTGCTTGTGCTTGACTATAACCATCAAATGTAAAATCATAGTTTTCACTAGGATCTAACCACATGATCTCTTCCTCAGTAGGTTCAGTATCTGAGATCTTAATATCCTCTGGTATAGTTACATTCTTATTTACAGCATTCAAAAGTACCCTTTTAGTAATAGTCTCAATCTTATTAACTTGTGCACCTGCTTCAATACCTTGTAACTTTGCAAAGTCTTCCTTGGACATCAAACCATTAGCTGTCAATGATGCTAATCCAGCAGTACCACCTAATGCATCCCAACCTTCACTTGTCCATGCATAGTTAGTATCATTCTTACGAACATTCCACACATCACCAATAACATTACCTTCAGTAGGCAAATCTTCAATCGTATCTACAGATCCTTTGAAAATATATACAGAAGTAAATTTACTATCTACTTGGGATTTATTATAGTAATTGTTAGCAAGGTCATCTGCTACTACTTTTATGTTAGCATCAGTTTGATCCTTAGTATAGTACCTAGTATCATGAGTATGAGTAGTTACTTCACCTACTAATACAGCTTCAATAGCTGCTTTACTAAGTTCAGCATCTTTACCGGGTTCTCCTTGAGGCCCTTGGAATCTACCCATGTTAACCCATTCTGTACCATTCCAAAAGTATAAGTCTGTACCAACAATATAAGAATCACTAAGCTGTGGGTCTACAATGTCATTTAAATCTTCTGGACTATTAAGACTACCTTTCAAGAGAATACCTGAAGATGGCCAACCTGTGTTTACATACACATCATTGACTTCATCCCAAAGATACCAATAACCATCTTCTCCTATTTTGGGTGGATTGTCTGCATATTCTTTGGCTCTTGCTGCTTGAGTATTGGCATTGTTAGCAGCAGTAGTAGCATTTGTAGTAGCCTGTTGTGCAGCTGTTTTAGCCTCATTTACGGCAGTTATAGCGTCAGCTGTATTCTTTTCCCTTGCAGCCTCTTGAGTCTCTCTAACAGCCTCATTTGCCTGTCTAGTGGCTTCATTTGATATCCTTTCCTGTTCTGCTGTATCACGAGTAGTTTCAGCTGCTATTCTAGCATCTTCATTATCTACACGTTCTGTTTCAGCTGCAACTCTCCCCTCTTCAGAACTGATTCTTTTTGTTTCTTCCTCAATTCTTTTCTGCTCATTTGTGTTACGTTCAGCTTCAGCAGAAGCTCTTAATGTCTCTGCACTAGCTCTAGCACTTTCAGCAGATATACGATTAGCTTCATTAGTTTTGCGAATATCTTCTTCAGACTTTCTAGAGTTCTCTGCAGCAATACGCTCATTCTCAGCAGTTACCCTTTTAGACTCTTCTGCTTTCCTACTATCTTCATTGGAGATACGTGTATTCTCATTGCTTACTCTGGTATTCTCAGCATTAACTCTACCTTGTTCCGCAGTAACACGTAATGCTTCTGCTTCCTTAACAGCTTGTTCAGTAGCTTCTACTTGTGCTTTAGCTTCTAATGCTTCTGCTGCTGCATCTAATGCAGGTTGTTTTAATGATTGAACCCATTCCTCTTCAGTACCTACAAAACCATGTTTTACTGCAACTTCATATGCTGACCAACCTTGAATACCTTGCATACCAGATAAGTCAACAATGAACTTCCAACCTTCTTGAGTCTTTAAGTAAACCTTAGCATCATCAGGATCTTCTACATCATTAGTATTAATAAGTACATACTCACCTAACTTTACATCTGCAGTACCCCAATCAGCTTCCATTGCTTCAACTGAAGGATATTCCTTTTTATAAGTAAAAGCATCACCAACAGCAGCTATACCAGTATTAACATATTGTTTAGTGTCATAGTTATAGATCCACCAATCATTATCTACAATCTTTGGTGGATTACTAGCAATCTCTTCAGCTTTATCAGTAGCAGCTATTGCATCGTCAACTATACCTTCAATTTCTTCTACAGCTTGGTTAGCTTTATCTGCAGCTTCATTTGCTTTGTTAGCTGCTTCTAGTGCAGCAACAGCAGCATCTTCAGATGCTTTACTTAAGCTATCAATCCAATCTTGTTCACTACCTTCGAAACCTAATTTAACTGCAATATCATAAGCACTAAGACCACGAGCTTCTATACCTGTATCTACATATACTTTGTTGATAGGATCATAAGTAAACCAATGATCATTCTCACCTATATACGGAGTCTCTGCAGTAGCTTTTACTCCAGTATCTCTATTGTCTACCCACCAGTTGCCATTAGAACCAATAAATGGTGGTACATAGTCATCTTTACTTACATCAAAGAGTACAACCCATTTTTCTATATCACGATTGTAAACTTTAATTATTCTACCTTTTGAATCTGCTCCCAAGTCAATCCAGTACCCAACCTGATCTGGATTGGGTACGGTTATACTTGCAAACCACTCATAATATACATTATTCTTAACCATTGTAATAGTTATTATTTAGTTCTTTTGCGTTAGCATATTGCCACGGTCCTATTTTTGTAAACCCTTTTTCTGCTTGTATTTGTGAGTAGATGTTCTCAATTTTTTCATACATCGACATACCCTCATCATTCAACCTATTAGTTGCATTTAAAACCATTATTTTATCTGCAAGATAAATTATTTCATTTTCAGTAAATTCATAGTTTTGGGTAGTTTCTAGATCCAAGGCACCACTAAACTGTGTATATACATTACCATCTACACCAGTATATTGGCTAATCCCTTCAAGCTCCTCTTCTGTAAAGTCAACTTTTTGTTTAATAGACTCTTTTGTTTGTAAATTAACATAAGAATCATATTTCCAAAGTAAGTTGTATATTATAATTGCTCTTTCCTTTAAATTAAGTTCCATATTATCCTTCTATATATAAATATCCACTATTACTTACCCTAACATTAAAACTAGTATCACTAGACTCCAAACCGTAATTTTTTAGTTGAGTTAAAGTAGGTAACTGAACAAAATTGACAATAGTTCTTTCCATATTGTTTGAATCTCCGAAGTATCTACTTTCTACAGAAAAACCAGATCCCCATCCTGAATTAGTATAATGTTGACAATTTAACCAACGTTGTGGGGTATTACTATATCTAGCAGATCCATTATATAATATGAGAGTAAAACCATTTGTAGCACCTTCTCTACTATTTAAAGTATTTAATACTACTGCAGGGCATGTCTGACCAGTGGTTGCCGGAATCGCCGACAAACCAAAACCAACAGCAGCAGAAGGAATTCCATAACTACCATACATAGTCATAGTAGGGGATAATGTGAACTTGTTTCCATAACTGTCTGAATTAGAACCTGTCATTCTACCTCCCGAAATATCAAATCCTCCTACAGTACCACCTACTGCATTTAGCTTTGATGTGTAACATTGACCGCTAGTATCTACTCTAAACGGTGCAGATCCAGGTGAAGATGCCGCATTAGATCCTATTGCTAAATGAATTTTACTTGTAACGGCAGCAGTTGTTCTACCATCTAATCGCATTGTACCAGATTGAGATTGAATATTAGTATTATAAAAATCCCATCCTGCAATAGTTGCTTTATCTGCGAATAATAAATCTGTAGCTACATTTTCAAATGAATTAAATTTAACCCAGTAGTAATTGCCACCATCTGTACCTGCATTACTACTTGGAGTTTTTCCACTAAACGCACCAGCACCTTTCTTAGATCTATTCACTGCATAAAACGAACCACTATACTTTACTATATCTCTTACGTTTCCCTGAGAATTTGTTGTCCAAGCATAGTTAGTAGTTGAAGAGTATTCACCACGATAACTTAAACCCGGGCCATAATCTCCATCACTTCCTGTTGCACCTGTAGTACACACTGCACTTGTATATGAATAATCTCCATCATCAAATACTATATATAATCTAGTCCATATCCAATATCCACTTTCTGCTGCAGGAGCACTTGAACTCCAACTTCCTCCAGATAAACTGGTTGGTGAAGTAGATTTGTAATATTGCATAGTAACACTTTTCACACCTCTACCATCTGAACCATTTTCTCCATTCAATGGAGAAAAAATAATAGGTTTTGTCCACCTGTAACCCGATTTATCGGGTAGTAGATCTATTTTATTTGTATTTGGATTAAGATATCCTGTACTTGTCCAAGTTAGAGTGGTTGTACTATTAGTGGGATCTGGATACCATGCAAAAGAACCAGAAGTACCACCACTAGAAGAAATCATTTCTGTAAAAGTAGGACGTGTTGGAGTGGAATTAGTATTACAATAAATTTGTATAGAAGAATTGCCAACATTTCCATCTTTTCCAGTAATATTCTTTACTAAAGATAACACTACTGTATCTACAGTTATTCCTTCGTACACAAAGTTTATTTGCCACTGCACAGTAACATAGTTATTTGGGATACTGGAGCTATTAACAGTAATTTGTTTCTTTTCCTGATTTATACTTAATGTACCTACCCCACTTAGTTGAGAAGAAGTTAAAGTATATTCAGTATTAGCAAATTTTGTACCACCCCTTCTTAAATTAGCATAAGTAGTAGCTTGAGACCAATCGCTAACAACACCTTCGTAGTTTGCAGGAACAGTCATACTTTCATTGTCTAACGCTCCTCTGTATGCACTTTCTCCATCTCGAACATTATTTATTGTAATTATATCTTCAAAGGACATTCCACTGACACTAGTTACAACACATCTAAACGTAATCTCATCTTCACCAGTTTGAAAATAGATTCCATTATAGACTACAACTAATTCAGATTTTGTTTCTCCCTCTAGCAAAGTCCATTCAGAAGTACCAGATATTTTCCAATACCACTTATACGAAGCTACATCCATTAATGTGGTATCCATCTTTAATGTTATTGATTGAGGAGTTGGTATTTTTGCATATTCTGCGTAGTGAAAAAATTGTTCTCCAGTTAAATATGTTCTAACAGCATCTTCTCCATTGAAGCCATCTTCTCCATTTTTACTTTGGTTAATATACCAATCTTTGGTTACTGTTACACCTTCGTCTACTTCAATTGTAAGAGTTATTCTTGCACTAGTAGAAGTTAATGTTTTTAAAGATACTCTATTATCTTTAACTTCACATGTACCAGAACCTTCAGTAAATTTAGCTGTCATGGAAATAATTGGTATTTGAGTAATTCCATGATATGCAAATACATCAGTGTATATTGTAGATGGGTCTATTAGTATATTACCAGAACTATCAAATGGAACAGATGCGGAATAATTTGTTAAGTCTATATAATACGCATCTAGACCTTCGGCACCATTTGCTAATTTAGCAACTTGCATCTCATCATAATAAGTCGCTTGAGTATCATTATCAGTTACGGTGCATCTAAAAACAGCAGTTCTGTCAGTAATCATATCTGGTGTAACTATTAAAGAATTACCATACCCAACAATTTCACTATTGTTTGTTACATTTGTCCATTGATATGATGGTTGCACAATTCCATATGTCTTTGCGTTTAATCCTAAATTAACTGGAGTGGGAGTACCAGAAAAGTCTGGGGAATCATACAGAAACATTCTATTTCCAACAATTTCTACCCATTTTGCAACATCATCACCAGCTTGCCCATTTTCTCCTTTTGCAATATAAATTGTCCAATAAGGACTTCCTTCTTTCGGTTCTTTACCAATGTTGTCTTGAGTGGCTATCCAAGTACTACCATTATATGTTACACAGTCATAATAATAATATTGCTTATCTACCGACCAAGTTCCTCTATAAATAGGAATACCAGTTTCAGTTCCATCTTTAGATACTACTGTAATTGTACCAACAAATTTACTATCTTTTCCAATTACTGTTTTATCTTTGCCTTCCAAAGTAAAATCATTAATTCCCGAGTAAAAGGCAATCCTTGGAGCATTTGATCCTTTTGCGGAAATGAAAATAGCGTTACGTCTATCTTCCATTTGTTTATCATATTCCGCATCTCCTTCTACTCGATGACCCAATAATAATATTTCATCATCTGCAGAAGGTGTGCTACTGCCAGGCTCACACACATCCTTAGATAGTAATATATAATCACTACCTACTTCTGTTACGGCTCTCCAATATCTTTTTACATTATGTCCATCAAATTTTTGACATATTGCTTGGTCGTTTACAATAAATTCATTATACTTGGTGCCATCTTCTGTATCAAAGTAACATTTGTATCCATTAACTTTTTCCTCTACTTTAATACATTTCATATCACCTAATGTAACTAAAATATCTCCACCTACTGCTTTTATTTCATTTACAGTTAATTCATTAACTGTCATATTACCTCTAACAAATAGGTTATCTAATTCTAGATTCCATTTAGAATTTGATGGATACAAACTAGCTCCAACTCCATCCCAACCAGAACGGAATGTTTGCCCTCCCTGTATACCTGTAGTATATATTATTCTTCCAGGTACAGTATCCCCACTTTTAAATACATAGTCTTGTTTTACTTTACCGGCAGTATAAATATAGCTATCAGTAGGTGTAGTACTTTCACCCATTTTGATTACAGGTAAAGAACCAGATCCATCTGCAACTGCTTCTACTTGATTTTCAAGTTTAGATAATGCTTGATTTAATGTATCAGTACTTACTAAGGGATCAGCACTTATTCCTTTATAATATCCTTGTAAAGAAGTAATAGTACTAGAAGGTTGTGTATGATAACCTGGTACATCACCACTACTACCCCCGCCATTAGCGATTACTTCTGCTAAAGCAGTAATAGTGTTTTCAGCCACAGTAAGTCTATTGAGAGCATCCTGTAATTGTTGTAATGTAGATCTATTATCAATATCATCTATCCACTCTTGCATAGTACCGCCAATCTCTGACATATCGGTGTCATGCTTAGTATCTAAAGTAATGATCTTATTATTCAATACATCATAGTAACTAGTGATAGTACTATTAAGATTAGTAGTTACACTAGTATCTCCTTCTACTATCTTATTACTAAGATCTTTATAATTATCATTTACTTTAGTATCTAGTATCTCAACATCTTCTTCTACAGCATCTACTCTCTCATTAGTGGCAAATGTACCTGATAGTGATGTAGTAAAACTTCCACTAGTAATATTCTTATTACTACCATCTTGTACAAGGGTAATGAGGTCTTGCTCCTGTAGTTTAGTTGTTAGTTCAAATTGCGATATCTTTTTATTCATATTACTCTTGGATTATATGTTCCTTAACTTCGGTTAATATACAATCAGAATCAATATCTTTTTCTGGATAGAAATTCATTTGTTTTTTTAAGCAATGAAGATACCCTATAATTTTATCTACGTCGTCCTGAGTAATAGGAAACTCTTCGTCATTTAAATTATTAGCCGCCCATTTAGCTAATTTATCTAAATGCAACAATAGTACTAGATTTGTAATCGAAACTCTATCCAATTTTACATTGTACTTTGTAGACTGATTAACCAATTTACCAACTTTATTTACATAATTCGCAATATCCATCTTTACAATTTTTACAGTCATCAATAGTACAATTACACGTTCTCATATCAAGCAAATTCAGCATTTCATTATAATACTGTTCTGCATCATCTGTAAGATTCAAAGTAGTAGCATTATCATAAAGTGTTTTCTTAAACAGAAACATCATTATTTTATCCTTCATTTTGTTATCTAGGCAGTTATGGCAATACGTAGTTAGCAGTTTTATTTCTGCATAATACAATGATTCATTCATTTCCATATCAATCGTATATAAAATAAAAGGGGAAAGGGATATTACTCCCAATCCCCTTTTTGGTTTGAATTATATTTTTTGATTAAGCAACTTCTACAAAAGCTTTTAAAGCTGTCATAAATGCAGAGTCTTCAAGTTCACCAGCATTTACATACAATTCACAAGCTAATGGAGTTGTTTTGATATATTGATTATCATCACTAAGATATTTGTTATCCCATTCGATAGACAATGTATCGTAAGTAGCACTTAAATCGGCTTTTAACTCAGGAGCAATGTACGGATAGATACCATTTGCACGATGTGTAATACCTCTGTAACCAAGAGCTGCATTTTCACGATCACGAACAATCTTCGGATTACCTTTACCAGGAGTACCTTGAGTCTTAGCAATCGTTAAATTAGCAATAGGATACATTACATTACTCAACAACCCAGAAGGAATAGTTTTACACATAAATGCTTCTACAGAAACTTGGGAATAATTTGAATCCAACATAATACCTTCATTATACGGCATTTCTTTTGCATTCAAAGTAAGTACAGCATCTGAACTAGTTGCTACTACTCTAGCTTCTTTGTGTTTGTTGATCTTGTTTTTAAAAGCTGTAATCAAATCTGTTGCATTAGTACTCTTTGCAATAACTTCATAAGTATGAGTAAATTGTCCTGGTGCTTCATAAATGTCAGTGTATACTAAACGTAATACATAACGATGCCCAACTTCTGGAGTAACACTAGTAGCAGTGATTACAATTTTATCCTCAGCTGCAGCTACATATTCACTAAATACCATGTTAGGTTTAGAACCCTTCATGATCGGCATTGAAAAACGAATAATTGATTTTGTAGACTTTTCACCTTTTACATTATAAACATCTTCTTTACCTTCGCAAACACCGATGTATAATGAACTAGCAGCTTTTGCTCCGTTTGCATCTTTTACAATTGCTCTATTTTGATCAAATAATGCAATCTGACCTTCTGTTAATGCATCTACTGTCGTATAAGATGCAGGTGCTTCAGTACCGATAAGTACCGTGTTCACATGATTAAGCATAATTATTATTTTTTATTATTGCTTGACAAAATTTTTTTAATTCCGATAAAGAAAGTTCACCTTTCATCATATTTGCAGCAAAACATACAAATTGAACATTTCCGACTTCATAACCTTTATTTGGATCAATTTTATCGATGCTCAAACTATAAGGATTGCGTTTACCTTTTGATTGTTGATAACTCATAGGAAAATTAGTTAAAGCGCATTTGCCCTCTTGTTTATTCCACAATTGTTTCAAATACTCTAAAGTAATATCTATATACAGATTTTTCTTCTTTGCTCTAACTTGTGCATCATGTAATCTTATTTTTAGTAATTTATCTAATGCTTCGCTTTCCTTTACCTGTCTTCTATTCTTTCCATATATATCCTTAAAACACTTTTTACAAGTACAATTTAGACAATTTCTATATTTGTTTCTTGAACACTTAGGAAATTCAGAAGCAGTTTTGTATTTTTTACAAACAGAACAAATATAAGTTTCGGACATAATTTTATCAAGCTTGGTTAAACTTATTTTTGGATATCCTTAGTTTAACGCTTCGTTTAATCTTTCTACTTTCATGTTTCAGATTTCCTCGTCAGATTAAACTAAGAAAATTTTTCGTATAATCATTCCATTGTTGAAACTTCATTCATATACGATTGATATCTTGGATTAGCCTTATTTTCCAAATACAACTCTACCGCTAACTTAACTATCTCATTGTGAGTTGCAGCTGGCATATCTGTGTACTCATCAAACGGTGCATCAGTTAGACTAATCCTTTTAGGAGTTCTCAAGTATGTGAGAATATAATTTCTTAAATTGTAATTGCCATCTGTATATAAATGAATAGCATTACCTTTATACAATCTTAATGGTCTAGCTGATCTACCATGTAATCTGTATTCTGACAAAGTGTTTTGTCTTTGTCTGTCAATATTTTCTACTGTAGCTTCTAACACATCTACATTTTTAGTTCTTGGTTGACCACTTGGACCCACAGGCCAGCAATGGTCATAACTAAATATTACAGCTGTTTCTCCTACAGTAAACATATAATCATCCGGCAGAGTAACTGTATACTCTTCTGGATATGTATTAAATTGATAAGATTTTCTAGTAACTAATGTACGAAGATCATCAATTCTTTTTTGATCTTGTTCAAATCCAGTTTGTTTGAAATTAATACCAGAATATCTAGTTTTAATAAATTTATCTAACCCAGCCATTAACCAATACTCAATATCTGAAGTAGTAGGTTTTGTTAGATTGTCATCTAATTTATCTATTTCTAACTCAAAAGCTGTTTGTAAATCAATATACTTCATTATTGTTGATTATTTGGTTGTTTTACTTGTAATCTATATTTACCTTCAGTAATAAACATATTAACTGCTAAATCTACAATTTCACTATGAATTGATTCTGGTAGTTCACATTTACTAGCTCCATCAGTAGTATTAAATCTTAATGGTTTCCTATAGTAAGTTAATGTAACATTACCTAATGTAGTATATGCATCTACTGCTACTTCTATATAGTTATATTTAGTAGTAGGATCTGATACTAATGCAACAGCAGGTTGCCTAATAATAGGAGTATTGTATGCTGTTTTAATAAACTTACCAAGATCTCTATACTTAACCAGTTGATTATCTACTCTAACAAAATCTTTATATTGTTTATAAGTACCCTTTACCTTACTAAAGGAATGTACGTATAAGAAATATTCTTCAGTAGATACATATGGTAATCTGTATCTTGTAAAACCATTAAGAGTAGTACCTGTTGCAGTTAACTCTTTTTCTACTAATAAACTTTTAATAGAGTCTGTATTTCTAGTATGTATGTTAGTTTCAGTTTCCATTTGGTCATCACCAACATAATTCATCATTACATACCTATCTTGAGCTTCATTTAGTATTGAAAATATAAGATCAGAGTTAGGTTTCTCATCTACAATAAGATCTGGGCTAATAAGTTGAATTCGTCTCTCGAATTCCATTTGCATTTCCTTACTACTCATATTACTCTGATAATTGTGCTACGTACTGTGGATGTGTTTGAGTTCTTGGAGATTCAATATTCTCAATTGCCATGTCAGCAGCTAATTTAACTACTTCATATTGCATATACTCTGGAATTTCATCTAGAGTAGACGTAATATCTTGATTATTAATCTTTCTTGGATATGCCAGATAAGTAATATCTATAGTGTAGGGACCTACCATGAGATCCCTATCTATAAACACTATTAACTTATTATCCTCTAGTATTGCTACAGGTTCTTCAATCCAAGGTTTATTATTATAAGTTTCTAAGAATCTAGTAGCTTGTTCGTGACTAATAAGTTTTACTGTAGCTATTTTATTACTACCAAAATGTAAAATTCCTTCTAAGAAGTACATACGCTTATCTTGAGTATCATCACCATAAGTAATACTAGATTTGAAATTATTCATAGTGAGCCTATTACTTATAGGTTCACTTAGTAAAGACAATCCTTTATCAGTTTTTACTAAACCTTCTAAGTCTGCTACTCTTTTTACATTACCTTCAAATGGTGTTCTAAGAGTATTATTACCGGTAGCTTTAGTAGCTATCTTACTTAGATATGCTGTGTATAACCAATAATCAATTTCCTCAGGTAAGAAAGATGGACAACCAGATATACCAATATTAACGGCATTTTTATCTGCTTCAATCTTAAATGCTATATGTGCTTCTAATACTGTCATGTTTACTTTTACTTAGATTCAATTTCTTGAAGTATAGTCATTTTGATATCCTGATTCTTTTTATCATTCAATGAAGCAATCGCATCTTCTAAACTTCTACCAATGATATCAGTACCATAGTAATAGATATTTTTAGATTTACGAATTACATTCTTTGAAATAGCTGCTTCAATAATGTATTGAGTATCTCTTACTTTGTTGTTTACCCAAATCAAGAAGAACTTATCAGGATTGTTTTCAATGAGATCAAATAAACTACTTTCAACTAGCTCATTACTGATATTATCAGTCTTGTGACCATATAAGCGTAAACATTTGCGCATTTCCTCAATTGACATCTTATTAAATTCAGAGAATGCCTCACGTTTAGCTTTATTTCTTTTGTTAGCTTCTTCAGCCTCAATTTCTTTATTTACAAGAACATAATCATGAGTAGGCTTAAGATTATTGATTCCATTTGCTACTCTTTTGTGTCCTTTTAAAAATAAATATGCAAGTTCATCTTCAGGCCTTTCTGTATGTAAAACTTTATCTCTTGCGCCTAAACCGATTGCATATGTTTTCCAGAATCCACTTTGTGGAGATAAATGTCCTTCTTCATATCCCATTTCTTTCTCCAAACGTCTAGCATCTTCTGGGGTTAAACCAGTATATCTATTACCAGATCTTGTCCAGTAAGTACTGATATAGTCTTTACAATTCTTATACTTAGCTATTCCAGCCCATGGATTTGTACGGGCGAATTTTAATATAATATCCATAATTTATAAGTTTTAAATAAAAGGGGTGAACTTAATCACCCCTGTTTTATTAATCTTCAACTTCCATAATAAGTTCACCGCAAGCACGAGGATCACGAAGCATGATTCCCATTTCTCCGAGGAAATGTACGCTGTAACCGTCCTTTGCATTAGATCTTACTGTGGATTTATTCTTAGAGTAACCAGTTCCCGGAGCTACAGAACCTGAAGTATTCCAGATAACCATCTCACGGTCCTTACGAACAACCTTAACGATATTAGCTTGACCATCACGTCTACCAAGATCCAAGAATGTCATTCTATAAGATTCCAGTGGTTTACCAGATACCGGATGTAATAAACGATTATAAGTAGTATCATCATACAACGGGAAATGTTTCAATGTCAACTCGATACCATTTGTCATCTTGTATGTTACAAACTGACCACCTAAAACCAAAGCCTGACCAGAACCACTGATAAACTTCGTATCAATCAAGGTCATCGTAGCTGCTTTTTGTTTCAATACACGGTCAAATTCTCTCATACCCATTTCACCAGTCAAAGCAACAAACTTACGTTCGTTAGTACCTAAGATATTGTAAGACAAGTCAAACAAGAAGTCTTCCAACAATTCCGGAGTCAATTCAGTATAGTAACGTCTGTTAGACGGAGCGATCTGTTGCAACAAACCTGCAGGAATGTAAACCGGACGACCATTCGTACCTAGCAATGAAGTAGAACCGTCTTTATTTACATTAGACTTAGAGTAAACCATCATTCTCTCACATCTCTTAGACCACTCACGCATTGCCTTCCATTCCTGATAGTCAGACCACAAATAAGAAGTCTTACCAGTTTTAGGATCTTTTAAAGCAATCCAAAGTACTGTAGAATAAGCTGTACCTGTAATATCATAATCCAAGCGAGTTGTAAACAAGAAGTTTCTCATCTTGAAATGAGTATTATAATTCAGGATATCACCCTCTTCACTGTACTCTTCGTAAGCAGAAGCTAAACGAGATACTTGACGACCAGCTAACAAATATTCACCAGGAATATAAGAATTAGATTGACCATCTGCAATGAAACAAGTATAAACCCATTCATTACCATCTTGATAAGGAGCACCAGAAACACGTACTTGATACTCTCTATTATCAAATTCCAAAATTGCACCAGGACCAAACCATTTGTCCTCTAACCACAACATGATAGGTGTGTTACCCAAACCTGCCATAACTGTGCTAGCATTTGTAGCAGTGATTTCTGTTCCCTGCCATTTTGCAGAGCGAATTGTCACAGCTCTATCGCTATCAATCATTACAGACCATTCGTAGTCTCTTTGGTCAATTGTCATTACATTGCCAAGACCACCAGTAATCGCATCCAAAGAAGTGCTATAACCATCATCTTTAGAACCGAATACATAAGAAATAACACGGGTTACTTCATACGGTCTAGTAAGCATTGCATTTGAAATCATATTCTCATCAACAAGATCTGAGAACCATTTACCTCTACCGATCTGTAAATTATTTAAAATTCCGTTATCCATATAAATGTTAGTAATTTATTTTTAATTAAAGTAGTTGTACTGCACGACTAAAAATAGAGTTAGATGAACTTGTATTAATTCTCTTAGTACCTTTACTAACGCCTGTTGATCTGAGACTATTTTTCAGATTTTTAATAGCAGAGCTAGTACCCTGTTTTTTGGCAGCATCTAACAAAGTGTCACCTCGCATTGTAAAATAAGCTGACTCTATTAAATTCTTTACGCTCTTGGAATAGTCTTTTTGGTACTGGGTCTTTCCACTAGCGTCGGCTTTAAATATATAAGCCAATAATTCTTTCTTGTCCTTAGCTGGTATTTTGATACCACGTATATTGTCCAAGGACTTTATTTCACCGACAACGTCATCAAAAAACTTTTGTTGGCGCTGTACCATTTCCTCCTTTTTGATTCTTTGTTGCTCTAATAGCTCTTCTTTCTCTTTTGCAACAATCTCTTGAAGTTCCTCAACCGCATCTCTAGCCTCATCTTCTAATACTCCAGCATCTTCAAATCTTTCGATTTTCTTAGCAATTTGTTTGTCACTGTAACCTTTTCTAGCTAGTAACTCTCTCAATACTATCTTTTGCTCATTTTCATTTTCAATATCAACATTGTCAACATCAATGTCTGGAGTAATAGAGAAATAATCTTCTAACTTACCCCCATTACGAACAAATTCATCTAATTTTGCAACATCTTCACTTGCATATTCTGGAGTAGATTGTTCTTCAATTACTTCTTTAAAATACTTAACCAATTCTTCTACAGTCTTTGGTTTTTCTTCTTCCTCTTCTTCATCAAAATCCCATTCTAATTCTTCAGCAATTGCATCAAATAAAGCAGATACTTGTTTAGATTCAACTTCATCTTCTTCAGTCTCTTCTTCAATTTCTTCTTCGGTTTCCTCTTCTTCAGTCTCTTCTTTATCCTTTTTCTTAGAGGCTTTCTTAGATTTCTTAGGTTCTTCTACTTCTTCCTCTTCAACTTCATCGATTTCCTCTTCCTCTACTTCTTCCTCTTCTTCTATTTCTTCTGTCTTTTTATTTTTAGATCCAGGAGTAGCAGGTCTAGCTTTAGCAGACTCTTGTTTTAGTCTCTCTAATTCTTCATCATCAATATCATCGTCTTGAGAGATGGTGTTACCAACTTGTTCAGTGAATATATCAGTTATAGCTGTAAATCCAAATAGTGTATCGTTACTATTGTTTTCCATAATTAATTGTAATTAGATTGTAATTGTTATTTTTTCTTTCTTCCTTTATGATTCCACTTAGCAGCATTTTGAGCAAATATTGCACGTTTTCTAGTCAATGGGTTTTTACTATGCGTTAACTCTTCTGTACTTTTACCTGTTCTTTTCTTAAGTGCGTTAAACTTCCCACGATTCTTTTTCTTGATGTGTATACCTCCGTCTTTATAAGATGGAATTGGGTATACTGGGTATAAATTTTCCATATTGATTATTCTTTATTTAGTTCGTAACCTGCGAATCCAGCACCACCTAATGGCATTAAAATTTCCATAGGAATTAATTTATTTAGTCTATCAATATATTCGTTTTTATTTCTATACAAATCATATTGATTCTTAACCATTTTATTTGATGTTGGATTTCTCATATATTCCAAAATCATCTTTTCGTCTACAGGAGTACTCCAGTTTGTAATTTTACCAGAGTCTTTTAATGATCTCTTTAGAGTTAACATATGACTTTTAGCTTCTGTAGGATTCAACAAGTATGTCCTACTACCAGCAGCATCAAATAATCCCATTTTTCTTAACTCTGCAGAACTATATACATTGTTAGGATTTGCTAAATAATTTAGATAAGTGTTTGTAATATATTCTTTACCACTATCAAAATCCTGAATCTTTCTAGATCCTGCTAAACCATCTGCCACATGTCCTAACTCATGATTAGCAGTTCCAGGCATATAAATATTATTATCTAATACTATATTATAATCATTTATATCTGTAGGTAATACGTTATCTTTAATATTTTTTATATTTATTTGCCCATAACCGTCTTTGTCCGTATTACCCCATTTGACATAACTACCTCTTTTAGTCATGTCTTTATATGCAATATTAGAATAAGCTCGTTTGTAGTTAGTTCCATATGTTTTGTCTACATTTTCTACTAATTCACGAGTTCTTTCATCTGGAAAAATTGCTTGTTCTATTGTCCTAGAAATTTCTTGTTGGTACTTCTTAGAATTTCTATCCTTTCTTAATACTTCAGAAAATTCAGAATCATAATCTTCTTCCGTTTTCTTTTTAGTTTTCTTTTTGGTTTGAGTAGGAGCAAAACTGTGAACACTAGCTCCATCAATTTCAGTACCCTCAACTATTCTTCCTACTTTGGACTTTAGTTTTTTAATACCTTTTCCAACTCCCCAAGGTATCAGATTTAATGCAGCATCAATAGCAGCTCCAGCATAATCTCCTTTGCCTAAATCTTCAATTAAGTTAACTGCATCTTTAATGTATCCAGCTGGAGTTATATAGGCTTCCGGTTGAACTGTATTAACTGCACCTGATATTTTCCTTTGTCTTTCAAAGTACTCAGGAGTACCAGTTCTGTATTCTGGTGGTAAATCTGCTTTATTTATGGTCTTACCTTTACCATCTTGATATGCAGGAACTTTTGTAAGATCATCAAAATCGAAACCAGAAGATATAGTGTTTACAATTTTATTAGAAGTCGTAGTTAAATCTTTAGACCCTACTTTAGATAATCCTACTTGTACTGCGTTTGTTATACTCGGGTCCTCTATAAAACTCCCAACATCTGCAGCCAAACCAGCGTTTGCTCCAGTTAATGCATTTTTAGCTGCCCATAATCTCCAACTAGAACCTGTACCGACATTAAGTAATCTAGCAGCATTCCATAAGCCCATTGTAGCTAATGAAGCGCCAGTAAGTGCAGTTCCTACTGTTTTATTTAATCCTGATAATACTTGTTTTCCTTGTTCTATAGCTGAATCTGTAGGATCATATTTTTTAGGTTTGTTTTGAACTTTTGCACGATCTACAATAGTGTACAAAGAATCTTGTGGTGCAGGTTTTCCTTCCATTCCTAATTCTACTGTACGTCTAGCAACCCACGCCCTTTCTTCTGGAGTATAACCAGCTTTTCCATCTTCATACTCTGGAATAGAATCAAATTGCTCTTTAATATCAAAATATGTAGCATCAGGGTTATTTGCCCTGACACTATCATATATCTGTTTTCTCTCTTTAAGAGATAGATCTTTCCATTTCATACTAGTAATATTTACTTACCTGTCTTACCCGGTTTACCTTTTCCGCCCTTTTTAGAGCCTCCCTTACACGCCATAATTAGTCCTCCTATTTTTTAGATTTAGATTCACCAACTACTTTATTTTTTAAAGCAGTCTTTGCTTTTAATTGTTCTCTCTTATAAGCTGCATCATCTTTCATCTTCTGCAATCTTTTAGCTTCTTGTAATTTTCTATTCTCAAGAGCTATTTTCTCTTTCTCGATGGTGGCCTTTAATTTGTCAGCTTTTTCTTGTGCAGCAATTTTACGCTTTTCAAGTTCTTTCTTATTTTCTTCAGCTCTGGCTTTGTTTGCTAAATCCATTTGTTTGCTCATAGCATCAGATACAGCTTTTTGTCTAGCTATTTCTTGATTACCAATCTCAATTACATCTGGTATACCATTCATATCTTGATCCATATTCTCAGATCCTCTATAAGCATTCAACTGAGCCACAGTAATCTTAGTAGCATTATCTTGATCAATTTTATATTTATTAAGATCAAGTTCAGCTTCTTTAAGCATCAGCTCTTCTTCCTTAACTTGATTTTGCATTTCAATAAGCTGCTGCTGTTGTTGATTTTCTTGCTCTTGCATTGCTTGCTGCTGTTCCAATCTATTGTTTTCTATATCTTGTAATTTAGATTTGATTACACTTAAATTGTCACTAGTAAATATTTCAGCAGCATCTAACAATGATGCACCATTTTGCATAGCCGGCTGTACAAGACTCTTAAGTTGTTCAATAGCTTGACTTTCTTTAGTACTATCAGTTACAAAAATATCAAAGTCTTCATATGACCAACTGTCATCCATCCGTAAGAATGTTCTGGTACCTTCATCAAATATATAGTTTAAGTATTTCTTGTCATCTTTCCATGCAAATTTAGCACTATCTAATAACATTGATAATACATGTGTTTTAATTTGATTATGTAACCAAAACCACGGTTCAGTAATATGAGCAGATTGAACTACAGATCTTTCTACGTTACCTACTAATTCATTGCTAGAAATAGAACCTTGTCTTTGTTTTGTTACTCCAGATAATTCTGATACCATTTCTTCAATCTTTGCAAGTAATTGAATATATGTATTAATGGTATTAGACATACTTGCATCAATAGAAGTCCATTGATTATATGGTGATGGTTTACCACCTTCTCTACCAGGAATATCCCAACCTTCTTCATATGGATTAACAAATGCTACACCAAGTGCTCCTAAGTAATGCATCCACTTGTCAACATCTATACCCATACTTTTTGGTATTTGAGTAACATCTATTACAGGTATTTTTCCTTTATCTCTAGCTATTGCCATTTCAAGACGATACCAAAGTATAATATACATGTATTGTAGCGGTTTCATGATAGCAACTAACGATTTAGCTTTAGTATTTGTATTACTATAAGCTGCACCAGTGTATGGTAATTTAGCACTATTTAAATTGTCTCCTCTACGGAATTGGTACTCTAATGGTTGCATACCAAAGTAAAGATCATCGCCTGCTCTGTATCCTTCCCATGCTTCAATAATCCATTTCCATTCAACATTGATTTCTTCACCAGTAGGTTTATAATATTCATCTACCTGTATTTCATCCGGCATACCTGTCTCAGGATCTATTATTGTAACAAACCCTATCTTTTTAAGTGATTTCCAGCATACATGATAAACTACAATGTTATCTGGATCTCCATAAGGATTATGGTCTGGTAATTTATTGTATGATTTTAAGTTATAATGAACAAAATCATCTACTGGACTTTTGTCTGGACCAAATCCAGATGTAGGTTTTTGATCTACTATTTCTAACAATTCATTTAATTGCTTTTCATCCAGTTTATCATAAAACTGATCATATATTTGACTCCAGGACATTAATGATCTATAACAACACCAAGATGCATCGTGAATGAATTCAATTCCTTCTTCTGCAGGATATTTAAAATCTTTAGGATTAATTCTTTTAATAACTGGTTCACCATTTCTAATTCCTACATAGTACTCTTCAAGCCCTGCAACAAGTGCATCTTTAAAGCCTTTCATAAATTCATGGGAAATGTTTTCTTTCTTAAGTAAAAATAATAGACTTTGATATGCTGTTGTTTCTGCTGCATCTTTATAATCCTTTGTTAAATACTTTTGTATTTGCTCTGGTGTTTGAATTTCTCCAGTCTGTAATCCTTCTTGAAATCTAGCTTGATCCTCTGGGCTTAATTTAGCAAGCATAGCAGCTTGCATATAATTTAATAACATCTGTTTAGCTTTATCCTGAACTTCACTACTAGCAATATCACTAGTACGACACACTCTAAAGTTAAATGGACGTTTTGTTTCTTCACCTAATAGTAAGTCTACTTTTGGTCGTATAATATTATAATCCTGTGCCATTGCTGGAAAACCATCATCTTGATTGAAAGGATTTGTAACATACTTTAGATCTTTTTCATTATAAATGCTATTATATAAATCATAATAGCTTTGCATTTCTTCTTCATCAGGTATACTTTCAGATGAAGCTATGCCAGATATTCCAATAATATAATCCACGCAGTCTTTTCGCCATTCTTCGGTTTTTTTACTGAGTGGTAGTCTTTGGATAGGAAATGAGTTGACTGTTCTTTCCATATTAATTAGTAAACATAAATGTGGTTGTGTTATTATTTAAAGGTATGAATGTAAATGAATCATCTGTATTTTTAAACAACGGTTTATCAAACAATCTCATTTTCTTTTCAACATCCTCTTTCTTTTTTACTTGTATATTGTACAATTGCTCTCTATAGACCATTACCTGCATAAATGCCATAACCCTATCAAAGTTTCCTTTATCATTATATTGAATAAGTTCTTCGAGGAATGGTTCAGACAATACAGTATTTAAACCTAATTGTTTTTGATCCCTAAGTTCTTCTAGCCATTCTTTAATCTTACCTTCTCCCCAAAGTTTGATTTCTCTATTCATATGACATCCTTTTCGTCTATTTACTGTAGAATTATTGACAATGTCTTTAATAATGTCTGGTTGATCAGCAAGTAAATGACTACAATGTTTATTATTGAAGTAAGTAAATAAACCAGTATTTTGGTTTTCTACCATTGCTTTTGCATTATAGTAAATAAGCAACTTACGAACATTTTCATAAAACTCTTCAGCAGTTTTTGGTCTACCTGTGTACTCTGCTACAATGATATCTGAGTATGATTCAAAATCTTGAAAACGTTTATATATAAAACAAGAACCTAATGAATTAGTACCTGATTGATCATGATCATATGGGTCAATACCAGCTATGTACAAACCAAATGGTGCATCTTTAACTGGATGCTCCCATATAACTATTTTACCAGTAGGATCAGAATTCTTTGGTAATGGAAATTCGGTTATATCTCCTGTTTTCTGTACATTCCAAATTATCTCTCCATTAACCAGAGTAAGTGTACCTACTTGTTTGTGATTCTGTAACTTGGTATTGGTTCTTATCCTTGCTAATTGTTTTTGTAATTCTTTTTTTGGGAATATATTACCAGATAATTCAGTAAATGCTTCTGCTGGGGATTCAGAGTGTTCTGCTACATATCTATCTATTTGTTGAGAACTAGTAGCTTCTTTTAATTCTTCTTCACGTAGATTTAAAATAAACTGTCTTGCTTTGTCATGAAGAGTATTACCATCCTCATCCATATACAATCGTTTACCAGTCTCATCACGTATATCCAAATTAGTATGTTGAGGTATAAAGAATCCACATTCCTTACTCTGGATACCATCATCCCATATATTTTCAAAACCTATGCAATTGTACGATTTAGGGTTATAAAATGCTTCACGTAATGTCATTACTGCAGGACCTTCGTCACCACCAGTACCGAACATAATCATGAGACCAAAAGCAACGCCATCTTGTTCTACAGATGGTCTAGCAATTTGCCATGCAGCTTTAAGTTCTGGGAAAGTACCTGCCTCTTCCCAAAGTATTAACATACCTGCTTTACCACGTACAGCATCTGGGTTATCTTTCAATGATACACCTATTATCTCTGATTTGTAACCAACTTCAATTTTATTACCAAAGTTATCAGTTACAATCATAGAAGCTCTACGACGCATGCTAGTGTTTACAGCTTGTCGTTTTTTACCCCATGCAGTGTTTTCATCTATAAAGTCCATGTAATCCCAAGCCTTAGTAAGAATACCATCATCTGTAAGATATTGTTTGTTTGATGCGTATACATAAGACTTAGAGCCAGGTATTAAAAAGAAATTACGGCAAAGCATAGAACCGCCTTTATACGAGTAACCTTTACGTCTAGCTTTTGCTACACATAAGTGTTTACCTTGATCTTGTGCAATTTCAATAGCTTGAAAATAGTAATAGTCATAATCATAAAAATCAGGAAATGCTAACTCTCTAACTTTTATTAGCTCTTCTTGACCTTGTTTATTCTTTTTATTTTTGTATACAATTCTTTGAATTGGACAGTAGTTCAAATAAAAATAGTTATACCCAGTGATGTAATCTCCATCATCTGCAGTATAACCATTGATGCATCTATCCATTTCTGTTTCCCAAAAATTGAAATACTCTGATGTACCTTTAGGGTAATTACAATAAGAGCCCGACTCTATATAAGCAAGAGCCGAGCGTCTAAATTTATCACTATTTTTGATTCTCTTTGTGAAATCAATCATAAATTACTTTCTTCGTTTAAACAGGTTCTTAATTTTCTGCCATAAACTAGTTTTAGTAGTTTGATTATTTTCTGGTTTTTCATCGATATGTGATATAGCATAAGCAGCAGCTTCAGCTAAATCTCTTTCTTGCTCTGCTTTCATATTGTTATATACTTCAGTAAAATCAAAAATAATCATTGTTGGTTTAGTATTCTTTTTACTAGTTTTAGTCTTAGCCATAATTGCAATTTCTTTAAGCCCTTAACGGGCAGGTTTTTATAATGTCTTTTATTGTGTCGTATTTTCTACAACTTCTTTTTTACCAATTCAAATGGGTTCATTTCTCCACCGCCTCTAACTTTGCTATTCTTAATCTCTTCTGCTCTTACTTGAGATTTAAGTTTCACAATTGATTCTATTACTCCAGCCATATTCTTAGCACCATCTGTAAGCTTTTTAATAGAATCTAAATCCATTTCGTCATCTTTAGATAAGTGATAGTATTTAGCAGCACCTTCAAGTTTTAATAGTAATCCATCTAACATATACTCAAGTAAGGAGTATGTTCTACTTTTCCAACTATCTTCTGCTTGTATTACTATTTCTGGTAATTCATAGTTTTCATTTCCAAATAGTTCTTTCTTTAATGTAGGTTCTATTAGATCTCTCTCCATAGTTTCTACATAAGGAGAATCGTATTTGTTTTTAAGTACTATGTACCATAAATATTTTGTTGCTAAATCTTTATCTTTGAATGAATCCCAAAGTTTTTTGAATGGTGGGATGGCCAACATATCTGGATGTATGACCACTTGTCCACCAACTATATCTGCTAAATTCATTCTTAGGCTTCCTTAACACAAGCTTCGCAACAATCGCAACTGTTCATGTTACGATTTTTATCGTATTCTTCATTCAATTTATAATTATTATAAAAATCTTCATTTCTTATAATAACAAAATCTCTAACTTTTCTTCTATCTTCAACTGGTACTTCTTTTTCTCTATAACCAGCATAGAGAACCAAGATTACATCACCAGCTTTTACATCATATTCTTTTTCATTAGCTACAAAGGTACCATCTTCCTCAATTACCCAAGCCCAATCAATATTTAAGTATTGATTACTAATAGTATCAAAATTCTTAATATCGTTATCCTTCATTTTTAACAATGAGCCGCCACCTATATAAATATACGTATTCATATTAATCTAAATTTATTTTAATGTATCTGTTTTTATAATGTCTATTCAATGCATCTACTGCTTCTTGTTTAGTATAAAATGCATTAACATACTCTGGATTTTTACTGTACTGATTGATTATCTCCTTCAGTTGCTCCGCTTTCTCGTCCCTGTTCTGCATTCTCATTTTTTTCCTTATTATCAGTTGAACCGAATCCACCACCACGATCTTCGCCTGCCAATTCCTCTACAATTACAGGCTCCATCTTTGGATAAGGCATTACTACTAACTGAGCAATCTTTTCACCTGGTTGATAGATTGTAGGAAGAGCATCTGTAGTAATCTTGAATTTAACAAGAATCTCACCTTTATAACCCTTTATTAAGGTGTTGTTATATTATAAGGCTCTTTATCCTTATATTTCTACAGTTTCAATTTGTTATATCTGTAGTTCGGACTATATCATCACCGCTAAGCGGGCAGGGCACTCGTGTCAGCATTACTGTCCTCAGTAAGGACTCGGCTATTAGTCTCTGAACCTTCAAGAATGTTACCATTCAAGCTTGGCTGCTGATTGACCTCTTCAGGCTTTTCCAGCAATTCACCCCGTTTTAAGACTGCAGTTAATTTACCAGTTTTAGGATCTCTAATTTGAATACCTTCTAACATATGAATTGTTTTATGTTCTGATCTAGTTACTGGCATTAAATTTTCTATTCTATTATCATTGTGATCGCCGTTTATGTGATGCACATTGATTTTTCTTTTTAAATAGTACTTTCCATCAATAATTTCAAAGTATTTATTATTAAATAAATAATAATATTCTTCTATGATCAATCTGTGTTTGAGAACTCTATTGTTTCTATCCTTATTTGGATGTTCTGGACAATAAACTTTTATATCAACTAATTTATGATTGTTCCTCGTTAATTCTTTTCCTTTAAAAGAAGCGTTTAAGTCCCCTTTTAATCCAAATTGGTGATTACCTTTTCCTAGATACAAAGTTTCTTTAAGTTTATTTGTACATTTTGTACTACAAAGAGAATGTTTATTTTTGTTAATCCAAGACTGTTTTCTATGAAATTTCTTACCACATATTTCACATGTGCAATTTAGTTCTCCTTTTAAACTATCATGTTGACATTTGCTACTACAATACTTAGCTGTATTTGTTCTAGAAGGTTTTACTTTGAACGTTTTACCACAAATTTTACAAATTAATTCCATTTTATAAATTCTTTTTGTAGAAAACGTAAGAAAATACTATGGGTTCTATTGATATGTATTAAAATACAATCAAAATTTTACAGTCTATAACACCTACTGCATTACACATTGACATAGATCTCTGAGAAATAGACGATCTCATAAAGATCAAACCCACATGACCTTCAGGAATCTCTACTGACAAACCTGTATGATATACTAATACTAACTTACCACTCTTATCAAATTCCTGAGTAAAGGAAATTGCTGTTAAATCTAAACCAGCATCATTAGGGTTAGCATAACTAGGTAATACTGCGTCTTCTTGTAATTTCTTAAATTTTAATTCCATATTATTTTCTTACTATATTGTGTCCTAATATTATTTCTGTTGCTTGTGCTGCTAAATTTGCAGCATAATCTTCAAGGAATTGACTACGATTTGTGTCTTGTAAGATCTGCCTCAGATACAGTAGTATCACTTGTTGATTCAGTAGTATCTTGTCCAGTTTTTCTTCTGTGTTCATTCCTTTTTTGAATTCTTGCATTCCTAGTACCATAATTAGCATTGTATTTAGCAGTACACCATTCTAGATTCAATAATTTGTTATTAGTTTTATCTTCATCTATATGGTTTACCTGTTCTCCAATACATTCTGAAAATGTTGATAATACTAATCTATGTACTTTTACTTTGTAATTCCTTTTATTCTTTTGTAATGATACAGTTAGATATCCGTTGTGATCTAGCCGTTGAACTAGAATTTTTCCAATCGTTTTATGTAGACGTCCGTTAGAATGTTCTATTATTCTATCTTTTGATCGTACTTTACCAAAATTAGATACTTCATAATCTGGAAAATTGTATGCGGTTCTCCATATTTCTACGGTCATATCCTTCATAGAGTGCTTAGAAAGATATAGAAGAGCAATGCTATTCCAACATACTTGCGCAAGATGGTGGCAACCTGTTTCTGGATCTATTTCATTTCCTTTTTCGAATTCCCACAGATGACGCAACAAAGCCGCTTTGTATCTTTGATAACCGTTCTCTAAATTCTGCCATGTATTTTCTCCATACTTCTTAGCTCCTTCTGTATATACTCTGGCAATATCTTCGAGACAATCAAGAGGCATTAATTCCCATCTTGTTTTGTCATCTTTCTTGTCATTCTTTTTTCCTTCCTTTTGCATTCTATAAAATCTTCAAGTTGTTCCACACACCAAGTAACTAAATAAGCATATTGTTCATTTCCTTCATTATATCCTTCTGCATTCATTGATAAATAATCATATACAGCATCTGCATAATGGATTGATTCATGAGCTAAAGTAGAACAATGGAAATCATCTAGTACTATTAATATACCAACAGCTCTAGAATATTTCTCTCTGACCAAGAACGTAGCTCCCATTACACTACTTAGTTTGGGACGATCTCTTTCTGGTTCATCATTTCTAAGTTCTTTGGTAGTAAGAAAGAAATCAAAAAAATCACAAGCATCTTCCCAATCATCCAGAGTAGTAACATAAAGATTTACAGGATATAGATTTTGATATAAAAAGCTTTAGTTGTTTTGTTTTTCATTCTCTCTGGTTTTTTCATACTTTCTTTTTGGTTTGATTTTGAATAAATACCCAAACATTATTGTTTTAGTATCTTCATCATTTGAAATAACTCTATTTGCAAATTTAAACGGGTGATTACAAATTACTTCTACTACTTGATGTGGAATATTATATTTATTTGCTAATTGTATATAGATATTAGAAGTTTTTTCCTTTTGAATCATATACTATTCTATAGTATTTATTTTTAAGCAAACCATCGATTGTAAATGATTCTACGTCTATTGTAGAAGGTCTAATTATATTTATCACACTAAACACATCCTTTGTGTCGTTGTTCATCATAACGTGTTCTACTACTTCTAACTTAAGAGCTTTTTCTTCCTTTTTACTATATGGTTTGATAGGTTCTAAAATTATATATCTATCTTTTTCTTTTACTTTGATGTTCGTGGTTTCTACAAACATAGAAGAATTTCCAAAGTAAAGAGTATACTTATTAAATGGTAATTCTTTTCTCATTAATTTATTCCACCAACATTTTAGTAAACCATATTTCTTATAGATAAGAATGGAACCTGTTTTTATATCTAAACATTTCATTTTATTCTCAGTATTATCGTTAGTTGCAAACGATCTCCAATAACAACTGGTATCAGAGCCTTATTTACGCTAAGTTCGTCTTCAGCAGGTCCAGCTATTAAAATACCCTTCTCTTTGAAAGACTTAATGTATCTACTTAGGTTATCCTTAGTAATACCTAAATTCTCAATGATATATTTTCTATTATATCTGTTTGCTACATTCTTATTTGTATTAGGTTCCTTAACGTATTCCATATCCATTTTAATAAGTGTAGCCATTAATTCAAGTTCCCTATCAGTTAACCTAAGTATTCCATTAAGCGCTTGTAAAAACTCTGGTATCAATTCTTCATTTGATACGGTTTTTACTAGTTTATTCATTTATGATTGCCTCGAGTTTATTTAACAATTTCATCATATTGAAATATACAGTATCATGCTCTACTTTCACACAAGTTTGAATTTTACCTTCCTGATACTTTTTCTCAATATTGTTCTTACGTTGATTGTAAGTATTCTTCAATTGAGCAATAATAGTACGAATCTGTCTGATTTTCTTCTCATCATTAGATTCAACAGTAACATTTTCAATTGGCTCAACTAAACCACTTTTAGCATATTCCTCAATCATATCACATGATACAGCTACGTTTACTTGGGAATAATAATTTTGTGAGTCAGAAGATTTCTCATCAGAGAACGTATACATATCATTATCCAAAGTAAGGATATCACCTGATTTTAATACACCAAAAGGTTTAATAACTTTATATTCTGTAATCATAATTATTTAATGATATTTATTATTTGTTTCATTTTATCTTCTCCAATTTTTCTTGAAGAAATCGTAGTTTCTATACCTAATCCTGAACAAGGATCTTTCCAAGCTTTACATACTTTGCAGTATTCTTTGCTTTTCCGTTTAGCATCAAATGGGCATTTTTCCCTGACTGTTGTAATAGTAACTCGGTAATCTGACATAGTATTTATTTTTTAATAGTTCCAAGTGCTAATTTAATCCACTTGTTTACGTCAAAATCAGGATCTTTTTCAGATATGATTCTGCAATTGTTTGAAGAATCACATACTTCGTATTGTTTGGGTTGGGTTACTAAACCCATGAGACTAATTGCTTCATTCTTAGATAATGTTAATTCTGTAGCATTTTTCATAGAAGGATTATTAACGTCTTCTGGAACAAATACCTTAACTGTACCATCATCTTGTATTTGAATGAACTTTGAGTACTCACCCAACATATTATTTATCATTTCTTTAATCATACCCACATAACGCAAATATTCAAAAAAAGTTGCATATTTTATACAATAAAAAAGGGGTTAACTTTATGCTAACCCCTAGTACATCCAACTACAACCACGATTAATTAAGACTACGCTTAGTCTTTAAAATATTTTTCTCCTTTAACAAAGGCTACTACATTATAAGGATTTATTAATTGACTATCTTTGAACAAATCAAAATCAATTGATGCTTTCCTAGGATATGCTACCACATCACCTACTTCAGGATGATTGTTTTCATCTTGCCATTGATACCCAGATGGCAGACGTAATACAATACCTTTTCTGAACGTAGTTAATACCTTTTCTTTAACTGTTTCGGTATCATTGATATCATAACCATTTTCGTCCTTTTTACCAGTCTCTACTGGCTTAATAATTTCTTTCTCTACGTATTCATCCTCTAAGGGTTTAACTATCATATCCTTAGTAGGAATATACACTAAACCGTCTATAACGGTTTTTAATATGTCCTGTTGATTTTCCATACTGGCTAAACGTACTTAATTAATTTTTGTTCTATTACTCTGAAATTTTTCTTAGAATATGACCACCAGCACTACAACAAATACCTTGTGCAACATTGTTTAGACATCCACTAAAGTTTTCAAATTGTCTAAAATAACACCCTCTGCATCCATCATATGCTCTGATTATTTTAAAATCGTCACCATTTATGTTAACAACTCCTTGTCTAATCATTTCTAAGTATTTTGGTTCATTCATCATGATATAGTTTGATAATATATATTATATACTGCAGTTATCTAGAGTAAGAGTAATGGTTTATATTACTACTAATTGCATTTTAAACTACTATTATATCCTACTCTGGATGTAGGAACGTATTACAATCTAATTTTGTTCCAATATTAGTAAAATAAAAATAATTTTAACATTATTTATGATTATTTAACATATCTACGAGAGTTTCGTAGTTAATCCATTAACTTGTTGCCTTAATTCATTTACAAATCTAGTAGCTCCTTTAGGTCCTGTATACCCTAAACCTGGTATTTTATACACGTGATCACCAATACTATGTATACCATACACATTATTATCCTTACTTAGGATAGTTTCTACCTCTTTAACTGTTAATTCTTTTAACATAATTTAACTATTTTTAACTTATTTTATACCCTAGTAATGTTAATAATTCATAAAATTTGTTAATATCCCTAAAGTAAAGTGAATATGAAATCATCATATGAGCCATACCTTCCTCCATAGGATTCATTAACCTAAGATCTGATACTTTCAAAGCTTTAGTACCATCAGCGCAATCCCATTCACTTACTCTAGCTCTTAATAGCTCAAAATCACTAAACTCGTAGTAAAGCTGGTTATCTCTGATTTCAAATCCTTTATCTTTTAATTCTTGTTCAAATATCATAATATATAAAATAAAAAGGGGTACCGAAATACCCCTTAATTTAACGTCTATTTTCCATAGTCATTTTTTGTTCTGTAGTACGTTTCATGATGATTTCTTCAATCCAAGCTAATGCAGCATCGAATCCTGCACAAAATGCAGCTTTAGATACTAAATTAGACTCTTCACACCAATCTTCATACTCTCTAAACATTTCTGTTTCTTTGAGTCTATCATCTTCGATTAACTCATATAGGTATTTCCTAAACATAATAATTGATTTTAATGATTAAACTTATTGATTAAGTTATATTAACCTAATTCCTTATTTTCAGTGTGGTGTATACCACAATACAGTAACGTGGGTACTAAGGTAATGTTGTAAAAAATTTTATAAAAAATTTTTGATATCGTGCAATCGAGAGTGAGGACCAGTACAATATCAAGTCCCCTCTCCTAACAAGTAGGGGAAATCCCCCGTCAAAGAGTTAATGTGTCAATAGAACCTTATGGTGTATAGGTTAACCGTAAAATGCTATGGATTTGTCTATCAAGGATAAAGACGTAAAGAACTACGAACTTACGAAAGTAGAGGTAAAGACCTCTAAAGACGGCAAAGCACGCTATGCAGTGTGCGAGTTCAGACAATCAGGTCTAAGAAAGGTGCTGCAAGAGCAAACTAGACCTGTTGTGATGCAGTTAATGGCTGCATATGGTAGTACTAAGGAACATGAAGATGAGTACTTCAAGGCAATAGAGGAAACTATTGGTGAAGTTTTTCCCATCTGTCGTGTTGAAGTAGCAGGATTTCCTGACTTTGTTCGTAAGGACAATGACGGTAAAATCATCACTGAGACTAAGGAAAGAGACGGTAAGCAAGTAAAAGTAGCTTCCATCTATAACTCTGTCTTCATCTATACACTGTGTACTGACGAAGGTGAATGTATCAAGTCTGATGCAAGTCTCATCAAGCGTGGTGAGAACTTGTTCACCAACTCCAAACGTATTATTACTATGGAGGACTACAAGATACAGAAAGAGAAGGCTAAGGCAGCTAAAGAAGCAGCTAAGGCAGCTGAGGAGAAGAAGCCTAATCCATTGTTAGAGGCTGAGGAAATAGACGACGATGAGTTGTAATGAGTAAGTGGGAGGGAATGGTGAAGACTGTTCTCCCTCCCCTCATTTTCACTCTTTTTCACATCAAGCCCATTAGTAATTTATATAATATATAGCGAAATTCAAAAAACTCAACAACTTTCCAAGACGTTGAAGACACCAGTTTCTTATTCGCAGAGTTAGGACGATAAACCAGTGGCGTGCTAAAGGTATTCGTCAGGCACTGAAATTACCCGCCAAGTAATAATAAGTTTTAGGGAGTAAACTGTCTTAACAAGGCTATAAAATAGCCTACCTTGCCATGTAGTAATACTGTATTATCTAAGTATAGTACAGAACTACATGGTTTAATATGATCATTAATCAATAAACTTATATATTATGATAGCAGTAGTAAAATGTTATAAGCACAACGTAAAACCATTAGTAATAGAAGTATTTGAAGGTCATGATGAACAAACACAAAAAGATGCTTTTGAATTAGCAGCTATCCTAAGTAGGAAGAATAAATGTGAGTATAAAGTACTTATTGACCTTTCTTGTGTTGCAGTTATAAATAATTCAAAAATCGAAACAAATGAGTAACGGAACAAAAGCAACAATAGGATTTTACATAATGTCATGTTTATACCTATTATCAATAGGATTAGATCCAAAAGCGAAATTCTCAGCAATATTAGATATGATATTCGAATGGTCATTAGCTTATTGGATATTTATTGGAATATGTTACTTAATAATAAACTCATTTAATAAATAATATCATGAGCAAAAGAAAATATCACAAATCAAATTGTGATGCCACAGTTAGAGCAATAGTAGAAGATGCACTAGGACGTAAAGTTATCCTAGTTGGAAAGCACGCTTTCGAGTGGTCTATTATTCTCGAAAAAGAAGGAAAATTAGTAATAACTACCTTTCCTAATAGAGAAAAAGCAGTAGATACATTTAACAATAAATATAAAAGAAAATGAAAGTATTCAATTACATTCTATTTGGTATACTATTGTTAGTATTATTATTTTATGTAGTAATAACAATAAGTCAGCCACGTTACGCAGTAACTAACATATTACTGTACATAATACCAACTCTAATTGGTATCTATTTTGGTGTTAAAGTTATTAAACATGAATAACAAACCACCCAGTGTATGAAGTGATACACAACTCTCTTTTTAATTTAATATAATGCAGCCAAAGTTAGTGACAAGCCTAATTAAAAAATGCAGAGTCTATTAAATTATTTAATATATGAAAAAGGTAATATCATTCATTTGGTTAGTATTAAGAATACTTATCTATATGATAATATTATTAATACTGTTGGACGATCCCATCCTATATCCAATATGTGTGATATTATTTACATATATTGAATTTAAGGATAAAGTAAATGTTAGTGTTTTTCATGGTATTATAGATGAAGTTAGAAAAGAATTAAAGCAGTAACATTCTTTTGGTTAAAATGTAAGACACACATCTGTTGTGAAACACGTGTGTGTCATTTAAAAGATTTTTACAAACATTGATTATAGCCTTCTAAAAACAACGAAGTCACGACAGAACTGTTGTATGCCTATTGTGAAATACGCATACAATTCCCTAGAGTAAAGACAACCTCATCGAGACTAACTACACTACTTCATACGCATTCTGATTAATACACAAGTTAGCGGTTCTAGGGTCTAGTAGGTTTAAATTGCCGGGCTGAACGAATGCCAACGGCTACCGAAGCTAATGTCTTTAAATCTGAATCATTAATACTTAATAATATGATAAGAATAATAATTCAGAAAAAAAAGAGTCGTAATATATCTCTATATAAGAGAATTGTGACTCTTAAAAAAGAGCTTAATTTAAGTTGGCTTGATGCAATTAAGTTAGCTTATAAATTAAGTAAAGGATACGGTATAGTAATCAATACTGCTATCGCATCCAAGCAACAGTGCATGTATTCATACATGGACAATCTTCATAATCAATTATATCGATTATTCGATACTAATTGGAAACAAGATGTAGAAACTGTTGCTATGCAAATACCCAAAAAAGACTTTGACCTATTTAAATTAGGTGGAGGATATAGGGTATATATTGCAACAAAACCCGGTTATATAGATCACTTCTTACAGATCTATCCATAATCAGGTAAGGGAGATTTATTTCTCCCTTTTAAAAATGACAAACTTGTTGAATTATAGAACTCTATTCATGTATCTGTTGTGAAACACATACTGATTAAATTGAAATCCTAAGTAGATACATGTAACAGCTTGGCGGCGCTAGTGGCTTATGGTCTACTTAGGATTATTTATGAAAACTATTAACATTAAATATAATCAATATGGCAACAAAAATTAAATTCAATTTTAAAAAAGCGAAATTTAAAATAGCTTGGTTGAAAGCATTAAAGGTAATTTTTGGTCTTGAATTACAAACAGCTAAAATTGCTGTAGATTCTGGAGAATTTTACTACACACTCAAAGATAATGAAACTTATGAAGCTATTTGTATTAAAGTAGCAGAAGTATGTGGAACTATAGGTGAATCCTTTTTCTCAGAAGAAGAAATCAAAAATGTGATGTCTATTGTAGAACCACAAATAGAATCACAAAGTACAAAAAATATAAATACTACAAATAATTCTCGTAATATACAAGAAATTACTCCAAATGTAGTAAAAGTGGGTTCAGTATATATTCTTACTGAAGAAGAATACAACCATCTTTGTAAATGTCGTGGTTTATTAATGGATATGTTAGGTACATATAAACAATTTCTACAAGCTTATGAATCCTTTAAATAAATCTTCATTAAAATGTCTTTTATATGCGTTACTACTATTGGTAGTAGTAGCTGGGGGTATCTACACCATAGCTATTACAGGAGAGTTAATAATAACCTCATTAGGTATGGGTGTTATACTAGGTTTGTTCTTTATTTTAATTAATAAAGAATCTCAAAGAATAGAAAAATATTTATACGAAGAAGAACAAAAACAACAAGATTTATGAAAGTAGAAGTTTGGTACGCAGTAGATGAAGAAGATAGAATACAATTAAATATTCCTATGATATCTTGGAAGAATGAACCAATTAAAATTGAATTAGATATTCAAGCAATGGTCATCAATCAATAAGGCAATATTGCACAGTTTTATTAATAAATCAATTATTTCTATGAACAAGTTTCGAGACGTAGCGATTGGGCTACTTTGCATCGTACTATTGGGAGGAATCCTATGGTATGGGTACGATAAGTACCATGGTACAGAAGCTAAAGAAGCTTCAGAATCAACTAAAACTGAGGTCATTATTCCTACTTTGGAAGAAAGACTTAACGACTGGAATGTTGAAAAGCATGACATGGAATTATACGATTTGTGTATGGAACTTCCAGAACAAATCGTACGTACTATTCTTAATAGAATAGGTACGACTGCAACGTATGAAGAGATTGCTGAAGAGTATCTCCGTAATACAAACTATTATATTAGTATGCAGTTAAAAGAAGTTATGCCGGGAATAACAGGTCCAGATGCTAAGAATGCTAAAGTGGAAATAAAGACTGAAGTAAATAGGCCGGAAAAAGAAAGTGAGAAAGCTGTCAAAGTACCAATTACGGTAATAGATAGTATTAAATGATCATGATTGCAATAACTTTTTTGAATTTCTGACTTATAATTCATTTATATGCATTGCCTGTGAAGGTAGTGCATATTTTTATTATTAGATCATCAGAAGATGACAAGCATGTGGGGCGTAAGTAATTATATAGACATTTATATTTATTAAATACGACATATAAATATATTTGGACACTCGTATTTATATAATTATGATCGTGCGGACGTTAAAATCATGCCGTTAATAAGAATTGTACTGGCAATACAATTCTGCTACAACGTAAAATATGTTAGATAGCCGATTTTAAGAAGTTTTACGTAAGAGTTTTTTAATATTTATTTTGCAGACGTGAAACTTCACGATGACACTTGTTATTAGTTGCTCATAGTACAATATGAGTTGTTGTTAATCAACAATCGTTCAATCAAAACTATCTCTGTAGTTGTACATACAGAGACGTCATCAAAAGTTATAACTTAAATTTATCAAAAATGAAACAGTTACATCTTATTGGAACTACAGGAAATAATTTATGTCTTGTACAGATTCCAACTTCTTGGTCCCAACAAGAAGCAAAAGAAATGCTTGAAAGAGCACTTCTTGTTTTCATGCAGGAAAAAGATAATCCAGAATTTCTTTCTTCATTAAACGAAGAAGAACTGAAACATCAATTTCCTAAATTCGATTCTAAGTTAATCGAGCAAGTTTCTGTTTTACTTCACGATGTAGGTACACCAATATCTACAGGAGGAGGTCTTACATGGCAAGTAGAAGTACAGAATTACTTATTACGTAATCCTGCTTTTACTAAAAACTTAGTTCTCTTATTTAACATTCCTCTTAAAAAAGAGGAGAAAGAGTATCTTTGTAATCACTACATTGAAGCACTACCTGAAATTGTTAAAGTTTTTAAGAGCTATGTCTAAAACGTGGAAAGAAAGTAAAGCAGTAAAACAAGGACGTTCTGAAAAAGGACGTCCTAAGCCTAAAATGGAACCCTATAAAAAGGGTACTAAGAATAAAAAAGAAATTTATTGATTACTCGCCAGTTATCACATAATTTAATTTTTTATTAATATGGTGGTTATCCCCGAATCGTGAATAAGCCCAGAGTCCTACAGCAAATCAAAGCTATGTGAAGATGCATAGTACGCTAATAAAGTAAAGGGGGCAGCATATGATAAGAAAACAAAGACTATGCCACGATTCATTATTTAAAAGTATGGAAACAAAAAATGTTATAGAACTTTCTGCATTTAGTAAATCTTTATCAAAGAAAATTACGTACTTAAACCATGAAGAACGTATACTAATTGATATAGAACAAATTGCTGCAATAACTCCATCTTCAGAAAGAGAGGATTTACCCAAGAAAATAGGTTTATCTTCTTGTAATAATAATGAAGTAAAGGAAGAATTGTATACTTGTGTATTACTTAAATGCGGTTTTAGTATAAGAGTAATTGAATCAGTAGGAGAAGTATATAGTAAAATAATACAAAGAACGTATAATTCTACTATCTAGTAATAAAAATTAATAACTAAAAAGTAAAAAGTAATGACACTTGAAGGACTTATTTATCAAAGTAATACCGCTGGTATTAGTAATATTTCTACTAGAGGACAACCTATTACCTCTACACTTTGTAAAAAAGATATAAAAGGATCAATAAAGAGCGCAATTAGTGAGAATCCTAGTTTTAAGCAATTTCTTGAAGAGAATAATGCTTATGGTAGATATGTAAAAAATGTCACCAATCAAATATTGCGAAGTAGAGATATCTCTGGTAAACTAATTAAATGTGTACATAGAATAGCTCATAGTAATTATAGTAATAAAGAGATTATTAACGGCACTATTAGCTGGAGTAGTACATCAGAAGGTAGCGATTATTGGTTTAGATTATATGTTAATACCAAAAAGTAAATAATAACAGTTTCAATTTAAAAATCAATTTTATTAACTTATCAAAATTTTAAAAATTATGGCAGATTTTAATTTAGATGCAAAAATGCAAGAGCAAGAGAACAATCAGGGTAAAGTGAACACTTCTGCAGTAGACAAAGCAAAAGAGAATATTGCTGCAAAGAAGTTAGAACAAGAGACCCGTGAAGTTGAACGTCGTTTATCAAACGCAGAGTCTACAGAAGATCGAGCATTAAAAGAGCTTCGTATGGCTCGTAAAAAAGAAGAAGCTCAAAAAGCATTTTTGACAGCTGTATCTGCAGCTAAAACAAAATTTGAGTCCGACGGAGATTATCGTGCATATGATAAAGCCGTTGAGGAAGCCGAAGAGAAGCGTGACAAAGCCGTCAGCGACGCTAAGCGTGCTATCTACGGTGAGGATTATTGGAGATATTAATCCAGTAATTTAACTCCGAAATCAGAGTTGGGAGTGTTCGAGAGGCCTCCCAATCTCTTTCCGTATATTTAGTTCTAGAAAGAGATTAATACCACGATTTAAATATTCGAATGAATAGTAGAATATGTTTACCTTGAAGTAACAAGGTACTCAAGAGCCTTGAGCCAGAGTGGAAAATTCTGAGCCACTGATCACGTGCCTGAGATCATTACTATCACTTGAAAAAGTACGAGCATGTACTGCTGAATCGCTAGAACCTTGAGTCAAGACCTAGTGATAGGCTTACGTAAGTAAGTTAAGTATAGTAATGATATCAAATCACACACAGAATTAGAGCTATATGCCGAAGTTGATGCTTACAATCTTTTGATGACAAGATAAACTTCAAATTCTGTAGATCTATCAAAGGCATTTTCTATAGTAGTAGAGAGCTACATGCCTAAGATCATTCTTTTTAAGAGATAAACATGTATTATAGGTAAGACATAAGTCGCATTGCGCACTCTTAGAGGAATACACTCGTATAAAAAAGAATTCTTACTATTACTATAGGTTTATAAGGTAAAGAGAGAGTGATCTCTCTTTATCTACTATCTTTCATAAAAATGTTTGTTTCAAAATTTATATCATAAGAACTGTGATATATCTTATTAGGTTTATTGGAAACTATTAGGACGAGGGTTCGATTAAGATGGTCGAGTTTAAATTGGGTGAATTCAGGGAACGCTAAACAAAAATGCTCAGAAATGACATTTTTGCATGCCAATCCTGAGCTAAGCATGTAGTACACTACATGAAAGTGCAGAGACTACTGGAGAACTAAAGTGTTCTTAATTACCAGCTAGAGCGCCCAACCCTTCATTAGAAGGTGAAGAGATAGTCCAAGATTCACGAAACTTTTTAAGTTTCTCCTCAGAAATGAGGTTCCTATGAACCATTCTGTGGCAATTAGGACATAAAGTTATTAAGTTTGTAATTTCATTTTTACCACCGTTAGATACAGGTATAATATGATGAACATCACAAGAAGCTTTATTCCAACCGCATATTGCACAAGGTTGTAATAATAGAAAATTGTAAAATGATCTAGTAATAGCATTATTAGATTTCATTCTTTTACGATAATCTTTTAATTTACAAGCATTCGTACAATACTTTGCTTTGGAAGATTGCGCTTCAAATTCCTGTTCACATACAATACATTTACATTTGTATTTCTTTCTATGTAAATTTCTGTATTTAGCAGCACATGAAAGTGAACAAAATTTTGCATTTCCTCTGTTTACCTCTCGTAAATCAGCTTGGAATTCATTATTACAACATAAACATTCTTTTTTCATACAACCATAACGCATATGGAGATAGAATGTTCTAATAACTTAAAAGAATCTGTCCCTCCAGCTCCACGAGTTTCTGTATATCTTTTCTCACTATACCATTGCGGTTTGAGTAAAAAAGATATACTTTAAGGGGCTGCTTGGATTTGACTAGTAGTGAAAGATAAAATAGGTTCAATTTAAAATTTAAATGGCAATACATTTGTCACTGATTACACTGCTCTAGGAGCAGCGTAAATCAACGTGCTAACTACGAAAGTGAGGGGGTCTAGTAGCTTAACTGGATAAAGCCCTGAATTTTATCAGGAGATTGTGGGTTCAAATCCCACCTAGATAACAATTTATTTAATTATTTTAAAAAGCTTATGGATGAGAAAATAGCTGAAAAAAGATTAGTATCATTTAATAAAGAATGTATACTAGCAGGACCACGACAAAGCGTCGTTAGTTTCCTTAAAATGTTAATGAACTTAGGAGCAGATGTAACAAAAGCAACATCTGCAAAGAGTTTGATAACTAGTAAATCGAACATTGTATTACTACTTAAGAATGAAGGAAAAAGTAAGAAATTTCCTCAAATCACTGTATTAAGTAGGTCTTGGTGGGATTATTACCACAATCCCAAAAAGCATAGAAGTTCTTATAAAACATACAATATTCCAAAACAATGGAATAAAGTATATAATGAGATACTAAAACTTGAAAACATTCCATTCTTAATTCCTGAGTAATATGAGGCTAACATTTTGGATATACTTTGATAATCCCGGTGAAAAGGAGAAATTAAAGAAGATAATGGATGAACCATGTGATGATTTCGAAAAGAATCGTCTAATCCAAGAAGAGTTTGGAGTTGATTTGCTTACAGCAAGTCGAGTTATTGACACATATTATAAATCAATTAAGAAATGAAAGCAGGAGTATATATTGTTAAAGATTTATTCAGTGAACAGAAATACATTTTGTCTTTAAATGGTAAGGAACCATTTATAAGAATCACAAATAGTATTTCACTAAGTTCATTTGCTAATGGTCTTATCGAAAGAGATCATAAAATAGTTGAACAGATTTTGGAAGATCCTACTAAATTTGAATTTACTCTTCTATCTAAAGAAATTGAATCAAGTAAAATAGAAGAAAGAAACACAGAATCTAGTAATATTCAATATACTGATGAACAATATGAAGAATTCGTAAGTATAAAGAATATTCAACCAGATGGGAATCTAAATGAAATAGCTGTTACTGCAGATATTCAAGGTAAATTACACGTTTCTTGGGAGGATGCTCAAAAGTTATTCAATAAAGTAAATATTCGGTATATAAACGAAGATAAATGGAAAAAAATAGAGATAAAATCTTCGATCAACGAGGCGAACTCTGTAATACAATAAAAGATCTTTTCAAAAATATTAATACACATGAAAAATTTTTACCAGTATTTAGAGAAGATGAAGGTTATTGTATGGATTGGGGAATAATTGGATCAGAATATGAAAAATATTTTGGTTGGATTAAAACTCCAGATGGAAAATTTTGTTCAGTATGTCCAGATAATATGGATTGGCGTACTTGGATTGAGATAAAAGCAAAAATTAAAGAATGGATTGCTTGGATATCTCAACGTCTTTTTCATCCTAATAAGATGATAGGGAGCAAACATACTACAGACTTAGTAAGACTAAGAATTGCTGTAGCAATGTTAGACAAAATAGAATTACCTAGAATATATTCTGATGAAATATTTGATAACTTAATTCAATGTTATTGGATACGTAAGTATGTATATGATACATATTATTATAGATATGTATTAGGTATTCCATTTTAGTTTAGAAATAAGGAAGTGTAATAAGATTTGCCTACTTTCAGACGAGATAGCTGTGTCGTCGCAGAGGGCGTTCTAAACAAAGGATTCTAGGGGTTCGACTCCCCTAGTTTCCACTAACTAATGCTTGTTATATGAAAGAAGAAGAAAAAATCTTAATTGAACAAGCAAAACACGGTGATGATAAGGCTTTTAATCAGTTATATGAACGGTATCATAGACTGATAAGATATATTATCTTTGATATAGTCAAAGATGATGAACTTACTCAAGATCTATTGAGTAACACATTTATAAAAGCCTTTAGTAAACTCAGTTCTTATGTAAACCCTATTAGCTTCGAAGCGTGGCTTAAGACAATAGCAGTTAATACTACTATTGATCATATAAGAGCCACAAAGGATTTATGTAAGAACTTCAGCATAGATAATGAGACAAATACTATTCAGTTAGAAGAAACAGCTCCAGATCCCGAGTCAGATATGATTAAAACGGAGAATATTAAACTTCTAAGAATAGCATTATCTCGCCTAAGATCTAAGTATCGAAATTTACTCGAGTTAAGATACTATCAAGGTCTTAGTTATGATCAACTGAGTGTTAAGCTTGGAATTCCTATCGGAACTGTAAAATCCGATTTGAATAAGGCAAAACGTAGGTTGAGAGAAATTTTTCATAAACTTTCAAAAAATTAACAGAACATGACAACAATGACTTTCATTTCTATGATTGTTGCTTTAATTCTAGTGATTGTAGCAATCGCTAGAGTACAAGGTAGCCCAAAGCTAGGTATCAATTTAATATTGACACTAGCATTTGCGATTGTTGTTGGATTTGGTATCCAAAGTAAGACTCGCAATATCGAGCCTAAAAAGGACCAAATAGAAAAGGTCTCTGTAGTAAACCACATGCCCATACAGGCTTTGCAAATCGTTGGAGTGACACCAATGATTACTGCAACAATTGAGTCTGTAAGTAAGGCTTATATGTGGTTTATTAGAGACCAAGGAGACCAACAACAAGGAGAAAATCTTCTAGTTCATACTAGAACTAGAGCGTCACCAGATCACGAGGATTCAAGTTAGCTTACTAACTATTTTCGGGATCATTACTATTTCTATCATTAGTTATTTTAATAATTTAAAACTGTAAAGGACAGTAAACAAATCAATTGAATCATGTCTAAGAAAAATAAAACAACTCAGCAAGCTCCTGTAAAGGATACTGAAGTAAAGGATAACAAGAGTGCAAAACAAACTCAAGTAAATAATCCACAAAAACCAAAGGAAGTAAAAAAGCCTGAGGTAGAAAAAGAGGAGAGAAAACAAACTCCACCACCTGTAGATCCTACAGTAGAAACAGTTGCAACCGAAGAGGTTAAGCCGGAGCCAAAGGAAGAGATTCCTTCAAAAATCGACTTAAACAACATTAAGTTACAACCACATCAGAGAATGTCTGGCGATGGTTATGCTCGACTATTAGAAGTAGCTCAGCGTCATATAGCCGGAATGAAATCTGGTGAACCAGCAACGATTAAGATGGAGCAAGCCTTCACATATAATCTTGCTTGGGGTATGACTAAGGCTTCTATTCAAGCTCGTGAAGAGAAACTTGAATTAGGTCTTGCAGTTCCAAATGATGATGTCATTGTTCAAGATGTTATTAATACATTTAATAATATTGGTGTTACAATGTTGCCGCATCATGTATCTGAGGATGGTAAACAAATGACCTTAGCATTTAAGGACATTACTCCAGAAACAGAGAAAGAAGCTAAAGAGGAAATTAAACAAGAGAAAAAAGCTCCTGTAGTTCCTGAGCTAGATGCTGCTAAGTGGAAGGATGAGAATGATGCAAAGAATGGATTATCCTATATCTTATCACAACAGAACTCCCCTTTTCCAAATCGTTTCAGCGAGGCATTGATGAAAGTACGATTATATCGACAGAATCAAGAACCAGACGAAGCAAAAAAGGAAACTTGGAACAAGATTGGATTAGGTGCATTATTCGAAGATGCTGTTACCCTGTTAGGTAATAAATCTACAGCATTAGTACGTGGTCTATGTCAGGGAACTGTTAGTTCTCTTATAGCAGATCATAATCCAATTTTCGCTCATTCAACTGTGAAATATAATCTTCCGGTTCTGAGTGAGGATGAAGTAGTTGATTTAATTAAAGCGTTTATTCGTGTTCGTAATGCGGACTCTAAACAGCCAATTGACGAAACTACAGCAGTTAAGAATGGAATTCTTGAGCCTACTCGAGATTTCTTCTTACAAGTACCGCAACTAAGTAAATTAGTTGTTAATACTGACGATCCTAAATCATATGAAGTAGGACTCGCCAAGAAGATCATGAACAAATTCTATGAAGCCTATAAGACCGAAGTTCCTATGGCAGATCCGAAGTTCATGCTCAATGCAACAAATAAAATGATCGAAATTCGTAACATGTACGTAGACAAGGATGCAGCCTTCGCTCTATATACAGAAAGCGAATATCCTAAGGAAACTCCGAAATCTGAGGAAACTGCAGATCCTAAGAAAGACGAGAAACCGGTGGAAGAGAAGAAGTAAATAACTATAAATCATTATCAAAATGAGTAGACATAGCAATTTACTTACATACGTGTCATTTGCTATTGTAGGTATATTATTATCCTATAATACGAACTTCTTTCAAGTAGAAGAGGTTCGGGCAGACCAAGTAAAACCACTTGACTTGCCCGCATTAAAGTTCGATCCTAAGGGCAATTTGTCCTTAGAGATTGATCTTAATAAAGGTGTTTCCAATGTAAAAAGCGATATGCCGATCGCTAACATTGATGTCACCATTAATCCCCCCACGAAAATCGTGGAAAAGGTAGTAAAGAAACCAGTTAAAGAAAGGAAAGAATATGAAATAAAAACTGAATATTTGGAGAAAGTAGTGATGTTTACTCTACCTACTCCTCGCTTTCACGTACCAGATGTTCAGATTCCTAAAAGCGTAGAGAGATGAAAGCAAATAATAATACATTAGATAAATTAGCATTTGTAGGCTTAATTATCTTCTTTATAATGTGTTTACTTTTTGCATGGTGTATAATATAACAGTTAAAGATAAAAGCTGTCGGGTCAAACGACTCCTTACCCGTAGTAAGAAGAAGGAGAGTGGTATTGTAGCTGTACACTTAAAAAGCAATAAGACAGCGTATATTATGTTTGGACAAGTCTGATCAACGAATCGCATAATATAGACAAGGAAAACAGGATATGAGAATATGATAGCGCTAACACGCAATTCAAAAGGTAATATGATAACTTATTAATGAGTATATCCTTTTACTCTAGAAAAGTTAATAAGAAAATGGAATAGTGTAGATATCAATCCATTCTATAGATATTGAGAACCGTCTGGCGAATATACTAAGAGAAGACACTTCGATACGCTTACCGATAAAGTAGGGAAACGTAGAAGATAAACGATATATGGAGTCTGCTTCAGCAGCTATTAATAATTATAGGTGACAATGTAATTATTAAGTCTTAGAGTAAAGACAATAGTAAACTTCATTAGAAGTCCGTGAAGGAAACCAATCCTGAAATCAAGAAGGGACTTTAAACAGCAACTGCAACTATCACAAAGGGTGATAGAATTACTCAACAAAGAACTGACTAAGTTCCGGGTAGTGTCCAAAGCTACCTTACTAAATCCACTTTAATTAATTTGGATAGGTTAAATAAATTTGCTATCTCAGTGTTCACTACATTAGTGCTGAAACACCTATATGAAAGAATATAGGGGAAGTGTAGTTATGAAGGAGATTAGATATTTAATAGAGGGTGCTATAAGGTGCTACGAATCCAAAGAAAGTAGAATCAATTACTACAACTTTTACTCTTAGAAGTAAAGGTCAACAGTTGGTGTTATTACTAAGGATTCATATGGCTGAGTGGCTATGATCCATACTAGGAAATAGAAATGAATTCGAGACTTATTTCTATAAATAGTATGACAGATTATCCGGATTAGGTGCCAAACCTATACTTTATAGAACTATTAGTATCAACGTGATTGTGTTTACTGCATGAGTTATATCACGATAATAAATGGAAACGCAGAGGTTTGGTGAAGCGTACCAAAACGTTAATCCAAGTTTTAGAACAATTCTTGGCAAGATTGTAATACAGTAACACTGTATGCATCTAAAACAGGTTTGACTTACCTAATATAAAGTTTTTGACGTCGGCTAACAGAGTCCGTCGGTTGATATCCGAGAAACCTGCAAAGTTTAGTATGCTTTCTTTAAAATATATAACGAAAGTAGGGCTTTTGTAAAGTCAATGGGCTAAGTTCAAGTCTATTAACATAGAGCTACTGAATCCAAAGATTCACCACTGGCCCGAGAGTCATATTTCCTCTTAAATAAAGAATATTAGAGAGTATTAACATGTTTAACACCGTAGGGGCCAAAATCCCGAGTTAAAATAAAATTTGAGGAAGTCCTCGCTAGGAAAAGCCTATCATTTGTAGGATAAGGTAAACCATTTTCTGACTGCGCCCTCAACAAGCCAACCGTTATTGCTTCGTGCATGAATACTAGAGTATGATGATAAATCATATGATCGGTATAAAGCGTTTCATTGAAACTTATAAATCTTTAAGAGTGACTAAAAATGAACTAATACTTATAGACCTATTTATAAGTAAGAGTAAATGGAAAGTAGGTGAAAGTCCTCAATATTCGAGCTTGTAAAACAGAAAAATCCTCGAAAAGGTCATATGGGCAGTATACTGCATATGAAAGAATAGAGTGGCAACCACTTTAGGGTGAAAAGACTAGAAGTGTTGGGTTTGGTAACGTTCCTAAAACGACCGTATATGTGGAATATTCGATAAAGTAATCCTATATGGTTTATTATATCTTATCAGTGTGTTTAAGCCAATTTAAGACACACATACTAATAATAGTATATTTGTATTGACAAAGATATAACGTTTGCTAGAGAAGCCTAGAAATGTAAAGAACTAGTAGCATGTGCATATCCCTATCAATATACAGCGGTAGAAGATAGTAAAAAACGTATTGATCTTGTGACTTATTAATTAATGTCGTAAGATCTCATTAGTCTGATGTTGGGCAAGCGTAAGGGACAGTTAGTCATGACACGAACCTTCATTAGTTAATATGAAAAGTATAATTGGATAATTCTAGAGTAAGACTAGTTCCATAATGCACTAGATGAAAAAGTGTCATTTAAGAAGAGGAAGTATCTATTTAAATGTGTCTCTATGGAGTGCTAGAGTAATAGCAATAGCAGAATTACAGAGTGAAATAGAATCCAATAAGCTTATCAAGTATAAAGAATAATTTCAAGGAGTAGTCATTGAATTGACGTAGGCGATAAGATAACAGGCACCTGGGCAACAACATCCCCTATTTAGGAAATACTCCAGTAAAGAAGTTCTTTTTATTTTATTTGAGTTTATTAATCTTTTAAAAACAATTTAAAATGTTTCGTTGGTGGAATCAACCACGAAATCAAGGAGGAAACAAATTATGGATTATATGCGTATTAATGCCGCACAATGTGGCGCAACTCTGGGTAAATATATTTTAGTAGTAGAACGGAACCCAGTAGATACAAATTATTCAGAAGATAAAAAGAATGGTGCATTGACTTTAAGTCGGCCCATTTATCTATACTCAATTCGACCGATAGAGGTAACTTCAGTCGAGTTAGTAGAATCAATGAGTAACGAACGTAAAGTTCAGTTCAATAAAGATCCGAAATTACGGCTCGATATCGCCAACATTGACGACATTACAAAAGTTATTCCGGTACCATCGGCTTCTACTGTTAAAGCAGCAATTGAGAAGTACGAACGGTCTAACAAAGAAGAAATTACTATCTTTGTGGACTATGTTAAATTAGTACCGGAAGTTATGGCCCTTAACCGGGATGAGAAGAACGTACTTCAGAGCTTCTTGAATGCTCAGATGAAGTTCTGTGGAACTTTAGCCGAGGCAAATGAGCTTGAGGCTACAGCTTGTCGGACTCGGATGAAAGAGTTAGGTATTGACGTTAATATCTAATTACTATGTCCGAGCAGGGATTTACTATAAGTCCGTGGGCGTTTAGAGATTTAACTTACATGTTTAGTGATCCTATTCTTGTAGATCAATTGCTACTTACAGATGAAAAGCAAGTAGCAAAATATAAGAAAGTCAATAAAGATGGATCGATAACACTTGGTAAAACGAGTATTTCATGGTTAAATCGCCTATTTGGTGGAGAATATGTACTTAATCCTGAGACAATTTGTCTTAGATTAATTAAGATAATAACCGGTATGGGTAGTGGTCGAAATGATGATGCATATAAAGATATGTGTGATCGTTTCTCAAATTATTATAAAGATGGAAATTATAGTTTGGCTATATCTGCAATTTTTGTTGCATATCGTTTTGTATTAGCTTCAGATATTAAAACAATGACTGAAGAGAACTCTACAGTTGAGAAAGGAGTTCCTAATCGAAAAAATGTTTTAATAAATGGAGTATTAGTAAAAGACAATTCTGGTCAAGCTGTTGTAGTGGATTTTTCAAATCCATCGCAAGTATTATTCCGTCGTCCATAAAATCGAAAATCATAAGTAATGGTAATTATATTCTGTGATGAATGATGAATAGATATTACACATTACTCAAGATATTTCCTGGTAGAGAAAGAGATGAGTTAATTTCTCTACCATAACATGGGCGTAATACGGTATGTATAATAACATGCTAAGTGGGTTGGCTAGCCTCGAGAATAAGAAGAGGATGTCATTATCGATGATGAATACGCCCTCACAGGTAGTTGATAATTCAAGTATATAAATAGATGTTTAACAATTTAAAATCAATTTGTATATGAAAATTAAATCAACAGAAATTAAGGCAAAGCTAGAGAAGTTAAATAAAGATATCACTAATAACTGGATGATCATTCGAACAGAGAACTTAGTTGAGAATGGGTTCAAACGTCATTATGATATGAAAGCATTATTAGATGATATTAATAAAAAAGCTATAGATCGTATTCAGACAAAGCTAGATCAGTTTTGTATCAATATCGGTTTTAAATCACGTAGCGATTTTCCGAAAGATAGTATTTATCCTATTATCTTTGAGTTATCAGAGAAAAATGAACAGTTTGTTCAATTAGGTATTATTATTGAGAAGTCAACGATTAATCCTACCCTAAAGATGAAGAAGGGTAAGAAGAATCTTAAGCAGAATGAGGAACTTACTCGTGATTATCTAAATAAACTTCGTAATAATCTTCAGTTGGAGATTAATGGCCTAAAAAAGAAACTTGCTGACTTTAATGATGCAGCTGAGTTAGATACTAGCGGAGCATACATGTATTTGGCAGCATAAAAAGGAAGATTTGTCGCTCCCTTTAAGTAGGAACAAGAGTTTGGCAAGTCGGGTTCGAATCCCGGACGAATCACAAGTCTCGAAAACTTATTTACTAACATTAAAATTATCAAAATTTATGAAAACTAAAGATATCAAATCTACAGAAAAGAAAATATCCTCTTTAGATAAAGTAAAAGCACTTAAAGAGAAAATTATTGCAAATGCAAATGCACTTGCTGATCGTATTCTTAGTAAAGCAATCGCTAAAGAAGAACAAGAGAAAGCTTGGGAGACTAGAAAAAAAGAACTTAAAGCAGAAGCTGCTAAAAAGCGTAAAGAGGCAGCTTTAAAGAAGCGAGAAGAGAAAGCAAAGAAACTTTCTCAGATTCATTCTAGTATTCCTACTAAGGATACCTCTAAGAAGCAGAAAGCTATCGATAAAGCAATCGAGGAAAAACACGATGAGAAAATGATTGCTAAGGAGATAAAATTCGAAGATTTCAATCCTAAGCGACAAAAGCTTACTAAAGAAGAGCGAATTGAGCGTAACAAAAAACGTGCAATTAAACTTATTCACCATAAAGAAATTAAGGATAAGACAAAGCATATAACTAAAGAAGAAAAAGAGAAAATTGCTGCAGAAGCTAGAAAAGCTGGTTATCTAGCTTACAAAGCAGAGATGCAAAAACAAGCTTCTGAAATAGCAGCAGATCCTAAAGCGTATCAAGTACGCCAGGAGAAAAGAAAGAAATCAGAACAAGAGCGTTTAAATATGCTTGCTGAGAAACGTAAAGCTCGTATGGATAAACTCCAACAAGTAGAACTTACTCAGAAACAAAAGACATTAAAAGATCTCGAGCATTTTAAACTGGCACAAGAACGTCGTAATGAAAAGAAACTTCAACGACGTCAAATGTACCTTTCTAAAGATGGTATACAATTACCTAAAGTAAAGAACAAAGTGGAAGTTCGACCTATTGTCGAACAACCAAAAAAACAAGATAGTAGTAAACATCGTTATATTGTGAGAACCCAGTATATCGATCAACCTTCTCTTACTGGAGATAGAGTTGGTGCTATTGTCTGTCTTCCGGATAAGTTGAAAGATATTGTAAAATATTCTTTTAACAAAATGATGGAAAAAGAATCTGATAAAGTAGTAGGATACTTTATTTATGATTCAGATAATCCTGAAGTATGTATTATGGAAATGGTTAACTCTAAATATCGAGAGATTGATGGAGTTACTATTACTCGTTTACAGAAACAGGATAAAACCGCAGCATAAGCTGATATTCGTCTATGAAACAGGGGTGCGTCTGTTCAACGCACAATTTGATACGCAAATAATCCGAAACTATAAGGGAAAAGTAGGTAGTCTATATAAGCGCTTATATAGGAACTTGGTTCGAATCCAAGGCGTATCACACAAATTATAGCTATGAAAATTAAAGACAAAACCTGTATAGTCTTTGATATTGAAGTTCTTAAGAACATATTTACTTGTACTTGTAAGAATACAGAAACAGGAGTAATTAAAGTATTTGAAATATCTTCTAGAAAAGTAGATATTCAAGATCTCCTCAATTACTTTACTCAGGATTGTTATTATGTTGGTTATAATAATCATCATTATGATAATCCAGTATTAAATTATATCTTTTCTTTATATAGAAAAAGATATTTTGAATTCTTTAGTACAAGAGAAATAACTGAATCTATATTCAGAATGAGTCAAATCGTAATTGATAAAAATTCTGATTTTGGATTATGGAAAGAGTATAAATATGCTAAGAATTTCTTATCAATTGATTTATTAACAATGCTATATTCTAAAGCACTACGAGTATCTTTAAAAGAGATGCAAGTAACTATGCAATATAAGAATGTAGAAGAATTTGTAGTCGATTGGAAACAAGATCTTCCAGAAAAAGACATGGATAAATTAATATTATATAATATTAATGATGTAGAATCTACTGAAGAATTATTACATAGATGTAAAAGTGATTTAGAACTAAGAGTTTCTATTGAACAAGAATATAAAATTAATTGTTTAAGTCTTGATGGAGTAAATACTGGTATGAAAATTCTTGAGCAAGAATATATTAGACATACTGGTATTACTAAGGATAAATTAGAACAACTAAGAAGTCCTTGTGATCAAATAGATTTAGAGAAAGTTATTTTTCCTTGGATAAAATTTAATAGCCCTATATTACAAAACGTATTAAAAGAGATGAAGCAATTACATAATGTTTCTCCAGGTAGAAAGGGTTATGAAAATACTTTCGTATTCGGTGACATGAAAATAACCGTAGGTGTTGGTGGTATTCACGGAGATTGCGGTATAGAAATAATTAAGCCTAAAGAAAATGAATTATTATTAGATTCTGATGTTAGTTCACTATACCCAAGTATGATTATCGAACACGATTTATATCCACCACATTTAGGTAAAGAATTTTTAGAAACATATTCTAATATTCGTACAAGAAGATTAATTGCTAAGAAGAATAAAATTAAAGTAATAGATAAAACACTTAAATTATCACTAAACGGTTTAAGTGGTAATTTACAAAATGAACATTCATGGTGTTATAGTCCATTTACTGTAATGCAAATTAGAATTAATGGACAATTACTACTTTTAATGCTTTCTGAAAGACTATTATCTTTAGGATGTAAGTTACATCAAATTAATACTGATGGTATCTTATATACATGTAAAAAGGATAAATACGAAGAACTACAAACAGTTTTAAGTGAATGGGAAAATCTTACTAAACTTACTCTAGAAACTGAAAAATTTACTTCATTTTATCAGTTAGCAATAAATGACTATTTTGGAGTAGATATAAATAACGATATTAAGAAAAAAGGATTTTTTCTTACTGACGTTACCTTAGGAAAGGGATTATCACCTAAGATAATACCTGAAGCAATTATTAACTATTTTGTTCATAATATTCCAGTAGAAGATACAATTAAATCATGTAGAGATATACGTAAATTCTTACAAGCTGAGAAAACTGGTAAACAGTGGACAGTTGAGTATAATGAACAAATTCAGCAGAGAACTAATCGATTTTACGTTAGTAATAGTGGATATTACTTATGGAAATGGAAATTAGATGAGACTGGAAAAAGATCATATCATAATATGCTAAAAGGTTATGGAGTAAAACTCCACAATCGATTCTATTCTGATGAAGATCTTCAATGGAAATATTCTCAAGGAGAAACATTCCAGAGTATATATGATGTTGATTATCAATATTATATAACACAATGCGTTAAAGTAATTGAACAATTAAAACCTAGACAACTAAGTTTGTTTGATTTTGACGAAAATTAGCAGAAAATAACAAATCTTTGACAAGCTTTTAAAATTTTTAAGAGCATGATCATTGAACTAGATACAAGTTTATTAGAAATAATAGACAATATATCAATTAATCAGTTAGTATTTTTAAGTCTTGTATTAGATAAGAATCAAAAATTCCATCAAGGTATCACACCACTTATTCGCCTGGTCAGTGATAGTGAAATACAAGACTTAATCGATAGAAATCTTATTCAGAAGAAAGATGATAGTAAAAAATTAGTGTATAAACCTACTAAGGAATTAGTAGATAAATTGACTCCTAAAGACGTACTTTTTGAGCAATTTTATACATTATATCCAATAATGGTTAATAGACCAGATGGAACTAAAGGCTTTCTTAGAAGTAATGTTAAGAAATGTAGAGAGTATTATAACAAATTGGTTAAAGGCAATCCCGATCTTCATAATAGGATCGTAACCGCTTTAAACTTTGAACTTTCCGATAAGGCAATGACCGGTAAGCTTGGTTATATGAAAACTATGTGGAAATGGCTTACTTCACATGAATGGGAATTAATTGAAGAGCAAATGAATATTAACCAACCTGAAATTACTATGTTGTATGGAACAAAATTACGTTAATCCATTACCGTTTAAACATATATCAACAGCTGCAAATGAAGCTGTTACATATATACGAAGACGTAAAAACCATGAAATTGAACCACTTAAAAGCAGGTGGAATAAATTCAATGAAATGTGTTGTGGTGGAATTGAACCTGGTTGTGTTTATACAATTGTAGGAGCATCAGGAACTGGTAAGTCTTCGTTTGTAAATACGCTTGAAACTGATTTAATTGAACTTAATTCTAACAAGGAATTGGTCGTACTTTCTTTCTCATTTGAAATGCTTAGCCGTGCACAAGTAGGAAGAAAACTATCTAACAAGTTGCGTCAAACAACTACACAATTGTACTCAGCATCAGAAGATCTTTCTGATACTGAACTTAATTTAGTTGAGGAAACTGCAGAATCTCTTAAAGATTATCCTATATATTATGTGGATGATGCAGCTACAGTACAAAAGATAGACGATACAATTACATATTTTCAAAATACGATTGCTAAGGATAAATGGTTAATAGTTATTCTGGATCATACTTTATTAGTAAATAGTGATAACTATAAAGATGAAAGAATGATTATATCTGAGCTCGAAAGAGTATTTATTAAAGCAAAGAAAGTTGGTATGACAAGTATCATACAATTATCTCAAATGAATCGTAATATAGAAAATATTGATAGAATTAATAATCCATCGAGTCACTATCCGATGCGAAGCGATTTATCATCATCTGACTCTGTATTTCAAGGCAGTGATGTTATAGCTGTTTTATCTCGACCTGAAACTTTAGGTATAACAGCATATGGTCCTCAACGACTACCTGTACAGAATAAAGTATATCTTCATTTTCTTAAAGTAAGAGAAGGAGAGTTAGCAATACTTGAATTTGAGAATGACCTGAAATATAACAACCTAATTGAATTATAGATAGGATTTTTTATTAATCTTGGTTAAATAAAGGCGAATTATGACATACAAATATAATACAGTAAACAATACGGCAAAAAGTAACACAAATCTTGACTATACGATCGATTTGAGTAAGTATTTTACGACAACTACTTCTTCTAAGAAGAACGACTATACAATTAGTATCTTGGATAAGATTAAATCTATCTTTCCGTGGGCTAATAAGAATGATAACAAGTATACAATTTTGACATTGGATAATGCTCCGTATGAGAATTATACAATTTTGGATATTACTCCGGAAGCATTGAATCTAGAATGGAATAAAGCAGCTTCTCGCTTGTTTAATTATATTTACTATACGGAGAATCCCTCCTATGATTTTAAGATTGGTGATATTCCGGTTAAGATTCATGGTAATTATATCCAAGTAGGTTCTCGATTGATTCCGAAGTTTACAAATTCATCATTCTTTAATGATCTTCCTAAGAAGGATCGTATTATTCTTTACAATATCTCAATGAATATTAATTCATTAGAAATTGCAGCGTAATTTAACTTATAACAAATCTTTTCAGAATTTTTACAAAACTTTTCAAAAACTATATCAAATTCTTTCAAATTTTTCTGAGAAGTAGATAGACTAACATTATGATAGTATTACCTACTGAGAAAATTAAAGCAAAGGTGAGAAATCCAAGATTTCTTATCTTTTTTGGTAAACCGAAATCTGGTAAAACAACATTAGCAGCTCATTTAGAAAATAATTTAATTATCGATCTAGAGGGTGGATCTGAATTTATTGATTGCTTAGCAGTACAAGCTAGAAATATTAATGATTTAGGTGAAATAGCTAATGCCATTAGACAAAAGAATAAAGAATGTAATGGATATTTCTACAAATATATCACGATCGATAACGCAACACGTTTGGAAGAAATTACGTTATCATATGCTCTCACTTTATATAATCAAACTCCGATGGGGAAGAGTTATAAAGGAGACGTACGATTACTGCCGCAAGGCGGTGGCTGGTTTTATGTAAGACAAGCTGTACGTAAAGTATTAGATATGTTTAGAGAACTTTGCGAGAATTTTATCCTGATAGGTCATACTAAGGATAAACTTGTAAACAAAGATGGTGAAGAACTTTCAGAAATGGAATTAGATTTAGCTGGAAAGCTAAGTAATATTATATGTGGAGAAGCTGATGCTATCGCATATATTTCTAGAAAGAAGAACCAAACCATTGCATCCTTTAAAGGTGGGGAGAACATTACTATTGAAGCAAGAGCTCCACATCTAAGAGGTCAAAATATCGTTATCGCAGAAAGTGATGACGAAGGAAAAATCTCAGTATATTGGGATAAAATTTATTTGCCAGACCAAGAATAACCAAAACATAGAAGAAGATGATTTATAGTTCACAAAGAGCACAAGCTATCCAGAAAAAAGATATTGCATATTTAGCAGCTGGTATTCATGACAATGTAGTATTAGAATCAATTAGAGTAGACAAATCTCTTAATGGTAATAATTTTATTGAGTTTAAATTCATTGCAAAAGATGGTAAATTTATGACTCATACAGAGTGGGAACCATCTAAGTCAGACAATATGTCTGATGAAGATTTGCAAAGAAAATGTGATAATCAGTTTGCAAGAATTGACCAGATTCTTGAATGCTATTATCCAAATCCTGAAGATAGAGTCTTTAATGGTGAAAGCTTTAAAGAATTTATTACTTGGGTAGCCGAAAAGCTTAACAACGCAGATAAGTCTATATTGCTTCGTATTAAAGTAGTATATAATAATAGTGGTTATACTACTCTACCGAAGTATGCAAAATATAGATTTATTGAACCGATGACGATTGTTGATAAAAATGAGTCTGTTATTGTCAAGTTGAATATTGATCAATTTGAGAAACCAGTAATTGCTGATTTTGAACAATCGAATCCAAATCCACTATTATCTAATGATTCATTTACCGTAGTAAATGGAACTTTAGATAATACAAACAATGCTGATCCCAACGGATTGCCATTTTAAAAATATAAATTCTATTTGCGCAATAGAACGAAGACTATGCAGCCTCTGATTTTATCATGCAAGCATACCAGATCGTAGGCTGGCACTGACCACACAGGGGGTATTGTAAAAGGTGGAGCAATGTCTAATGGTTAGATTCGTGGGGATCGTTACCCCACATTGCACTTATTCAAATTTATATCATATGTATGACTCTAAAAGAATTAAAAAACAAGATAATCCTATTACTCTGGATTACATCTTATCAAAAGTCACAGAATATGATATTTATGCTAGATATCTAGGACAATTTAAAGTTGGATTTATTTATAATAGTCCATTTAGAAAGGATAAGAATCCTTCATTTGGAATATTCCGAAGTAAAAAGACTGGAAAATTACTATTTAAAGATCATGGTAATGGTGAATGCGGAGATATAATTAAATTCGTAGAGTTATATACAGGTATAACTAATTACAATGATCTACTAAATCAAATAGTAAAAGATATGCAAATTACTAATAACACAGTATTGCATAGTAATAAAGAAGTAGAGAAATCTACTGAAACAGTTATCGGAGTAGTTAGACAAGACTGGACAGATATAGATAAACAATATTGGTCACAATTTGGAATTTCTCTAAAGACTTTAAAGAAATTTGGTGTAAGTAGTATAAAATATTATTTATGTGATGGTGTAGTAAAGGGAGTGTATAAGGAAAATAATCCTATGTATGCATATAAAGTATATGATAGATTCAAGATTTATAGACCTTTAGCAGATAAATATACTAAATGGCGTAATAATTTAACCCCATATGATATTCAGGGATATGAACAATTACCTAAAAAAGGTGATTTACTAATTATTACTAAATCTATGAAAGATGTTATGTGTTTATATGAAATGGGTTATACTGCTATATCACCAGCTTCAGAAAGTACATTTCTTACTCCAGATGTTATAGATGCACTTAAACTTCGATTTAAACGCATTTTAATATGTTTTGATAGAGATCCCAGTGGATGTAGAAATTCTATCAAACTTTACAACAAAACTAAAATAAAACCGTTCTTCATACATAAGAAATTTAAGGCAAAGGATATATCTGATGCAGTAAAAAAAAACAGTTTTATACAAGTAAAAGAATGGTTAAATTATGAATTACAACAATCTAGAAATAAATAAAGAAATTTGGAAAAAGATAAAAGATTATGAAAATTATATGATTTCTAATTTCGGAAGAGTAAAGTCTTTAAAAAGAAATCTTATTTTAAAACCAGAAATTAGAAGACAATATTATTCAGTTCAATTATATAAGAACAAAAAACCAAAACATTTTCAAATTCATAGATTAGTTGCAATTACATTTATAAAAAATCCACATAATCTAAAATATGTGAATCATAAAGATGAAAATAAATTAAACAATCATGTTGATAATCTTGAATGGTGTACGGCATCATATAATACAAATTATGGAACAGCAATAAAAAGAGCTGTAGAAAAGAAAAGTATTATTATAAATCAATATGATAAAAACGGAAATTATTTAAATACTTATTTATCTTTTATGGATGCACAAAGAAAAACTGGAATTTTTAATAACAATATTGTAAAATGTTGTAAAGGAGAAAGAAAAACTGCTGGTGGTTATGTCTGGGAATATAAAAAAGAAACGCTATGATATGGTTTACTTCAGATCTACATTTCTTTCACGACCGTATACTAGAATTTCATCCAAAACGAAAAGAGATATTTGGAAGTACTGTTGAAAAAGCTAAAGAAGCTATGATACAGTTATGGAATTCTAGAGTAAACAAGAAAGATACTGTATATATTTTAGGTGATCTTGCATTTGGTGAAGTAGAAGATAAAAGGAAACTATTTCAAAGACTAAATGGAAATAAAATATTAATACTTGGTAATCATGATAAAATACCAGATCATTTAAAATGTTATTTTAATCATATTACTCAAATTAAGAATATTAAGTTTAAGAAATCTGTATATAATTTCTTACATAAAGATTTAGAAGTCATTATGTGTCATTTCCCAATATTAAGTTGGGAGCATAAAGATAAAGGATCTGTTATGATACACGGTCATTGTCATGGAAAAGTAGATCAAATAAATATAGATTCTAAAGAATTAAGAGTAGATGTTGGTATAGACGGAAATCTAGCTAATTATGACTTGATATCTTTAGAAAAACTTGCAAATCATTTTATAAAAATAGAAAAATATAACGAACATGGAATGGTTAAATAGTACACCAAGTCTAACATGGTTACAATTAATTCTGATTAGTTTTATTGGAAATCTTTGTGGAAGTATACTTTGTACATATATTGATCGTTATGAAGCAAAGAAAAACAAAAAGAAAGAAAACGACAAATCAGAAAGTTAAAAATGCCACACCAAATATATATGATGGTATTGAATTTAAAAGTAAACTTGAAACATATGTTTATAAACAATTAAAGGCTCATAATCTCAAAGCAGAATATGAGCCTATTAAATTTGAATTAATACCAGCATTTACATTTTGTGGTAAGAAGATTCGAGCAATGACTTATACTCCAGATTTTGTTGGAGATAATTTTATCATAGAGGCTAAAGGAAGACCTAACGATGTATGGCCATATAAATGGAAATGGTTTATGTGGTCATTATTAAATAAAGGATTAGCTGAGAAGTATAAGTTATTTGTAGTACATAATCATAAAGAGACAGATGAATGTATTAGACGAATTCAAGAACTATAAAAGAAAGTTCATACAGATATCTCATCGAACTGCAATATTAATGCACATCTTTGAGAAATCTGATGATGATTTTGAGGATATAATTCTAAGTGATCACGAAGAATATTATAAACAAAATCATAATATAAACATATACAAAGAAGCTGCAGATCAGTTTTTTAAACAATTTGAAGGACATGAAAATCTCTACTTTGTAGAATGTTTAAGAGATAAATGCAATGAAATGTTAAAAGAGCACGAAGATAGAGTACAAAAATTGAAACTAAATGAAAGTAACAGCAATTAGTGATTTACATGGTAACCTTATTGATATAGAACCATGTGATCTGTTATTAATATGTGGTGATATATCTCCATTAGATATTCAAAGAGATTATATCCAAATGACAAAATGGATATTTAATGAATTTCGAGAATGGATAATGAAGATAGATTGTTCTACTGTTATACTTACTCCAGGTAATCATGACTTTTGGTTTGAGAAAATGATTAATCAATCAAACACTTATCTATTTAACAAGTTAACTATATTGATTGACGGAGAGGAAAAAGTATATAACAGTACTGATGATAAATGGTATAAAATCTATGGAACACCTTGGTGTAAACAATGTGGACCATGGGCGTTTATGGCTAATCATGCTGAATTAGCTAAGAAATACGAAAAAATACCAAAAGATTTAGATATATTGATAACTCACGAAGCGTCTAATCTTGCAGAAGTAGGAACTACACACGATAATGGAACTGAAATCCAATATTGTTGTGCTGCATTAACTGATGAAATTAGACGAAAGAAACCAAAGTATGCATTATGTGGACACGTTCATACTGGAAATCATAATATTACAGCATGTCCTATATATGATTATGTATTTCAAGAGGAAACAGAATGGACTAATGTACGTGTAGCAAACGTAAGCATACTTGATGAATCTTATTCGATTTATTTTAAGCCAACAACATTTGAACTATAACTTAAAAATTTACGATTATGAAGAATTACGAATTAGTTAATTTACAATTAGACGAGCAAAATATGAATAACGATATAATGTCTCAAACTGAACAAGATATTTATTTTGAAGCAGATGAACTTAATGACATTGCATTCGTTAATGAGTTAATGGAAGCAGATCGTTTAAGTAAATTAGAAGAGTAATTATGGACATAAGTATACCTTATTACGAAGATAACACTCGTATAAGTAATAGTAATATCGGATGGTTCCTAAAAAAGGGACCCCGATATCTAAAGGATATGCTAGATGGAAAAATTGAAGGATTAAAAGCAAGTTTCTTAGATAAAGGAACTATGATTCATGAATATATTCTTCAACCAGAAGAATTCTGGAATGATTATATTATTTTAGACTTTGCAGTACCTAAAGTAAAGCAACAAAAAGATCTTCTAGAATTTTATTCTACTGCAAGATTAACCGATCCTTTTGCTACTGAAGAAGATATATTATTAATGAGTTATAATGCAGCTTATAGTAATAATAAATCTATCGATAAAAGAATTCAAGAAGCAAAAGAACTAGTAGAATTATACAAAAACTACATTGAATACTTTAGAAATAAAGATAGTAAGAAAGTTATTTCTTTTGCTGATTTGGCTCTTCTAAAGACCATAAAGCAAAATATGCAAGAGCATAAAAAAGCAAATGAGATTTTATTTGCTTGTCCGAAAACATTTGAAGTTCACAATGAATTTCATATAAATTGGGAATTTCCAAATGCTTCTAAATTAGGAGATTTTCCTTGTAAATCTTTACTCGATAGAGTAATGATTGATCATACAAATAAGAAAGTAGTACTCGTTGATATTAAAACTACAGCTGATGTGTATAATTTCAGACATTCTATAGAAGAATTTGACTATTGTAGACAATTAGCTTATTACTGGTTTGCAATTTATTGGTATTTTAAAAATGAATTAAAACTAGATTTAGAAGAATATACACGAGAAACATATATAATAGCTGTTCAAAGTCATGACGGTTATGAAGTAAAGGTTTTTAATATTGAAAATCAATACATTGAAGCCAAAGTGTGTGTTATTGAAGATGCTATCAAACGTATTGCTTGGCATAGAGATAATGACTTATGGGATCATGTAAAAGAATATTATGAAGGAGATGGAGCAGAACTACTATGATTGTTAATAAGTATACAAAACATAGTATATTTTCACTTCCTCAAATATTTTATGATACATTTACTAAATATGATTTGAAAAGTAATGAGTTTGTAAATATGTACACAAGTGATATGAATAATCCATTACTTTCAAATCATATTTTTTTAGTATTTCATAATACTAAATCTTACTTAATAGAGAGATTAAGAAAGCACAAACTATATTATTGCGATTATACATTAACTATTTATGGTATCAATTACAGAGTATATGTTTTTAATAAAGCTTATTCAATTCATTCCATAGTAAACAAGATAAATCTTGGTTTATATGAACGTTTGGGTTATCAAGCTAAATTAAAAATATTAAATTTTTGGAATGTTAATGTCGATAGCAAAGTTCATGAGTATTTATTTAATCCTCTAGCAAAAGTAGTAAAACCAATAGGTGAAAATATACCACTACAAGATTTAAAATACAGAAAAGCCCCAACAGTAAAAACTGAAGGGGCTTTATCATAATTGCCGTTAAAATTTTTGTGGCCTAAAAGTTAAATATCGAAATCATGTTATCATAATACTCCATTTTTGATCTTGGATCTTGTGCTTCCCATATACTTCTTAAAGGAGTGGCCTTAATTAAGGATCGTTGGAATCGGTTCATACCCTTGTATGGACCTTTTTTTATCTCTTGTGTAGGATCATTCAACATCATTGTAGTTAAGTCACCCCAATATTGTAAAGTAGACCATGCAGCAGTAGGAGTATTAAGTAAGTTAATTACTTCAATAGGTAATATGTTACCACGTGTCTCTAATGAAGCTCTTAGAGTAAGATACGCTGCTTCTTGTTTCCACCAATTACGTTTGTCATCATCTGCCATTGCTCTAATAAGAGAAGAAATGATCATGAAACCTACTGTGGAAAATAAAACTTCATAAGTAACTCTTTTAAGACATCCTTTTTCGAAATCGTCCAATTCATCATAATGATTTTGATATAGTTCCTTTAATTGATCTATTTTGTTCTGATTAAAGTAATGTCTATATACATATTTAACTGCAGCTGGTACTTGAGCTTCGCTCCACATGCCTGTAGAATAGTTAAATTGACGTTTAGTTAAGAACTTAGTTTGTAAGTTAACCAAAATAAAGTTACGGAAGATAAGTAACAATTGTCCAATCACAGTTGCATGTAATTTACTTCTATCCAAGTCTGTTAATTGCGTGTCAATTCTGGTACCTACTTGTTTTGCCGTATTTCTAACTTTGTTTATAGTAGCTTCATCGAGAGATTTAGCGTACTCTGGTTTTATTACTAGTTTGTTGTTTTTAACTTCAAATGCATCATAAAAAGTTACACTTAAAGTATTCCATTTGGCATTGCCTTCCTTTTTGCTCTTAAATCTTCTTAGAAATTCGTTCTTATTTAAGAATTTACCAGATTCAGGATCATATTTATAGTATAGACCAATTGCCAATGCCATTTTACCTTTTGTTACATAATCTGACATTTCATGTCCAAAATACCAGAAGTGTTGATTTAATGCTCTTAAAAATCTAGATTGATTAAGTTTACTAAAGGTTTGAGCATTTTCTCTTACTACACCTAAATACTCCATATAACATAGAACCTTGTCTTTGTTGTTTGAATGACCTATGTTCTTTATTGCATTTGCATATGACGGTATGATTAATTTTGTTGCTTGTGCAAGTTCCTTATTTCCAAAGTATATACCAGAAATTGCTTCGAGTCTATTTTGTATTTTGTTTGTAATAAGACCAGTAAGAATCACATTCATATTTTGAGCTATGCCTTGTATTCTAGTGTATGCAGCTAAATTAGCAGCTAACTTACCAACACTCACTGTCACATGTTTGCCTTTTGGTAAAGGAACATCTAATTCTAATGCATTCTTTTCCATACCATATACCAATTGATCTAGTACAGATTTTAATTTATCATATGTCTTACTTTCCAAACCTTGTATTCTACCACCCTTCTTATCGGTAAAATCTGTACGACTAACAAAATCAAGAGCTACTTCTAATTCTGGGGCAATTTCACTCATTTGTTCATAATTTTCTGCCATTTTGTAATAAGCAATGACAGATCCTACTATATCGTTTGTTAAAGCGTCTGGATTTGATAACATCTTAATATACCTAGTAGGTATAAGTTTAACAAGTGACCCATCTGATCGTTTAGCATTTTCCAACATATATGCATTATCATCATCCTTTACAGTGTAAGTATCTTCTATTGCATACGCTAACCCCTTTAAAATATTGTCCTTACTTCGGATTTGTGTCCATGCTCCACCTTCTATTTGTGGTAGTCTATATTTATTTTCATACTTTAAGAATTGAATCTTAGAATTTGATAATTCCATTACATCAACAAGTTTATCATAAAGCTTCTTTAAGTTTGAATCAGAAGTTATTTTACGATAATTTGCACTGTTGTCATACAATTCAGGATTTGGAATTCTTGTTTCTCCACGATCTGCATATTTAGTAAATCTTTTATCGTAGAAAGGTGATTCTTTATCGATTTCAGACCATGATCTGTTAGGTACTTTGCGCATGTATTTAGATCTTAACTCTTTCTTCGGAACTAATTTCTTCCAAAAGGAAGCTGGTACAAGATTTCCTTCATAGTCATATCTAGCATTTATAGAAACCCACGCATTATATTCAGCTTGACCTAATTTTTCAACTCTTTCTAATTCTTCATAGAATCTAGGGTTTACTTCCCATTCAGCTATGTCCATTACTTTGGATTTCTTTGATTTATCACGAGTTTTCAAACTTTCCTCAGAAATCAATTCATCATAAGTATTAATCCACGACTTTACTTGGTCAGGCATGCTATCAACATCTACTTTACCATCTTCTCTGGTGTAAAGTCTTAACATGTTCTTTCTAGCCGTTTCATATAGTATTTGATCATCAGATTTATTTGTGTTTGATGAAAGAGTTTTAATATCGTCCCAGAATTCTTCAATTATTTGATCAACTGTATTGCGTTGTTCCCACTTAGCAAATTTCTCTGGACTTAAATTCTTCTTTGCCTTTTGTAGAGCTTTATTAAACTTTTCCATATTTGGAGTATAATGTAATTTCTCTCTTAATTTTTCATTATACTCTCTCATTTCTATTGCTATTTCTTTATCTAATCCAACTTTTACTGAACCATCTGGATAATATGGATTAGCTAAATTTCTACGTCTAGTTTCTAACTCTTGTAATTTTAGATAATCTTCATCGGATAAATCTTCTCTGTGGTAATCTCCGTTCTTATCAACGGTGGTACTTAACAATAGATTTATTTCCATATTTATGGAATCTCTACGAGATCTTGCTTCTTCACTAAGACTATTAGTTAGCTCGTAATACTCTGGAGTAAACTTACGAATTGTATGTTTAGCTTCCCAATCATTATTTGCTTTATTCCATTTCTTTAGTTGCTCTGGATTCAATAAACCAGGCACTTCAGCAATATCTTTATCTCCAAATCCTAACTTTTCGGCTAACTTTTTTTGATGTTCCAAGTAATCTTGATAGTGTTGACCGTAATTTAAGTCTCTTGTTATAAAGCCTGTTTTATGACCATCTTTATTTTTTTCATGCATATAAGCTAACTTAGATTTATTTACATGTGATAGTATTTCTACAAGCTCTTTACCTACTTCTAGTTCTTTTTCAGCAACATTATTTTTAGTATTAACTATCTTGTTAAGAATTATACGTACTAACTCACTATTAGAATATTGTGTATTACCTGCCCACTGATCCCATAGATTTATATCCACATCACCTTCATCTAATATTTTTTTAAGATGATCTATAGTAAATGAACCGGCTTTAGTTGCTTCTCTAATAAAATTATCTTTAGCAACAATGTCTGCTAAATTGTTATAGTTTCTTACTAATTCATAGTAGTCACCTACAGTCCTTTTTAAGTTTTGTTTTGTATCCTCAACTAATTGAGGATCATTTAAATAGTCAAACGTAGATTCATCATCCAACATGTTCTGGATATTAGTAGCAATGTTGCCATAAAAACCAATATAACCTTTCTTTATCATATCTAATTCTGCAGAAGTTATATCTAGCGGGTTATTGTACTTTTGGTTTTCATTTACTTTGGTTTGTAAAGCCTTTACTTCATTTAATGCAGATATTACATCACTTGCCATATAGTCTACAAATTCAAAAGTAGCTTGATCGTTTTCCAATTGATTTAATTTAAATTCCAATGCTCTTAATTCATCTACTTTCTTACTGTCACTATATTTCGCATATTGAATGTCTTTTATTCGCCTTGTCAAGGCTTGAATAAGTTTATTATACGTTTCATGTATTTTTTTTGGAACGTATGATGGGTTATTTATTTTATCTGAATTATTTAATAATACATCTATAGATACTTCCCCATCATTATTTAATACAATGTTTCTTATCTGTCTAAATTGTGCAGAATATATTAATGACTTTGTTCGTATAGCTTCTTTCTTATTACCATTAAAATGATTAACTAAATCTGAAAATAGCTTAGATGGCTCCCCATTGGGAGCCTTATCTAAACCATAACCATTGTTTTCTGATAACACATAATATGCAGCATTTTCATTACCCAATATCTTTGTATATTGCTTTAGTAAAGCTGCAACCTCTTTATTTTTAACATTTAAACACTGCATAATTATTCACATTCTTTTCTACGTTGTTTACCATTTGCTGTTAACTCATCAATTGAATCCTGCAAAGATGCATTTATTGCTTGTTCTTCTGTAGCTGGTTCAAATTCTATATCGTCTAATAAATCTTCTTCGGCTATTTCATTTCGCATAGAAACTTTCTTCTTATTCTCTGCTTCTGAATTTATTATAACAAAGTTTTTAGCACGTGACACAGCTACATATCTCAACTCATTTCTTAATTGCATTACATCTTTACCATAACCAAACGTATCAATTTCATTGGAGAGTATTAAAACTTTACTGTACGTACTACCTTGTGATTTCCAAACAGTTTGTGCGTATCCATAATCAATTGCTTTTCTAATTTTTAACCTGCCTTGGTTATCTTCCAAATTCTTGGTAATATTCAGTTCATTGTCAACATTATACGCCATTTGAACTAAATCTCTATATTTAGATATTTGCCCATTTTGTTTAGCTTCTTTAGCCATTTTCCACAATCTATCTTTATATTCTACTACTTCAAATAGCTTAGAATCTGGTTCATTTTTGTCAATTACAGTAAGTTGAAAGTCATCCATAATAGTACCACCAGTCGGTCTAATTGATAAATTGAATGCTTTAAATTCTATATCCCCTTTATCGGTTTTGAATTTAATGTTGGTATCCTTTACACTTTGAACTATATAATCTCCAGAGTTTATTAGTCTATAAGATCCATCGGGTTTTCTGAGTTTGTTTGAATACCCCATTATAATATCACCTTTTACAAATGGTTTAGCAAATTTTCCATATCTCAAAGATCTAATCTTTGAATTATATGTAGATGCTGCAGCATTTGTAGCAGTCAATACTCTAAAATGTAAAGGATCAGCATTGAACTCTTCAGAAGTAACAATCTGTTTCAGGTTTTTATCTATAATTGCATCATCCGAAGTGTACAATACTCCTTGACCTTTATCATTTATATCAGTTTGGTAACTCAATCCTTCACCTCGTCTAAGTTTGGTGGCTTCTTTTAAAATAGGATTATCACCAGTTCTTTCTACTTTGGTTAAAGTTATTTGAGGTATTCCATCAGATGTAAACACTTTAGAAATGTGATCTGATTTTACAGGTCTTAATTGTGCAGAATCTCCAACATATATTACACTACCGTTGTGTTTAGCTACAATCTCCTGAATATACTCATACAAACCGTCTTGTACCATTGAAGCTTCATCAATAATAATTAATTGACCTGGTTCATATTTCATTTGATTTTTAGCTCTAAACTCCAGTTCTCTTAAATCTAATGAGCCTTGTTCCATTGCTATATCAGTATCTGGAGTAAACCCAAATAAAGCAGAAAGTGTGTACACATTAGCATTAGGGTTGTTTTGTTTAGTTATAACATTTGCTCTATGAGTAGGAGCAGTATATACAATGTTACCTCTACCAATTCTATTATTCAACCATTTACTAAATATACCAATGATTGTAGATTTACCTGTACCAGCATAACCAGATAAAGTAATTTCGGTTCCACCATCTTCAATAAACTTCTCTAATTCATATAGAGCTGATTTCTGTTGATCATTTAATGAGAATGGTAAATTGATCTTAAACCCATCATTAAATGTAAATACGTACTCTTCTTCTACTTTCTTAGCTTCTTCAACTGCTTTTGGTAAGTCTTTTGCAAGTGAAGCAGCTTCATCAGTAAAACCAAATTGATTAGCATAATCTAAGAATTCCTTAGTAGTATCTTTTTCTTTCTGAACTTCGGCTTTGATTTCAGCAACATATCTGTCTACCTTATCTACATAACTTTGACCAAATAAATTTATAAATAGATCTCTTTCTGTGATTCCATCCTTAGCCAATTCATAAGAAATTGTGTTTGCAATACCTTGAACAATTCCTTCTTTATCCCCACGTTTTATTGCTTCCCGTGTTTCTTCTTCGATTTCAAAATCTTTATATTTCTCAATTCTTTCTTTTATTGTCCAAGCATCTATACCAGGTACAATACTCCACGACATGAATTCAGCAGCTAATTCCTCTGGTAAATTCGGAAGTTTTGATTTCCAATCTGGAAATATTTTATTTATAAACGGTTCTAGAGAAAATCCTTTAGTAGTATCAGTAATTGCTGGTTCAATGTTTGATCGGTTCCTTAATAACTCTCTTACTTCCATCAAAATTTTTGGGAATTCTGTACCCCATTTACCTTTATCTTGAGTATGAGTAAGAATTGCATCACCTGTGGATAATAATCTTTGTGCTGCATTTGGGTTTTGTTTAAAAGATACTATTAATAATATTTTCATAATATCAGACGAATCTCTATCCCAAGCTTCCTTGTTTAATCCTTTTATACTTCTACCTAATAATTTAGCTTCTGCACCAGAAGCAACCATTAATTTCTTACGTAACTCTGGTATTGCGTTTTGATTAGTATCGGAGTAATAAATTTTAGATGCTTGAAAGGCTCCTTCTACAGTTTGATAAGTGTTACTTACACCCAGACTCATCAAAATATTGTATATAAGCTCAGGTTTTTCCCAATTCTCAAAAGATTCAACAAAATCAGCAGTAGATATAGGTCTAATTGCAAAGTTGCTTAAATCTGCATTTTCACCAGTACCAGCATAGATGTTAATTGTTTCTGAAGATTGTTCATCTACAAATAGATTTTGTTGAGTAGGAGATTTAAAGGCACTTCTAATAGTTTCCCTTACTTGAGAATCAAACTCAGGAGACACTTTAGAACCACGATTACCAGCTACATTCAACGTATTGATGTTATTATCTACAAGCCACTGTGCAAGTTCTTGACTAGTTGGATTTAATAAAAATGGTTTGTTATGTTGTTTAGCAAATCTCTGTGTAGCAATTCTACCCGCACTATCTTCATCTGTACTAAAGTACACCGTACCATCAGAATTCAATACATTTTGTTCTGTTCTAGGTAAATAAAATTCTCTACCTTTTCTACCTGCTTGTAATTCTGGAGATATTTCAGTTACTCCGAAATCCTTTAAAGATTCATCACGACCGTTTTCAGTATAATATCCTGGAGTAGTTGTTCCACCTGTTTCTAGCCCAAGTTCTTTACCAACTTCTAAACCTAAACGATCTATACCAGTTTGACCACCGGAAATTATCTTTGTAGTAGGTACTGTATGTGTACCTTGTGATTTACTATACTCAAAGTTATCCAAATACTGTTGATATGCTGCTTCTGCATCAGCTTCACCTTTTTGAGTTTGATAGTCTTTAACCCATTCTTGATAAGATAATGGTTCAGTTGCTTGTTGAGTTTTAACTGTTTGCTGTATATTAGCAAGCATATCTGTATTAAATTCACCAGCTTGATTAAATGCCTTTGCTTGTAAACTAGCTTTTACCGGAGTAAGATCAGTAACCCAAGTTATTGGTTCTTCTGGCATAATCTCATAACCATTTGGTACAACATTGTTGTATTTAAGAACAGATCTATTTCTACCATTTTCAATCAATATGTTTCCTCTATAACTCATTCCTTTCTTGTTAATCAATCTGTACACTGGAGCATCATCTTCATTAATACCTATGTACTCATACAAGAACGTAGTTCTAGGATCATTGTTTCTATCTAATTTTACTTTTTTAAATGGTGGAAATATAGGTTGACCATTCTGATTGAATGAAATTATAGATTGAGATTTCTTGTCATATATAATACCAGGAATCTGTACTTCTGCTCCTCTCTTGTTTACTACAGTAAAACCACTATCTTCGTGAGGTAACGCCCTATACACAGGTCTACCTTCTTCTTCAATGGTTTCTCTACTAGAATCTAATACATAATAATCAATAGTAGGAACTACGTGGTCATTCCACCACAAGTCTTTTATTACTTGGAATACTTTAATATCTTTAACCGCATCATCAGGATTTCGTTCTAAATCTCTAATGTAATCAAAATAACCTATTTCTTCTCTAATTGAATTAGGTACATATCTAAAGATATTGTTTTTACCAAATGCATCCCCAGAAGTATAGAAAGCATACAATGCAAGATCTTTTGCAAAATCTCTTATTTCCTGATAATCGCTATCCCACAATTCTTCCCAAGCTCTGATGATTTCATTTTCTAAGTTATTGTCACCACTCTTGTTTGGTTTGTAAGCAATAAAGTCAGGACCATTTAATTCAGTGGTATCCTCCTTTGGTCTACTAAAGATATTATTAATAAGTACATTTTCAAATGAACCATCACTACTTAATAAATCTGGATATTTACCACTTCTTACATCAGATTTAATTTTATCTAATCTCTTAGAAATACTATTTGGACCACCTAACAAACTACTAAGCTTTATTCCATTTTCAGCTAAATACTTGTTAAAGAAACCAGCTTTATACGTAGCTTCCATACTTCTGGTAATATTATTAATGTATGTATCATCACTAATTGCATAACCTTTAGTATAAAATTCTATTAATGTTCTTAAATTTTCAAATTCTGGAGTAAGTCTAATCATTGTGTTTTGGAAGGCAATTCTAGGGAATATTAATGCATCTTGCATTTTCTTACCTAAGAATGTATTTGAGAATACCTTTATAGGATCTTCAAACACTTGCTGTTCCACCATAAATTGTTTCCATTTATCCAAGAATGCACTTTGTAAACCAAAATTATTACCAAAGCGCTTAGTATCAATTTGAGATAATGTAGTTAATTCAGACAAAGATCTTGAGAACGGATTAAGTTCTTGATAAGTCTTCATAATAAGCAACTGATTGTAGTACCAATCAAATGTTTCTTCTTTTTTCAATTGCTTCTTTAAGTAATTGACATCGAACATCTTTTCTCTTTGTTTAACACCTACACCTTTATCATTCAAAAAGTCTAAAAGCTGATCATATTTACCTTTAGATAAAGATTTTGCTTTCTCAAAATATGTATTCCAAATAGTTCTATATGCTAGACTTTCAGGATTTTTGTTTTGTGTATCTACATTATAAAAGCCAGAGTATTTGTCATATTCTATTGCAAAGTCTTTTAATATCTGTTGAGGCAAGAAATAAAATGTACTTTCGCCTTTACCAGATCTAATCAAGAAGTTAGTCATATTAAATGTTAACTTCCTTACATTCAATCGAATGATGTATGGATCTTTTGCAACGTCCACATGAGCATTGATTAATGCTGATAACCAGTCAAGGATATTAATCTTATTTCTATCATTACTCTGGATACCATACAAATTACTTATACCATAGTCTCTTAAAATTTTATTTGGTTTAAATCTTAATTTGACCAATTGAGTAAGAACTTGATGAGCATTTGCTAATGCAAATGGACCAATACCAAATTTACCACCATTCAACTCTGCTTTAGTTCTACTCTGGAATGCTGGAGTGGCATAATACAGTTGGGATTTGCTTGTACGTTTACCTTGACCAGTTATTGTATCTACTTCTTTAAGAATAGTATCTTTTAAGTAATCGGTTACTGTATCTAGTGGTTGTCTAGCTTCTGCAAAGTTCAATGGGTTAGAAATAACTGATATATACATATCAAGAAGCATATTTTCATTTGCTTCCTTTGAATTAGCTTCAAAATCAGTTTTACCATTATATCTTTCGTAGACTTTACGAACTATGGTTTCATCATCTAAGCCAGCTTCTCTGAGTCTGTTAGTGTAATCTTCTTTGGTCTCAAATTTGATTCTATTACCATTCTTATCATAATTGTACCTAGCAACAAATAACTTATCAATATCGAAGTCAGAACCAGTAAGAGATGTAAATTCATCAGGTAATGTGATAGTATCACCAATTTGCTCAGGATATAAATCTACTACTTTAAGAGCTGCAGTTGATGCTTGACCTTGAGCAGGAATACGATAACCCATTGCAATAGCCTTAGAATTTGGACCAACTATACCATGATCTATTAACCACTTCTTAGCTTCACTAAAAGTCTTTTTGTCATAATCTGGAATTATGTGTTTCAATAAGTTGATTGAAATAACACAATCCATAGTACCATCGGTATTTGCGAATCTTAACTTTCTTTCATTTTGTACATCTGAAGTTACAGCAATTCTATTGTACAATATCGAAGACATTTGAATAAACATACCACCAGGTAAGTTGGTATCAACAATTGATTTATTCAACATTGATATAAGACCGCTTTCTATCCAAGAGTTATCAGATAAACCAGAAATTGGTGCAACAGTTTCACCATTTTCGACATCCAAACCATTAATAACATTGTCATTCATGTTTGAACTTAGAGCTTTGCGTTGCATAATTTCAGCAAACCTTTGTACACTTACTTGGGGTTTATCTGGAGTAATACCAAAATCTCTTTCTATCTCTTTTCTACCAGCCTCAGTAATAGCATTATGAGCACCATTAAAATTGTTAATTAATTCATCACCACTGTACACTTTACCATCTGGTGTGGTATATTTCCATGCACTTCTGATATTACCCATAGCAGCTTTTTGTGCTTGAGATACAAACATCTGTCTTTCTGCATGATGAGGATCAGTAATTAACTGACGTCTAAAGTTAGTTAAAGACTGTTTATGAGTAGGCATTGACATTAAACTGTCCATGTCTATTTCTTTATTAGTCTTATCTTTATAAATTCTTGATTTAACCTCTTTAGCCCTTTGTCCTACTTTTACTGCGGAATCAAAAGCAAGCATATGGATATTACGTGATTGCATAACTTCCAATACTTTACCCATATCCCCAGTAGAGAAAATACGATGCACAGGGAACATAGCCATCTTATCAAATATTGGTATATCCCTTTTAGCACCTACATCGTAATGATCACCAAAATACATGAATTTCAAAGATTTCAATGTAACCGCCAATGCTTCTGCATACGTATCCATATCTGCTTCAAGATCTGCATTTGGATCATTAAGTAAGTCAAATGCTTTTGCTACTTGTGGTGTCCATCCATCTACTCTACGTACTAGTTCTTTATAAAACTCTGGAGATATTAGTACTGTGGCATCAGTTTGGTTTACTTTACCTTTTGGATTAAGATAACCATTAAATTTATCTCTTACTATAAGATTAGCTGCATCTTCTACATCCTGAGGTAAAGCTTCAGAACTATCGTAAGTTCTAATTGCCTCATCTAATGTCATATTGTGCATTTCCTGAAGCAAGCGTATAGCCGCAGATCTTTTAGCATACTCTGCAATTTGATCAGCTTGTCTACTTACGATAACATTATCTGATAGTGTACCTACGTTCACTTCAGTGAGATCTGCCATTGGATTTCCTTCTTCGTAGTCTATTCTTGGAGTAACGCCAGTGGATAATACCTCACGTAAACGTTTAATTTTATCTACAGGATTTTTGTAGTAGGCTGGATCTTTTATAAAAAGTTTCTCAAATTCAATTACTGAAGAAATGGTATTAGCAAAATAATTACCAATCATTTCAGCAGCACCAAGATTTTCGCTATAATTAGAAACTGTTGCAGATTTTTTATAATGTGATGATGCTTCTTCTAATGCCTTCTGGGGTAATGCTAAACTCGTTACACTAGCTATTTTATTACCATCCCATTTAATTATACCTAATTCTTGTGCATAATTTAACTCATCTTTAAATGCATCCCATAGGTAGTTATTCATCAGATTTGCTTTCTCAGCATTACTGAACTTATTCCAATTATTTCTTATTTGAGAAATAATAGAAGTTCCATATTCATTACCACCAAGATCTTCTGCTAGGTCTAATGCTTCATTAAAGTTTGAAAAATCTTTTTCAAATTCAATACCATTTAACGTAGGTCTTTCTTTCAATTTAAAGAATCCGTTGAAGTATCTGAATCTATAACCGTTTCTGTTTCCAGTGTCATAGTTCTTTATTTTTTGTTCTTCAGTCAAATTCTTCTCATTCTTGTAATTAAATTCAATGGTATCTAATTCAGTTTCAAAGTAATTGATAAATCTTTTAAGAATTTGAGCATCGAACTTTATTTCACCATTGCTTACATCAAATGGATTCTTGAAGTTATTTATTGCAGTACCATACAATGTATTATATGTTTGAGAATCACCCATAGTAGGTAAGATAATTCTACCTGCTCTGGTAAATGTCATTTTAGCAATATAGTCTTCAAGAGGGGATATTTCTGTATACTTACGTCCTTTATCTGCACTACCTTGTTCCTTAAAGTATACAAGTGTTTCAAACCCTATTTTACCTTTAGTATCCGCATTATTATACAAATTTGTTAACAATACAGAACCCTTGAAATAATTAGGATTGTCATTATTACCAGTATTGTATAACACTTTGGTAAGTGCTTCTACCGTTACTGGATCATTATCCAATCTTTGAACCATATCAGACAAATAATTGTGTTCTGATATAGGATATAACAATTTACCATCAGTAGCTAATACTGATAATTCATCAGAAGAAGGATGCAACATCGCATATGTCTCAGCAAGTCTTCCTAAGAATTTAGAATCAGCATAATACTTTGTAATACTTCTATTGTATTGACCAGGAATTACACCACTTTCTTGAATTTTTGCCAAATCCTTTACTTTGGAATTAAAGAAGAAGTATATACTCTTATTGGATCTATCTGATAACATTGAAACTAATGCTTCAGTAGGATCTGAATTGTAATATTCCTTAGTAAGGAAAGAATTTAGTGACTCTAAATCAATTTCTACTCCAACTTTATTGAGTAAATCAACTATCTTATTCTTAATAGTAATTAGCTTTTCTGGTACATATTCTTTGTAAGTTTGACCATTTACTAGTTTCTTGTTAGGTGTAGTTTTGTATTTTTCTACAATCTTTATTATTTTATTGAATTCATTGTTGATTTCTCTAGCTATGAATTCTTCAGATTCACTAACTTTTGCTTTGAATAAGTTATCAGAAGTGTCTAATACGCTTCCATTTGTTATTAAACTATAGTTCCAACCTTCTAATATGTTTTTAGATACCTTATTTGCATTTTCATCTTTAACATATAAGTTAGTTTGTTCATTACCATTCTCATCTTCAACTTTTTCTGATAAAATACCAACTAACTTATGTCTAGCTTTACGGAACGTATTTCTAAACTGAGTTTGTAAGTTCTCTCTTGCTATTTTTTGAGCTTCATCCTCTTGAATACCTTTCTTCTGCACGTATTCGTTTGTAACCTTGTATAACTCGTTATACAGAGTTTTAAATAACGGTGCTACTTTAGCAAGTTTTGCACTCTTGTCCATCATCCCTTTGAATGTGTTTTCAGAGTGGATCTCATTAATAATAGTATTCCAAGATTTATCAAAATCTACCATTAGAGGTAAACCTGTAACAGGGCTCTTTATTGCAGCAACACCCTGTACTTGGGTTACAGTGCCATCAGGATTTGTTTTTTGTTTCATTACAAATTCTGTTCTAGGCATTGTCGCAATGAAAATTTTTATAGATGCAAGAGCATTATCTTTAACTGAAACAGACAGTTGTTCTTGAATGTAGTTAGCCATTTGATCTCCTACGCTATTACCAACTGCTTTTTCATTAATTTCTGCATCAATGTTTTCTTGTTTGTCTACTGCTCTTATTTGATACTCATTTAATTTATTTATGATTTCAGGTTTAAATACAGTATCGAACGTATTGTAGATTTCATCTCTAACTTCTCCTTGTTCCTTAGTAATAGTTCCTTTTTCAACTAATTTAGCTGTTATATCTGGTTTTAATGCAGCTTTTAACACTCCATAATTAAGATTTTGCAAATCATCACGTAGTCTTATGTTATTTAATGTAAATAAAGCACCTACAAGTGAATTTACAGTTTCTTTGAATTGTGTGTTAGTAATGTTTTTAAATTTGTGGTTTCTTATTTTAAATGGAGCACCTGCACCTTTATATGCAACAAGAAATTCATTTACAGCAGCCGAATCTTGTTTAGATCTATTGTAATAACCAGAATCGATTCTATTAAAAATATTATCAATACTAGTATCGGTTCTCCAAACCCATTTACTTATGAAATTCTTAATAGCTTTCCAAGCTCTTTTAAGAAGATTTAATTCAGGATCTACTTTATTCAGCATATACTGCCTAAAGTCTTCTGCTAAAGCTTCCTCTACTTGTTTATCACTTCCAACAAAACCAGTTCTATTTCTATAGAATTCATAAATTTTCTTTCTTTCCTTTGGAGAAATAGTTAATAATGATACTCTATGAAATGCTTCATGATACAATGTACCACGTTCTGCACCTTTCCACAGTATGGTAGAATCTTTTCTAACAAGACCCATAGCATATTCATTACCACCAAGTGCAATAGCATCTTCAACGATATGTAAAGAATCTTCTGGTAATCCTAATTTATTTCTAAACCATTGAATTTCTTCTGGAGTTACTACTTCTGATATATTTCCTGCAACTTTACGAAAAGGTACATCAAAATCTTCATCAATACCCAAGCTCAAAGGATCTATTTCTCCATCATTAGTTATTTCCTTTATGTAAGAATCATCTTGAGTTGTAACTTCAGAAGTCGTAACATCTTCAGTAACCTCTGTCTGTGGTTCTGGGGTGCTAGGAATATTTGGTAACGAACTGGCTTTATTTTCAACAGCTTCTTTTACTTCAGGATTATTGATCTTTCTTGGTATCTTTTGAACATCTTCAGCATATGCGAAAGAATCTTTAAATAGTTGATCATCTAAGTCACTTCTTATTATACCAGCTTTTTCTAACACACCCATAGTATAAACTGGGGTAGAAGAAATGAAATCATCCTTAGTAAGAGATATACCTGGAATGACATCAAGCAAATCAACAGAATTATTGTTAAAATAATCATATACAGAAGGTAATGCTTCTTTTATTGGGCTGAAGAAATTCTTTCTAGCTACACGCCAATGGAATCCCATTAAAGCTTCAACTATGTCTTTTTTATCCTGAGTAGATAAATTGCCTATATTGAATGTTTTTTCACCAACTATTAGATTGGATTTATCATCAATATACAATTGCTTTTCTTTTAACCAATCAAATGTTTTATCTGCAGTGGTTACTTTGGTAGCATCTCCAAATCTAACCATAAAGTCAATTAATTCTCCAGCAATAACTCCTGTATCTCTATATTCAGAGTTAGGATTAGTGCCATAATTGATTAACAAGTCAGCTAAAAACTCAGCTTGCTTCCTGTCAAATCTTTGAAGAGTTAATTGTAATGGCAACATTTGATTTGATAAAGTACTAGATTTTGGTGGATAAATAAATAATTGTCCACTACCCCCTTTACCTGGCAACATTTCACCATTGGCTCCTATTATATCGGAATCTTTTACAATACCATCACTTATACCAAATGTTACATTTTCTGGAGTAATATCAGTAATTTCTGTTGGTATCTGTAAGCCTTTTACTTCGTGTATTGGTCTGAATACAGCTCTACCATCTTTTCTAACAACATTAGGTATTCCTTTAGTTCTAACTATTGTGCTAGGTACTACAGCTTCATCATTTGTTGCAGACTCTATTGTAGAAATTACTGCATTTCTAAATCTACGTAAATCTGCTATAGATAAATCATTAGCATTATTAATAAGATTAATATCCTCTTCTGTAAGCCTTTCTTTAGGTATGCTAGCTAATTTTGCTGCTAAGAAAGTTCTAGCTCCAGAAGGAGTTTTCAAAGCCATTGCATAATCGCCAGTGCCATGATGAATTAACATTATTATAGATGCAGAATCATATGTACTAGGATCATTTTCTTTATATGGTTTATGCCCCTTTTCTGTATAATCTTTATTTATAACAAACTCACAGAAACTATCATTAAAAAAGTTTGGATCTTTTATTCTCTCTGCTAATTCCTTGCCTGGCTTGGTACCAGGATAAATAGGCGTTGTAGCATCAGGATTAAAGAACAGTGTATGAGATACTTTATCTTGTACCATTTCTTCAATTTCTAAAGATTCATCCAAATCTCTAGTCTCAGAGTCCATATCTGCTCTTCTGTTCATTTTAGATTCTGTAGCAATCTTCTTACGGGCCCATTTTACTTGAGATTCTTCAGTTACTTCAGGATTAGAAGTTTCATAAGTTTCGGATACTTTTTTATCATCATCGTCTGGAACAGCTTCAGAATTTGCAAGATCTATCAGAGCTTTTTCATCAGCTCGCTCAAATTCTATTTCATCTTCTTCGTCTTCTTGAGTTTCAACAACTGGTTGAGGTTTAGATTTAGGTTTGCTTTCAGCATCTTCTGTTTCCGGTTCTTTTTTTTCTCTTACTTTGGCTAAAGTTTCTTCAAATTCTTTGCTTAACTCTTCCAAACCTTTATTGGGAAACTCCTCATCTTTCTTTATCTCTACCTCTGCTACTGGTATCTTAGTATCAATGTCAGGAGTAGCCCTATCATCCATTATAGGAGTCTTTGGAGACGTTGCCTTTTCTTGCTCTACTTCAGTAGCTACTTGATTATCTACTTGAGTTTCGTTGTTAGTAATAGGTTGTTGATCATCACTTTGATTAGCTGCTTCTCTAGACATTTCTTTTGCAGATTCTGCTTCAACAACATCCTTTGCATTTTCTTCTACTATCTTTGATGACTCATCTGAATTGTTTATATAATTATCAATTCTTTCTTTTATCTTTTTACCTATCTTCTTTTTTGATTCATTAGAAGCGTTGTTGAAGTTTATAAGTTTACCATCTTCCAAAGTATTACCGAATATTTCATTCATCTTATGCTCAGCTACCAAAAGGTCATGATTTGCAATCATTGTGTTGACATAACTATCAATACCTTTGTTAACCAAATTTGGAGTGGCTATGAAGTTTGAACTGAATCTAGTACCTTCTGATAATTGATTTAGTTTAGCATCTATGTCTTTTAATATATTAGGTATTTCTTTTGAAATAGATTTACCAACAGCATTTGACTCATTCGTTATACCAAACTTTTGTTGATTTTCTTCTGGCTTAGATTCGAGTGCTGTTTTTAATTGTTCTAATGCTTGCTTTTGAATGTTTAACTTAGTTAATGCAACAGCAGTAAGCTTCTCTTCTGGAGAATAATGATTTAACATTTGATCATTTTCCAAAGTAGTATAGAAAGCATTGTCTGCCTCTTGTGCTTGATTGGCATTGTCAAGTGCTTCTTGTGCATCTATTGTAGCCAAGTGTTGCAATCCAATTAAAGTATTATATTCAGTAGTTCCAGAATTGTATCCAATAGTCTTACCAATATTTTGGTTTACTTTAGATTTAGATAAACTGAAAATGTTATTTGCAGTAGCTATTTCATCATTTAAATCTTGTTCAGTAATACCTTCTGGCAAATTATACTTATAATTTTCAAGTACATCAAGTACATTTTGTTGATAATTCAACTTTTTATTTGCCATTTCAGAGTATGACATAGCTTTGATCATTGCATCTTTTTTACCAATGTGATCTGCAACTACGTCTCTTACAAAAGAATTGGCAGTCATATCTTTGTAAGTTTTCAATCCAGAATGATAAGCAATCGTAGGTCCCCCCATGTATAAACCTAATGCAAATCCCCCTTTTACATCATTCCAAAATTGTGGATCATTTGCTAATTCAGATTCAGTATCTATACCAGATAATATTTTTGCAGTACGGTAATTTGCATCAGCTAAGCCCATTAAAGATTGAAAAATACTGCTAGACTTTCCATCATACTTACCAGAAATATAATCATAATCAAATACATCTTGATTGGCTTCTTCAAACGCTTCTCCAGTAGCAGAAAAACCCAATCTACCAAGTGCTTTGGCAGCTTGCAGACTAGCGTTTTTTACTGGGGAATTGTATGCAAGTCTAGCATTAAACCCAGTATAAGCGTCTATAAGTTTGTTATATTTACTTGCTGCAGCTTCGCTTAATTTCGTACCTGTTTTTAACAATGGGTTTAAAGCAGTTTTAATTGGAGCTGTTATTATTTTACCCATAGCTTTACCAAGAGGTGCAAATACTAAAGCAGATTGAGCAACATCCATAGCAGATAATGCCATGTTGTTATCATAAACTCTTTCTAATCCATCTTTTAAAGATCTTTTAGCATTTGCTAGAGTTGCATCATTTATGTTTATCTCTCCAGATATAACTCTATCTATTATCTCATCATCAGAGATCTTAGAAACATCTATATTGGGGTCTTGTTGTTTTAACTGGTTTCTACCAATTTCAGCATATTGTTTAATGTCAATACCTTGTTCCTTTAAACTATCTTCAATTCTAGATCTATACGCACCATATACTTGAGCTAGAGACTCTCTATGTCTACTGTATATATTACCAGCAACACTAGCTGCAGTAGCTGCAATTGCACTACCCCACCCAATTAAATTAGATGCAGCACCAATTCCAGGGACAGCGTTCAATGCTCCAGTAGTAGCATAATGTCTACCTAACCATAAAGCTCCAGTAGCTAAAGCATCTGCAATATAACCATTAACAGTTGCCATAGAAGAACCTGTTAAACCTGGACCAGCGTATAAGAAATAATCTGGGGAATACCAAGGTTTATCTTGAGCTCTTTGTTCCTTTATTCTAAATTCAGAAGACGGTGTATAATTTTCAGATCTATCTCGTAAGTTAGAATATATATTATTTATTTCTTCATTTACTTTAGATCTTTCTTCTTCCCACGATTTTCTAGAATTACTTAGATATTCAATTCTCGCATCAATGTTATCACCTTCTTTTTCACCATATTTAGACAAGATGCTATCGTATTGCTCTTGTCTATCTGCTAATGTTCTTTGGAGTTGAAAGTATTCAGATATTGCATTTTTGTATTCTTCAGAATTCTCATCCAAAGTAGGAATAGTATTTTCAAGATTTTTAAGCTTTTGCTTATCACTAAGAAAATTCAATTCATAATCAATATCATCTAATACGGGATTTATATCCTTAGCTAATTTAGCTCTTTCCGACATTAGATTGATTTGATCTCTACTATTCATAAAAGTGGTCCATGCATCTTTTAAGTAGCTCTTATCTTTAAGAGTTTCCTCTGGATTTTCTTTGTCCAATAGATACATTTCTTCATAATCATCAATTGGAGTTTGTTCCAATTCACGATCGTACCCTGTTTTAATTTTTGTTAAAGGGGAATGCTGTGCATTTACTTGCCGTATAGCGGCAGTAGTGGCATTGGTTTTAGAAGGAATTAAACCAGCATTGTATTTGTCTAATATAGATGTTTCCATATATTATTGTAACAGATTAAGCATAGTTTGATAAAGTTCGATATCAGAAGAATATGATTCGTTATATGAACTATCATATAAATCATTTTGTAGTTTAGACCCACCATGTTCTTTATTGACTTCTTGATCAAAAGTCATTCTTGTCATACCATGTGGATCAATTGGTTCCATTGCATCAAATGTAAAGTATTCTCCAGTAAGAGCTGCACCACCTCTGGTATCAGAGTGACCCCACGCATCTTCCACACTTTCACCTTTTATTGGCTTAACACTTAAACCAACTTCAGATGTTAAACCCATAGTTTTATTAACCATTTCTTTAAAACTGTCAACATCATAGTTAGCATTTCTTATAGACTGAATAGGTATCTTAACACTAACCCTTTGAAATAATTGTGGTTGGCCATTGGATTCACCTACCATTATTTTGTTTCTAGGTACCTTTATAACATCTTGGAATACTCCAGATTTTAGGTCTTCTGCAAAGTTTCTATTAAGTCTTGAATTGTCCTGAACAGTGTATTTCATAGAAGGAACCTTCATTACTTTATTTACAAAGTCTGTGGACAATATTAACCCATTAGTATCTGGAATAGTAAATCCATTAGTTATAGCATCATTACTGTTAATTTCTACTTCTTTAGAAGATTTTATTTTATTGTAACGGTTCATAACTAATCCTGAAGTAGGATAAGTAAGTTCGTTCAACACCCTGGACGCAGTATCATAGTACAGTGGTAACTTTTCTTGTTTTACTCCAACAGCTGGGAATATATCAGATTGTTTAGCAAACATATCCCTAACATCCTCTGCATAAGCATTTGCCATAGCTTCATTACTGTAGTTCTTTGATGCAGATTCTCGGTATGCCTTATACATAGTGTTGTATTCTTCTGGAGTAATAGCACCTAATTCTAGAGCATTAGCAGCGTCTGTCAAAGTCTGTATCATAGATGCTTGACCTTCTATAAATGATCTTGTTCTAGTTAGATTTGGATTATTTTGCATTTGACGCTTTTTTTGAACTACTGCGTCATTATACAATTTAGTATAAGCATCTGGATAATCAGTTGGTTGTTTACCATTTTTTCCTTTTCGTGTAGCTGCAACTCTTAAAGATTGTTGTCCTTTCAAAGCTTGCATTGCATATGGGTCTACTGTAATATTATTTCTAATGTATTCTTGATTATCTATATATGCTCTTTCCATAAAAGCATTTGCAGCATCTTCAGCGGTTGCTCCAGGGTTCTGTTTTAAGTACACTTGCATATGCATTTGAGCCTCAGGAGTAGATAGTATACCACTTTTATTTTCATCCAATATTTTTTTAATTTGATCCCCAGTTACACCAGTATGAATAAAACCATTGGATCTACCCAAATAGCTATCTTTAAGATTATTTACATATTTATCTGTAAGATCTTTTATTGATTGATAACCTAGTGGAGATACATCATTATAAATACCTGAAGTAAGTGTGTTATAACCAGTAAAATCAACATCGTGCCACAAGGGATTATATTTACCTTCTAGCATTAGACGTTGATTTACTTTTTGTCTCTCTCTTAAACCTTCAGCACTTTGACGAAGCATACTTAATTTAGCTCTGTCTACATTGTTTATTGCTGAATATATCTTAGATCTACCTTCTGCAGTTTTTATCATGTCTAAGTTTTTAGACAATTCTTCAGCCACAGGCAAAGCTCTACCATAAGTTTCATCATAGTATGCTTTTGTGTCAGCAGCGGATGGAGATTGAAATTCAGCCCATTTATCCAAAGCTGTTGAATAATCTTTTAATGCTTGATCTACGTTTTCTTTTGCCTGCTTCCCAAGTGTATACAATTGTTCAAATGGAATTGGAACGTATGTATTTATGAATTCTGCTTGTGCAGGATTATCATATCTATTTACCATATTAAACTCTATTTCTAGTTCTTGTTAATAAATTATCCACTTGTTCTTTAGTAAATCCTTGACTTAAGAAATCAGCTAAGAATGGTAGTGTCATTTGATCCCTATTGTATTGATTTTGCATTTGTCTATTTACTTGAGACCATTTACCAAGTTGACTAGTTGCAGTTGCTCCAAAGTTTCTAGCAGCAGCTCTGTTTCTAGCATTAAGATCGTTGTACATATTTTCACTTTGTACAAATTGTTGTCCTAAATTATTAAGAGTATTTGCGTATTCTCCTAAGTAAGCATTGTCAGCATTTTGTTTAGTGGCGTACATGTTTGCATTAGAAGCATACTCATCAACAGCAGCTTGAGTTCTTGCTGCTAAATTAGCACCAGTATTAGCATTAATATTTGCTAAGTTATAATTTGAAATGGCCCTTGATCTACTGTTAGCTAGTCTAGCTGGTTCAATGTTCATTCTACGTCTAGCCATTGTACTTCTAACTGCACCAGCATATGGGTTTAATACTAATGGTTCTTCTTCTGGTCCTCTTAATGATTGTAAAGTATTATACACCGTAGGAGCCAACGATAACCAATCTGGTGAATACCCACTTTTTGGTTTACCAAGTGCACGTTTCTTAGTAGCTTCATCTGCAGACGTTGGTATATTTACTGGAGTAACAATATCCTCCCAATCTATTGCCATACTAGTGTTTACTAGTGGTATTGTTGGTTCAGATAATCTTTGAGTAGTAGTTTTAGTAATGTTAGGTTTGGTTGTCTGTTTGGTGGTTACAGAACCAGTAGTACTAGGGGTTTTTGTAACTTGTTTATTCGATGCATTTGTGTACGTGTTTGTTAAAGTTGGTTCAGATTCAATCGGTAAAAGAGGTATATCAACAGCGATTGGTTCATCGTTTGCATATGTGATTGCATCTATCATTTGTGTTGGATATGAAAACCAAGCACCAGTAGTAGGAGAGCCAATTGATAAAGGATTCATAGATGTACTTCTGTTAAATACTTTACCAACGTTGGAGTCACCAGTGTAATTGGTAGAAGTGACAGAAGGCTTTGTATCTCTTGCAGATTTTACAGCGTCAGTTATACCCTTGTTATTTATAAGAGGACCAAATATGCGTTTTGGAAAATACCCCAATGCTTCACCAAATTTATTTAATCCTGTACCGAGTTCATCGAAGAAATCAGAATATGCAGCGTATGTATCTGCATTCATCTTACTTCTAACATCGTCTACAGTTTTACCTTTACCATCTGCATATGCAGGTATTCCTTTTACTTTGGGTTTAACGCCCTTTGCAGCTTTAACGGCTTCTTGTTCTGCTAACAATTTATTATAAGCTTTGTTAGCATTTATTTTATTTAATCTGTTTGTATTTTCAGCAAATATATCTTTGCCTTTGCTAGGTTTTGTCATTTTAGATAATATTTGTCCTTCCTTAGCAAATGTACGATTTGTACCTGGTCTTTTAATCTTGTCAGATAATACAGATTCTAAAGTAGATGCATCCACTAGATGATTATCTGTGCCAGGTTGTGTGTTTGGAACCTGAACAATATTACCAGAGTCATCTCTAACCACTTCATTGTTGTCCAAGTAAGCTAAGTCTGGGAGTATTCCACCATTCTCAAATGTATATGCAAGATCATTATCATCCCAATATTCTCCTTCAGTTTCAGCTGCGGCATTCATACCTATTTTAGTTTTATTGAGAGTTTCTTTTCTGCGTCTTAACGCTTGCATTTGTTTCTTGCGTTTAATTGAACCAATAAGTCCACTTACCAATCCTAATCCACCACCAACAGCGGCGCCAATAGGACCACCTACAGTGAGACCAGCACCGGCTAACGAAGCTGCACTGCCAATAGTACTACCTGCAACATCACCTGTTGAACCTTCTTCTGATAAACCAGAAATGGCAGAGCCAAATACATTAGCTCCACCAAGGTAGTTTGACAACTGATCCATGCCAAACGCATATGCTGGTATAGTCTTTTTATTGTTTTTCTTTTTCATATTATATCATTGAGTATCTATAAGCTGTGCTAATATATGGTACTTTAAATTCATTACCACCATTACAATCATACTTATAATTACAGATAAGATATTTTCCTTTCATCCTATCTTTGTATGATTTGTTAGCCAGTTGTTCTACTTCATTAAGCTTCAAAGAATTACGAGGAATTGCAAATTTATAAGTATCCTCTCTATAATCAATATCTGCACTAGTTAATGTCTCACTAGTTTGTCTTTTTGTAGTAAATAATATCAAATTAAAGTTAGTATCCGTAGTAAAATCACCACTATATTCAACATTGTCAAATGTCTTAGTTTGTGGATAATCTTTATTTACTACAAATTCTATTTCGGCCACTTTTGCTTTGTCAGAATCTAGATTTGCTTGATCTCCACTATTATACTTAAACAATTTTAATGATTTGAACAAGTATAGTTTATCACTAAATTCTGCGTAATAGTCTGGGTTGTAATTATAAAATGAAGTGAATACTCCTAATTGCTCATTAAAAGCTAAAGTTTTATCTCCCAGAGTAAACAGAACTTCATTATATTTCTTATCATAAACTGCAATAGGATCTTTTTTAAATAAGTCTTTATTCTTATTCAAATAAGATTGAACCCCTTTTAATTTAGATACTGTTTGTAATTGACCATTAAACCCACATATCTCATTACGTTTACTATCATACCAGTATACAGTACTATCTGATTGAGTATTTGCTCTCAACTGGTTTGGACTTTCACCATTCATTGTAGTAAAGTAATCATATCTGTCTAGTATACCACCAGTACCTAGAGTAAGAGCACCTGGGTTATTATCAGTTATAATAGAACGTTCATTTACTGCAACTGTGCCAAAAGCGTCTGTTTGCCAGAATACTAAATTGTTTTTAAACAACTTCATATCATTAATTGGTCCAAATCTAGTATCTACATCAAGATAATTAGCTACTTTGAATTTTGTCCATGAATCAGTAACCTCATTATTTGTTTTGAGTTCTGAAGATATGATACGAGTATCTGTTAACAAATTATCTATATTGTAAATAGATTTAGCTACAAACTTTTTTGCATTAGGTTGAGCAGAGTAAGCATCATTGTATGCATATGATGGAGTGTTCTGAGTATATAAATCACCAACAGTAATTATATCGTCTTCTACAAAGTGGTTAGCATACCCATCACCAGCTTGATAAGTTCTATTTATAGATGAATCAGCATGTGTTAATGCTAGATTAACACTTGACTCGCATGGTATGAAAGCCCCTAAGAATAATCTATTTGCTTTATTGTTATAATAATCGTCTGTATTATAACTAAACATACAGTTATTATAATCAAATATGTTTAGATATGTATCGCCACCATAGCACAGTACTGTGGAAACACTAGATTCAGCGCTAGCACCAGTAGTAATATATACAGAATTCTGTATAGCAGAGTATGAATTACCGCCATATGCATTTACACTTTGCTTTATATTACACAAAACAACTGCATTGACATATCTGTAACTAGAAGTACTTACAGCTAGTGGTATATTAGCAACCATGTTATCACTCTTAAATATGGCACACATTCCATGAGGACCATATTTTCTAACATTATTTGCGTCAGTCTTATCTACTTCACTGTCTCCTGCAGTTCTAATATTATCCCACACCCAGTTATAATATACTTTATCACCAATAGTAATTGCTTCAGCATTATACCAAGGTTGATCACCATTTGTTAACCAAGGACTACTGGGTCCTGCATATTTTGCACTTTCTATTGCAGCAGATTGAACACCATTTTCAACATATAAACCATAGTATTTAGCAAGCAATGCTGAATAAAAATCATCATTGTTTATTACTATTGCTCCATTAGCCACATAACCATTACTAGGTTGACCTCCTAATGATTTAGTTGGTCTTATTGTAGAACCGTCATACTTTATAGATTTAGCATTTGCTAATACTTTTAGAGAACCATCTGTAATACCCCAGTCACCATCTGCAGTAATAGGGGATGTCATAACTCCTACCTTTTCAACTGTTTGAAACTTATCAATTAATGCATCAGCATTTTCTCTGTTGACTGCTATTTCTGGAGATACAAACATGAAATAATTGTTAGATTGTGTATCTGACAAGTTAAAGGTATATTGAAAATCTCCATCGTTATGAGTCTTTGCATAGTAACCATGCTTATTTGAATAAGCTAGATATGGGAATGGTGTTAATATATTGGAATCTCTGTCATAATTTGTAATACAACTTACTACACCTTGAGCTAATATAGTTCTATCAGACAATGTTCTTTCACATCTAACTATCTCATATCTTACTACATCTGATGGTAAATTCTTTACTTCAAACTCAATACCAAGTGGTTTGGTAACAACTGATAAATTAGATCCATAATCACTATCCTCATTAGAAGTAAAAAACTTATAACCTGTATCTTTATTAGATGGCATTCTTATGTCACCTATCCAATGCACTGGTGATGCCAAACCTTGCTTATTATACAATACTATACCAAATCTATAAATCTCATCCCTCATATATCCTTTTACTTTGGATTCTATTTCAGCATTAGAATAGTTTGGTATTTTGTTACCAGATGATAAGCTTATTGTATTTGATTTATCATTACCTTCATAGTTGATACCTAAACTAGTAAGTGATCTTGAAGAAGAATTGAATGTAAATTCTTCGTCTATCATTCCTCTAGATGTGGTAGATGCATCTTCTAGTAAGTCCGTAGTAATAAACCTATATGATACGTTCTTACCCTTTCCACCTTGTATATATCCTCCTGTTGGAGAAGTAGTGTATTTATAAGCACTACCATCAACATTAAATGGGCATATACAATCATGATCCTTTGGTATATTTGTAGTGGTTAACGCAGATAAAGCAAAATTTAATGAAGAACCAGAATTAGATAGTAATAGTACATTACCAGATGAATTGGCTCTAAATGCTCTGGCATCATATTCTACATCCCACGTTTCCTCAGTAAGATTAGCAGCGAATAACCTATTGTCTTTAGATTCTATTACTTCAGGTACAAATGTGTAATTAGCTAATGAATTAAATTCATCAATACTTAATTCTGATACTAAACTACCACCTTTATCTTCATAGTTTATTACAGAACCAGTTCCAATAACTATATCATCTACTATAGATATTACAGGTACTTCATTCTTTGCCTTGTAGAATAAAGAGATTATTCTAAGTCTATCAAATCCAGTACTATTGTTTCTTACTTGCAACTTTATAGACTTACCAGTATTCTGTCCTTTAGAACTTCCTTTTACAGCATTATAATTTGTTTTCTGATCTCCATCACTTAAATGATAAAGAGGAGTAAGTGGGGATATTGCAGATTCTGTACCTCTCACTTTAAACAATTGATAGCAATACTGTATCATCCCAGATTCTAAACTACCTGTCCCAAATCCATTAAATTCAAATGGTGCTAATGTAGCTTTTGGTAACATTACTATAGAATCCGAAGTAATAGATGAATTACTAGATATGTGATCATCATCTACGTTGATTACTTTAATTTGAGCATGTCCGTCTGCCCAGTACACCTTTACATTGTTGCTTGCTTCCCATCTACATACACTGCTAATTGCAGCTACATTACTAGATGATACTTCTATATCTAAAGGTCTATTAGTTACTACTTTTGTTACAATTGGTTCCTCTTGGGATCTAGAAAAATCAATTCTATAGACATTGTTGTTATTTGTACCATTAACCTTAGTAAAGACAATCGCCCAATCTCTTACTGTGGTAACATGTATGATAGTTTCACCAGACAAATTTGAAGAAGGTCTACACGCTAAAAATCCTTCTATATTTTGCATTGCTGCAAAAGAAGATCCTTCATTCGTTAGTATACGAATGTTCTCTGCATATATATACTGGTTATCTTTCAATACGGAATAATCTACGTCCATACTAAGACCCCCAGAAAATGTATTTGTTTGTCTAGTAGCGTTCATTTGCGTTATAAATTATTTGTCTTTCCCCAGTATGTGAATAAAAAGTATTATGATCTCTAAATTCTGGAACAATTTTATTCCAGTTATTTTTAATAGACTCCATGCCATCTTCATTTGGCATCAATGCTTCAGCATATGCTTGGTTTCTATAAAAATTCCAGGATCTTTTAATATCATAGTATACTTCTCTATTTAATTTACCATTCAAATACTCAGGGTATTTCAGTTTCATTGTAACATACCAGTATATAGCTTCAGTATAAGAAGTTAAATCTGGTATTAAAGTATATCCATCTTCATCAGTAGGTATTGCACTATAGGATAGTTTTAAGTAACCTGATGGAACATTACACATTATAAATCCAGGTTTAATACTATATTGCAGCCCTCCACTAGGATTTGCAGTATTAAATCCATCATTGTATGTTCGTTCATTTATAAGATTTGAAATGATTGTACGTAAATTTTGATTAGTGTTTAACAATTCTAAAGCCTCTGTTTTATCAATGTTACCAATCATATCTACTACTAAATTTACCATTGTATCTTCTTGTACAATCATATTTGGATCGCAATGTTCACAACAATTGCTGTGTCTACATTCCTTTTTGTGCCCAAGTTCATCATAACAGTCACAGTTGCAACAGCATTTGCCATGTCCCCAAACAGCAAATGAACCTGTAGCTTTCCTCATAGGAAACCAAGGTCCATCACAATTAAAAGAGTATGCAACTTGATGCAATTGATGAAGATCACATGGTAATGATGCTTGATACCCACACAATTTAGTAATTGGAGTACCATCTTGACCAGATACTTTTGGAATAAATTGTGTAACAGCACCAATCTTTTCAATTGCTTCTCCACACCAAGATCTGATGTCACTTATTCTCATGTCATCTTCTTTCAAATCTAGATCAGCAATTATCTTAGCAATTACCGTTTTAATTGAAGTTAATTTTGTAATCATAATTCTCTATAATCTCTAATATGATTTTTGATAATCTGAGCAAGATGCCTTTTATTATCCCTCGTCATTACTAATTGATATTTAGTTTTATTTGGGGTTATCATATTTTGTTTATTCCAATATACTCTATATTTATAGAAATTGGAATGTTCATTTAAATGATAAATAATTTTACCAGCTTTCTTACTCTCAGCATAATCAATTCGAAGACTCTTCCCAGTATACTCTTTAGGTTTGTGTTTTACTATTTGAATGGTTCCCATTCTACAAGGTAACTTAACCTCTTTTCCGTTTTCTATTAACTCATCTCTAAGATATTTAAAGTAATCGTTTATTATGTCTCTAAATACTCTATATTCAACTTGATATAGTGGATTATCTTCCACATACTCAGAGTATGAATCATAAAAATTGTGTCCTGTATAAGCTTTCGTCTCCATTATTGAACTTTTACATCATTTGTACTATTGTTAGTAGTATCATTTGGCATTTGTAACATCAAATTTAATTCTTTACTAAAGATCATATCTTTAATCGTAGGTATCATGTTTGCAGGAACAGGATATGGTGTATCATCCCTATCAAAACATTCACCAATTGATGTCGGATCTTCTAGAATCCCATCTATTTTTACATACTCTAGATGTTCTGGTCCCACTATGTACAAATGATTTCCTTTAAGATATGCAATATAATCATTGCATGTATATTTTCTATTAATTTGATACTTTGCTTTGGTTTCAGTTCCAACTTGAATCAAATTACCATCTAAATCTTTTACACAAATTAACCCAGATCCAAAATGTAAATCTATAAACTTTGGTAATTCCTCGTCAGATTTATAATTGTATCCATCCGTAGGGCAATTGCGTACTTTAGAAATATGCAATGGTCCTATTGTTTGAACATACGACTCATTTATATCTCTACCTTTATCCAAATCTTGTTTGATTAGATAAGCTCTGTATTGATGAATCCATTGTTCTACCTGTATACGACTTAGATTTTCACTTTCTGACACATTATTGTCTCTCAGAATGTTGTAAATATCGTCTATAATTGCATTTAGTGAATTAAATGTCATTTCCACGAGTTATTAATTGTTATTGTTATCTTTTCTTTGTTGTCTGCAGCTTTCTGGAGTAAGGACATAAGTTCATTAAAAGCTATTCTAGAATTACCTACCCAATCTTCTTTCTCACCATCCCAAGTACCTACAAGTACACATCCAGAACTGTCGGCAGACGAATTGCCACAATGAATGCGTATGCCAGTGAAATTAGGTACGTTAAGGATTTCCGGCAATATTTTCTTAAACCTTGGTGAATACGATAATACCATTTCGTATGTACCTTCAGGTATTGCAGTTTTACCATAAATCTTTTCTCCTTCTGGTCTTACTCTATCTTCAAGAGTATCACACAAATGTGTATTGTTTGCCCACAGTTCTCCAATAGTTGCAGAGCTACTTAGAAAGATTCTATTTAATTTTAATTCCATTATGCAGCTGGTGTTTCTAATGCAGCAACTCTAGCTTCTAATGCTTCATAGTCAGTTTCTAATGTTCCCACTCTAAGAGCTAAAGCTGAGATTAATTCTCTTACTTCGGCATCATTGTAATTAGACAATCCTTTTAACTTGTTTTTTTCTGCAGTAGTATAGTCTTCAGTCGATAACTGTTTATCTTCTACTTTGTCAACTTTATTAGTTTTTAAATCTTCAACATCTTGTTTTAACGTACTGATGTCTTCAGTGGCTTTGTTATTAACCAGCACCCATGTATTACCATTAAAATATTTCAAATCACCACCATTTGGGTTAGATGATAAATCTGCCCAATATTTAACAGAAGCAGGATTAGGTTGGATTGTACTAGCTAGGATATCATATTTGTTATTGTATAATGTGCTCATATTATTTAAAATAAAAAAGGTTGACTAAATAGCCAACCTTTGTGTTTTTAGATTTCTTTTTTTATTTCTCCCTCTGGTTCTACCTTTTTATCTTCAGCAGAATTGGGTGGAGTATTTTTTATTACTTCCGGACGAACAGCAGATACATTTTGTAAAAGTTGTTTAAGCTCTTTCACTTCAGCTTTTAAGTCATCAAGTTCTTTGAAATCTTTTGTCACATTGGTTGTTATGTCCGAATTTATGTTAAGTATTTTTAAGATGTCTTCACATCTCCTCATCTCCTCATCAATCTTACTTAAGCTTTCTTTCTTAATTCTACAATCATCAAGAGATTGTCTAACCATGTTAACAATTTGTGATTTTTCTGTGGCTATAGTAAGACCGATGGATGAATCGGTCATCATTGTTTTATCTTCAGATACTGACAGTTTTCTTTGTTCACCATCACACGAAATCACTAGATCCACGAGCTTACGTCTATTTTGCATAGGCATCGGAAATTGTGTCGGTGGCACTGGTTCGTCATAGGGTTTTGATACACTGACTACCGTTCCTAAACTGTACGTTGTGTTCTTTTTAAAAGTACCTGTTATTTCGAGTACGTGTATTCTAGTACCCGACGTTAACTGAGAGAATGTCATATCTTTATAAATTTAAAGAATATGGGCAACTCTCATAGCTGCCCATATATCTTGATTAATATTTAGGCAGCTGGTGCAGGAGTATAATTCATCAACTGTATTACATTGTCACATTTATTAAAATATGCGATGTATCTGTTCCCAGCACTAACTTGTGAACCAGTAATTGGCTCACTTGAAGCATTTACTAAAGGTATATTGCGAGTATTTGAAGCAGTACTTACAGAACCAGAAACCGAGATAAATACAGGTAGACTAGCTCCTGAAGCTTCTGCTGTGTGTCTAACTTCCAAAACAATTACACCTTCTTTGGGTAATCTACACCATACTTTAGGGCAGATACCTAATACTACATTTTCAGTGGATTCACCTATTGCTATAGTTTTTACTTTAGGTATTACTAGATCTAAAATATTTACGGTGTTATTTCTACCAAATGGATTAAATACGAAAGGATACATAATCGCCTCCTTTCTTATTAAGCGCAACAGCTATCGCCGTATCCATAAGGATAACCATAACCGTATCCATTCAACCCACCATTGCATCCATAAGGATTACATGTTAAGTAAGCAGGAACCGGACAAGGTCTAATTTGACTAACGATATTAGAAGTCTGTTGTTGTAGCAATGCAGAAGATTGCAATGCATTCTTTTCGTCACGTAATGTGTCGATCTTATTCTGCATTTCTCTCATCTCTAATTGACAGAACTTGTCATTTATCATTTGAGTCTGAGCATCTATCTTAGCACCAAGAATGTTGAATCTTGTAGCATTTTCACTAGACAAGGTATTGAAACCTGAAGTAATAGCGTTCTGCAAAGTATTAGTTTGCTGACAGATAGACAATCTGTTATCAGCATTCATCTGAGTCAGATTCAAATTAACTGAATCAATTGAACGTTGAGTTGTGCAGCAACAGTCACTAATAGCTTTGATAACATTGCAGTCACCTGCGTTAACTGCATTAATTACTCTTTCTGCAGAGAAACCTACTTCACCGCCAACTTTACCAATTGCATTCTGGATAGAACACAAAGCGTTGTCAATTGACTTAACGTCGCAGTTCAGATTAGTAGATAATGTATTGATTGCATCTTTATTACCATTGATTGCTTGCATCAATAAGTCTGTATTGTTGTTTTGATTACCCATAGCAGCTAAACGAGCGAAATCCGAATTTGTTTCTGCTTGGTTTCCACGACCGAAGCCGTTTCCACCCCATCCGCCCCACATCCAGAAGAGCACGATGATGAAGATCCACCACCAACCACCGTTACCACCGAACATGCCATTACCATTGTTCATCATGGCCATTAAAGCAGCGGGGTCAAAACCTTTATTAGCATTCTGCATTAACGCAGCGATACCAGCATCAATACCACCACGGTCTTGTACAATAATTCTTTCGTTTTCTAACATAATGATTTATAATTTAATTGATTTATATATAATTTGATAATTAGAAATATCTAACAGATGTGTTACGTCTATCTCTGGATTCTTTATCACGGTCACGCATTTCTTTTTCACGATCTTCACGATCATAATCTAACTCATAATATCTATTACGACCAGGTCTTTCATACTCGTCATAATATTTAGAGTAAGGATATCGGTAATCGTTTTCTTTATTTGCGTATTCCATTCTACCAGAACGTCTTGCATAACGACCATATTCTTCTTCACGATCTCTGTGCATACGTTCGTATGCTTTATAATCGTTTTCTTCGTCGTCACACATAATGTACACATAGTAGTGCCACATCTTGCCTTCTGAAATGTCTTTGTCACAAAGCCAAGCTTTAGCTAATTCTGCGAAATATTTGGTATTTGCGCTACCAGTCATTGCTACTACTGCTTTATAAAAGTCTGAATATATCATATTCATAGCAACAAACCAGTCCCACTTATTATGTTTCTCTGATTTTAAGTTTATGCCCATTTGATTGGCAACGGACGTTGTCTCTTCAACCGTCCAGTGAGGACCTTTTGTACCATCCTCATTTTCCATACCCTCTACAGCATAGCGAGCATGTTCCTCATCAAAATGAGGGCCATTTATAGCTTCATACATATTTGCAGCCAATTCTGACTTTAAAATAGTGAAGCCTTTCTCCAACAGGCTACCTTCATGCTTCTCTAAAGCTGTTGCCAACTTATCTATAGCTTCTGTAGGGGATTGATGGCGTTTAATTTGTTCTAATAATTTGTTCAAATGCATAGTTTCAATTTATTTATTGATTAACACTAAATTGAAATGTATTGCAATTATTCTGATATATGTATTACTCTAGTATCTAATACTTGAATTAAATCATTAGAGTTTATAATTTGATATTTACTGATTTTATCTTTTTTAAAATCGAAGTGAATTAATCTTTGAAACCAATTCTTATAACGTCTTCTATAGACTTTATCTTCGTATACAAATAAATCTTGATGATTTAGTATTTCCATAGTATGTGTGAACACGCTATCTTTTCTAGCCACCGTGATGGTTGTCAATTGATTTGGTTTTAGCTCTACACAGAAATCCTTTTCTTTTGAAGGGATTATTCTTACTGTGGTATCTCTAATCACGGTCTCAGTGGATGCTACTTGACGTAGTTGCTTATCTTTGATCTTTAGCTTCTTTTGTTGATCCCTGGCGACCTTTATTAGACTATCGTTAGAATTTTTAAAATCATTTACTGTCAATTCCAATAACCTTGCTTCATTTCTATTTTGATTTGCAATATTTTCCCATACTTGAGCATTATTCATTGCAATCCCTACTTGTTTATCTAAGTCATTTACTTTCTTAGCAAGTCTGACATTATTAAACAATAGTAAACTAAAAATAACAGCAATAGCTATCTTTACTTTGGAAAATATCATTTTATCTTTTTTACAAGTTTCTTTATCTTTGGTAAATCATCTTTTTCTATTGTAATATCCAAATACTTTTCTCCTTTGCTACGTATGAACTTACTGAAGATCTTCCATGGTCCAGTAGGATCAATTGCTTGGAGATTTTCGATCATTGACCACAACTCAACTCCACAAACAATTCCTGAAAATCCTTCTACTAAATGCATGTCAATTGACTTTACTATTTCTGTGTCCATAAGATGACAACAAGAAATTATCATTGCACAGTTTCCGAATTTCTTTAAAGTAGACCATAATCTTCTAGATTCAAATTTACCACCACGAGTAATTGATACTTTGGTGCCAAGAATTGCATCTATAAGTATAAATACACACACTACAACTATTACTGTCCATATTGGAGCAAAGAATGTAGATAACCAACCCATTGCACCAGATAGTAAACAGGCAACAAATTTAATCGGTCCGTCATTAACTAATTCTTTAAAGTAATTCACTGTAGCTACACTTTGAGCCGTTAATATAATATTATTTAGTCTTTGTAACATTACAATAATTTGAAAGAAGATGATTGAAAAACAAAACGCTAACCAATACAAGATTAGCTAGCGTTCTGATATCTTTTGACAGTTTATTTAGTAAACGTCAATAAGGTTTAAAAGTTCTTTATTTATAAATTGACACTATCCTAAGTAATAGCGGTTATTTGTCCACTATTTAATTCCTCTTGTATTTGTTCATAAGCAACAAAATCTGAATCTACTTGCTCTTTTAATTGCTTTCTCTTTTGTAGGAAATCTTTATATATGTCTATATAACTTTCATCTAATACTCCCAATAAGGCAGCATTGTAGTCATTCAATTTCTTTGCTTCAACATCTGTACCCCATAGTTCATTAATACATGTTTCTAATATCTTATTAGCAGTTAATGTAGGCCATACAATCACTTCATAATAAGAATAACCAATATATTCATCTCTTTGTTCCGTTTGTATATCCCATCTATATAAATAGTAACCATTACTATCTCTTTCTATTGTACTGGGTATTTTATCACTATATATCCTATTCATATTATTCTGTAGTTGTAGTTATTTCAGTTGATTTATATTTTGGGAAAAAGCAAAGGCGAGAACCGATGTTATTAGCAATACCAGACGAATTAGTCGTACCCACGTCAACTAGGCCAGCATTCAACCCATCGTCCGAGCGACCACCAACTACTACCAATTGCATGCGGCTAACTGATGTGCTGGTGTAGTAGTTGTCACACCAGTAGGTAGAGGTGCTACCGCCGACCTCCGTGGCTATTATATCGCCATCTTCCCCAAGCAACATCTTTTTGACGTGACCATTTATACGACAGACATTACCCTTCTTGTCATAACCCGTGTAAGAGGTATCGCTGAAGTTCGATGGGTCACTGGTAGTCCATAGTATAGATAATCCTGAATCGCCTGTGGTAACCTGTATATTGGCCCCGTCAGTGTGTTTCCAGATATGACCGAACGGATTCTCTATACCACGATACCTGTTAGCCATCAACGTGGCGTGAGTACCGCCGGAAGCGTTCTTCACCACATATGCCTTCTCTCCCGATCCGTTCCCGAACTCGTTGGTATAGCCGCATGGGATAAGGGGATTGGCGTTGTTGAAGTTAGTCCAATCCGTCATTTGCGTCGGTCCCGGACCTAGGCCGCCTTGTGCGAAGCCGTTAGCGTCCTTCTGGGCGTTGAAAGGCTTCTGGCTGTCCAGCGTGGCGTACTCGACGGCGAATAGCCAGAACAGGATCTTGTGGGCGTTATAGGTATACATTTCCCATCCGCTGCCTCTTTTCCTCGCGGCTTGCCGGAATTGGTCCCGGGTGAGGTTGGTGACGGGACAACCCAATAAGGAACGGTAGGTGTTGTCCCATTCGGAGGTGTTGTCGCCGCCTCTTGTATCAGTAGAGTTTGTTTTATCCGACATCAATAACCCTAAAGATCTAAGCATTTGCGCCTCACTTGAGCCTATATAGAATTTGCTTATATGCTTGTATCCGGGCAATGGAATCGAAGATAACATCATTTTAAATTTAGTCCCAGTTATGTATATTCTATACCAATGATCGGGAATCTCTACCATTGACGCATAATCTTTAGACGCAAATGTCATCTTCCATGCCGTTGGTTCATGATAATAATATACTCCTCCATTATTATCTAACACGACTCCTCTCATCCCGCTCTGCACCGGCAACTCCCTATGCAGTTGCATATTTCCAACACGCTTCCCGTCCGGGCTTGACGATGCCATGTCCCACTCTACACCATAGGCGTACCGCTCCTCGATGTCGGGGATGTCCTCCCAAGCGGGGGTCCACTCGGTGGAGATGTCGCCGTACTCGAGCTTGATCTTGTGGATGGTGGAAGTTGATGTGCCAGTTTTAGGAGAACTAAATACAACCATATGTGTATTATCAGCTACTGCATCTCCGATATTAGTAATCCATTTAAAAGCCTTACTGGCCTTCCCATTCACAAAGTCAGCCTTACTGAACTGAGCCATAGAACCTACTGCACCAGTAGAGTTATATATAGTGAACATTTCCTTATCATCACCCAATTCTCCAAAAATAGTCAATGTTACTTGTGTTCCTTTAGATATCGGTTCAGTTAGCCAATAATCAGCGATATTGTAATTCGAGTTACTCACCTCCTTCCCTGATCCCAGCAACAGGTTCCTGCCGTACACGGGCAGCTTGCGGTACTTGCCATCAGCCATCAGAGACTTATCCTTGTCCCCCTTGGTCTCCAGCGTTATCGACACGTCCGGATCTTCGTTTTGGGCCTTGTCCGGCGTTATGGTTATCTGGCCGTTAGACGGGGTGGATGTGACAACGGGCTTTAACTTATCAACGTCCGTCCTTAGACCGGTGACCAGATTCCGGATATCCGTATCGTCGTAATTATCCAATCCATCCAACTTACCCTTATCTTCGTCAGTATAATTATTGTCCGTATGGACGTAATTAGCGTCCTTTACGATGTGATCGTCATTTGTTAATTGGGATGTCTTGGTTGGGATCAAAGCCGTTATCTCCGCACGCAAGTCATTGAGAAGACCGGTTAGGGTTTCCTTATCAGTAATACCCTGCAAAAAAAGCTCGATCTCATGGAAGGTATCTATAGCGTCGCTCGCTCCATCACCCAATAACGTGTCGATATCCGCCTTGATAGAGGCGATCTCACTCCTGACCCATTCATCATCATAGTTGGATAAGCCGTTGATCTTAGATAACAGCTCATCCGTAAGGTCGTTTGTGCTAAGTCCCTTCCCTTTGATCTTCTCGACAAACCTATCGTCAATCTGTCCGGACGTGTAATAACCTGACAAGATACTCGTGACCTCCGCAAGTATTTGTTTTTTCAAATCCAGCAACACTCCGGCCATATCCTTATCCTCTGTCATACCGGACAAGAACTCCACCACCTCCTGCCATCTGTTGATGATATTGTCCGCGTCCGGATCTCCCGTTATAAACGTGGACAGATCGGAAGCAACTTTCCTTATGGCCGTGTCAAGATCCCCCTCTACCTCCTTCGCCCTGCTGATCTCGGAGGTTAAAGCCTCTCTTAACGCCGTGTCATCGTAATTACTCAATCCGTCGAGCTTTTTCAAAAGAGCGTCCGTCAAGTTGTTATCCGTATGCGTGTAATCGGCATCGGTTACGATATTATCCGGGAGAATGGGTATCCCTAACTCCTCTAGGGACTTATCCCCGACCAACTCAACCCCGTTGATCCGTGGTTTATTGGTCATACTTTCATAATCTCCGGTCCCTACGGCAGGAACGGAGATATCTCCCGTTAGCCTTACCGTTGTCACCTTGACGCTGCCACATCCCGTATCTCCACCTACGGAGCACGACCGTGGGATAAGACGGAACGCATCGCAAGCGTCTACGGTGTACATGCCCTCCTTCCCTTTGTTCTCGATAAGAGTCAGCGTATAGACACCGTTATAATCTTGGTCTTTGCCTAGGTAGGTGAATCGTATCACGTTATCCCGGAAGTGGAGGTCTTTTACCTCCATCTTCCTGTAACCATTGGTCATGAAGACGCTAATGTTCTTGCCATCCAAAGACTCGGGCTTACCGTCCCGGAAGATGGTCCATTCTATATTGATGTCGTTTCCTATGCGAATAGCTTCCATATTATTGAAGGGTGAAGGGGTCTATTATTTTAAAAGATTCTCCATCTCCATTGGACACAATAATCTTTCCTTGGCAACTCTCGGAGATTTGAAAGACATAGTCTGATCCAGCTTTAAAAGATCCTAATACCGTACATCCTTTAAGAGAACCTGAAATTTGGAGTCTAGCCTGTCCTTCGATGTTAAATAGGTTATTAGTCACCATTAAATTTGCGCCATTCAATAATATATCTACATAATTATTTACCGTATTACCGCTAACTTCCATAGCGACATCATCTATATTAAGTCCATATCTCATATCATTAGTATCTATTTTTGAGTTAACGGTTCCTTTAACAGCTATGAAAAAAGACTTATTTGAGCTATTTTTCTTTATCCTGGCAGAACCTATCGATGGTTTTGCCACACTAAGGACATACACAGCAGTATTGGTTATACTATCAAGAATATATATTTCATTATTCATTGCCTTGCCATCCAAGGAAGCGTCCATAACCGAATCCTCGCTAATGCCATTATATGAATTTAAAAAAGTAAAAGTAAAAAACGGTACAGGACCATTTGTCACCTTTTTAAAAATATTTGAGTCTATTTTCCATTTTATGTTCTTAAAATCAAAATCAGCCTCATTTCCATATTCGTCTATAAGCCTATAAATATATCCTTTCCCACTCTCATGAGCGATTGGATACGATTTAGTATCATTATTGATATCATACCATATTTCCCAAGATCCTAGGTCTGATCCGGCGAAGTAATCATCACCTTCACGCATTATGGCAGATGCTTTACGTTCTAGTTTATTGGAAGATTTAGCCGTGACGATAATGTCAAAAGGTTTCTCCGCTGAAACAGCCTTGTATTTATCATTTACTTTAGTTACATAATCTGTGATCCTGTACTTGTTCCCTGCGACAAGAGAGCTTGCCTGAATCAAAGATACTATCTCCTGATAGGTTACAGAAATCATTGTTGAGCCGCCAGAACCAGCCAAATCATATTCTTGCCCATTTACATTTATTTTTCTGATTGTTCCCATATTTTTATTTATTTGATTGTTAATACTCCATCAGCAACCGTTGTTTGCGAATCGGAAATAAAAAAGGTTTCACCCGACACTTCCGCTTGTATATTTTTAGTAAAAACCAAAACACTACCTGAAACAAAAGCCTTTGTTATCCCAACTCCGGACTGTAACAAGGCTAACAAATCCTTTATCTGATTAGATTGCTCATCTATAATAGCCTTAAGCTCTTCGTTATTATTATTAAATTTATTGTTTAAACCTATAACTTTCGAATCTGTAGCATCATTTATCCTATCTTCCAAGCTAGGGATTAATACAGTTCCATCTTCCAATATAGACAAAGCGTTTTCTCGCGAGTTATCATCACGTCCTATCCCATAGGAAAACAGCACATTTTTATTATTTAGTGTTGGCTTATTAAAACGACCAAAAGAAACGCCATAATCCGAATTTACAAGCAGCCACTTCCCATGACAAAACGCCAACCTTGCAGGGGCTATATTACCTATAGTGCAATACTCTCCTCCTACATGTGAAAAAGAGCATCCCGGATAAACCTCATTACTATATCCTTCCACATGAACACAGAAGTTTTGGTCTGTATATTCTCTCCCCGAAAACAGAACATTATTGTATCCTTCCACATGATTTGCCTTATGTACTATTGGGGCACTATGTGAATAATATAAATCACCGCATATATTATTATATCCTTCTACGTGGCTTGTGTTATCACAAATAAAATTGTTACATCCCTCGAGGTGGCTTCGGGTGCCAATTGAAATGTTCAGAGCGAACTTCTCTCGTATAGATACAGCGTCAAAAAATAATGAGTGCTCAATATTTTCAGAGTTATAGACTCCGTAATCTTCTATGAAAGTCCTTAAAGACTCTCCACTCGTATCAAAAATAGGCCGATCCGCTATGCCTCCTACGGTATTTTCAATAAAATAAGGCTGGGTGCCTATTGATTCTCCTTCTACATGCGAACCATCTCCTAAACAATAAGAATATAATCCCTCTACATGCGATTGCGCTCCTAAGCACCATGTTCCCCTGCCCTCGGCGTGACCCTCGCTAGCGAACACATTCGTTTCGTAACCCTCCGCATGCGCCCTAGGACCGGTAGCGTTGGTATTCATACCCTCTGCGTGGGCGTAATTTCCTGCCGCCTTGTTATTCTCATAGTCATTGAATATCTCGGCGTTCTTGTAACCCGAGTAGTTTTGACCTACACCAAAGGCAAGGCTGTCCAATTCGATAAAATCCCCGTTTGCGCTTTTATCAACGGAGGATTTAAAAATATAATATCTATCGGCTATGATATTATCCGTAGGGACAAACACGTTCCCCGCCCCATTTCCGTCTTGGCCGGGCTTGCCTTGTGGGATACCTAAATCCAAAGCATAAATAGGTATACCTTCTGGGGTCTCCCCTCTCAAGACAAAGCCAGCCGTTGCCGAGCTATTAAAAGGAAGGGTGGAGACCGTACCGATAGAGACGACCGGAGGATCTCCCGGAGTTCCCTTCGGACCGGTTAGCAAGGATAATTCCACCAACACATTCCATCCGGGATTTCCAACATACCTCCATTGGATATCCGTAGACGAAGAGGCTAGTTCTATCTCCCTACCGTCAAGTCCCTTAAGTATAGCCATGGGGACTCTCACTAATTCCTCCTTAGCGGAAATACCGGGCAAAGAGGACACGGAGGATACAGAGTCAATCTCCTTGTACTGACTTAAATCCTTGGACTCCTCCGCTAAGATCTTTTTGCTCTCAGCGGCGATCGCCCGTAAATCCTCGGGCGTGAGAGTAAAACCGGAAGATAATGTAAGATCCCCTACAGCCATATTATCGTATATTATTCTTGTTTAAGGAAAATATTTGCCGCATCGTCTATCACGGTTGACAATATAGCCTTGCAGTCTTCGTCCGAGACTCCATCTTCCAAGACTATCGATTTCCTGCCTTTGTCCACAATGTTTACATAACCGAACCTAAGCTCTCCTTTTTTGACCGAGGCCAATACCTCTGTTACCTTTTCGCCCGCATTCCGTGTTGTCTCATAGGAGATATCATAATCTCCTACCGTGTTTTTGTATTTGCTTCTCAATACAGATGATAATGTTGATAGTGCCATGTTAATTTCCCCTTTCTATAATGTTATAAATTTGCCCATACGCTCCAGGAGGTAAGAGTAATGCCACTTTTTTGATCAATGTAGCCTCCTCGATTGTTATATCCAATTCTCCGTTAGCTTGCCTTAGCTTCAGATACAGTTCAAATGCTTGTAACTTGCTACGCGAATCATCTTCATCACGCCCTGTCATGTGGATATATTTGCCATCAAATAATCCTTGGCAAAGGACCTCGTCTATCATTTGATAACGTTTCTCCTTTTTCTCTCCGGCAGGTACCCACTCAAAGGCTTCTTCGCCTTGAGAATTCTTAAATGCTATGTGAAAATTCACTTTCATAATTATTATTTTTATATTAGGAACTTCTTCTTATCTCTCCAGTATTTGTATGTATTAATAAAGGCTTCCAGTAGGAACTTTCTGCCGTCGTACTTAAACCCTTAAACGTTATACCTCCTTCTGTATACAATGCCATGGAATCACTATTATCCGCTATTCCAATCAAAGCCGCCCCTTTTCCGGAATGAGATTCTACATGCCCGGCATATATAAAGGTAAAAACTTGTCCAGCATCGTACATGCGAATAAAAGCGTCGGCATCATCTGTCTCAAGGCTTTTATAGGACATTATCTTAAAGGCTCCAATAGTCCCCTCTGTTGCCGCCAACTTCTTAGCATACAAATTATTCACATCAATCATAGAAGTAGCGATATACCCATTAACGATGATTGTCTTATCTTCCAATGCTTTAATAATGTCATTCTCTTTGACCCAACCGGGAAGTAACTCGACCGATGTATTGGCTTCCTTCGCCGCATTTAAAGCATTTGTGGCGTCTGTAATGGCTTTAGTCGCCCTGCTATAAGCCGATGAAGCAGTTGAGTCTGCGCTATTCGCTATGCTATAGGCATCAGAAGCTTTCTCATAGGCTTCCAAGGCTTTATCCAAAGCATCCCCGCCAGCCGCATCCACCTTATCCTGTAAAGAGGAGTCTAAATCTGAATAGGTAACGGCTCCCACAAGATTGATCCTATTCGATTTAATGGTGGTTGTCGTTGCCGTCTGGTTGATATACGATATGATATTATCGCCGTTTTCCAAGCTCTTGGCGGCGAACAACGTATTTCCCTGCGTAGTGTTGATCCATCCCGCCGTGTCTATCTCATTCCTTATATTATCCACCCTCGTTGATATGGCCGATATTTGCCCAGCGGTAATATTCAATTGAGAATCATACTTGGTATACACCTTACCTGTTTCCTCATCCACATAATCCTTCGTTGCCGCCAGCTTGATAGACTCTTCTGTTTGCTCTATCCTTGTCTCCAACCTGATAATGGCATCCGCCAAGTTATCGATAAACAAGGAAACACCATAAATCAGTATTTCCCCATCGAAAGATATACGGAAATCGCCACGTTCGTCCCATTTCCCCGCTTTCGAAAGCTTACGATACGAGGATGATGGTTCCAAGGACATGGAGACATAAAGGCTTGATCCCTCGAAACCTGCGGTCAATATCCCCGCCTTAACAACCCGGTAATGTAATGAGAAGGAATAGTCATACTCGGTCGCCTCGGTCTCATGTGACGGTATGTTTATAACGTCATTCCGCTGGAGGATATACGAGTCACTGATACGTAAGACATTTCTGTTGCCGTCTTGATAAATATCTGAAACTCCCCTCTTCTCTGACAGGAAAGAATCATTGGCGTAAATAAACGATCCGTCATGTCCCCAAAAACTTATTGAGTTCTCTGTCACCCAATAGTCCGTATTTTGGGAGAATGAGCTATTTTTCAATATATTGCCCGGCTCTAATGATATATCGTTCCTGATGCCTTCGATTGAACTCTCGAATTTCCCGTTCATTATGGAAAATTCCTGCTCGATCGTATTACCTGTATCAAGGATGTAGGTCGAATTTTCAAAGTAAGCCCCGTTACCGTAAATCCCCCAAACACCGGTCAAATCTATACCGTTTTTGGTTCTTATCCCGGAAAGATTTCCGATACGTGCCTTGGTCGCGTTATCGGGGTCTGTCTTCATCCCATACACGACATCCATATATGGAGCGCCGATCTCGTCGATCGTAGTAATCTTGACAATACCCTTTCTGGTAGAATCAGCCACGCTATCTATACGGGTTAATACATCTCCTTGCGCAATGTCGGCTTTATCACCGGCAAAGTTGACAAACGTAATCCAGTCCAAGCGATCTTCACCGTCCGATAAATTACCGATGCCGACTTGATCAACCCGAAGTTCGTATTGCTTGATGATATTGTAATCATTCTCCCCTGTCGGCATTCCCCCAAAATGTTGGACCATCAATATATCCCCCGAACGGAACGGATTGTAGAGCACGCCGTTCCCCGTGTCCAAGTAAATCCTTCCGGTCGCATGGTCGTAATACTCCACCTTCATCATCCCTGAGAATATCACGTTGTCGTTTTCGCCACGAAGCTGAGAGACGATGAACTCATAGACCCGGAGACTGCCTCTCACATTTATATCGTCTATCTCTAAACGGAATTTCTGTTCCTCTACACCAGCCGAGTTAACCCGTTTATATGGAGCAATATCCCAACCGAAGCCATTAGGGAAACCGGATATAAACGTATGGGAACCCACTCGTTTCTTGAATAAAACATTCCCACGGAACCATGACTCATCAAATATGGTACGACCATCGGCCTTGATCTCCCAGCCCTTGCCGTCCATGCCGTCGAGGAAGATGGAGGAGCCTATCTTCTTGTCGAATAAAATATCCTCATGGGCGATATCGGGAATGTCCTTACGAAGGTAACGTTTGTCGTTATCCTGTTTTACCTTGTTTATCTCATATAATGTCCGCAGAGCGGAGAAAACGTTCTCGTCCGAGGCGGCGGTAGTATCCTCTTTCTTTATGATATACACCCCGAAAGAACCGCTACCTTGGTTGACGTACGTGTTATCCTTATATTGGATATTCTCCAACTTACGCTCCAATTCCCCCAGCCGGGAGTAAGCAGCGCTCTCTCCTACCGTATAGGAAGGCGAATCATATGGGATATCAAGTTTTTTCTCGAAACCCAATACCCTAGATTCCCGCCCATTCTCAAAATAAGCCTTATTGATAAGCCTGACACGCTGTCCTACGGATAGATCAATCGCCTTTTCCGGGTTCAATATACCATTATTCTCATCGTAGCCGGAAGCGTAGTATGAGTTAAGGACGCATGTGTAAGTGGAAGGGTCCGACACGACCTTGGCCTTATACTCTATCGTCCTTCTCAGCAATTCCTCTTCCGCCTGCGGGATAAGGGTGTCACTTACGTATTGCGTGTCAAAATTGTATAGGATATATTTGTTCCCCGTCCCCGGTATAAGAGGGCTTTCCGGCAATGTCTGGCCATAGGAGTCATTACGGACTATCTCGAACACCTGAGCCTCCGGATCATCCTCCGGCAGTCCTTCCGGATTGAATCGCAAGGCGAAATCCATGCCTGACAACGGCCCCGTCTGGAATACGACACGAAGCTCTTTGCCGGGAAGCACGTATTCCTCGGAGAAGGACAATCCCGAGTCCTTGAACCGATAGACGGTGAATGTCTCCGATGTCCCGTCCTCGCCCTCCTCCGTGACCTCCTTCGGTATCACCTCGGTTATCGTACCTATCTTACGAGGGTATATATCGTCGAATATAACGACCGCCTCCACTATTTGATCCTCGGTCAATCCCTGTACCACGTCCACGTAGGGGGTTCCCTTAGGAAGCATGAGGCGTTTTTGCACCACCCCTTGCACCACCGTACCGGATTCCCCCTTGCGATAGCCGGAGGGGATATTTCTCGTTGAGCCGAAAGCGTATAGGCGTGTGGCGAACAGGTCTTGGCTTTGGCTCCTTGGCATGGACACTACCTGCCTACCTATCTCCAGATCTACGGGATCGCCACGCTCTATCCTACCTATATATATCTTGTCACCCTCTACCCACCACTCGCACTCCCACGCCTCAGCAATCTTGGTAAGGGCATCCACGATATTCGTGCTGTCGTATTGCACGAGCTTGGCGACAGCGTCAACGGAGCTATCGACAACGGCTTGGTACTCCTTACCGTTATACCTGAATCCCAGAGATCGCAAATTGGATACGACAATGCTTAGGTGGGCCTCCGGAGCACGTGTAAGGCTCCATGACGCTTCCTTGTTACCTTGCCTATCGTAAAATAGGATATGATTCTTCCATCGGTAATAATGCGAGTCGAATCGCACGCTATAGTCGTATCCGCCTGTGGATGCGTTGAATGTCGGATATGTCTTGCCAGTTACGTAGAAAACGCTACCTTCATAATCGATATTGTCTCCGATCTCCAGTTGTACCGGATCGGACAAGGAGAACACGAGGTTCACATAGTCCTCTTTCATCAACTCAAACCGACGTACCGAACCCGTCCCTATCGATACCGACAACTTGACTCTACCAGATATGTCCTTAATCTCGATCATGAACTCAAAGTTCACGCATATAAGGGGGATGGCAAAAAATCAAGCGGACCTAAAAAAAACAATGGCGGGATTGTTGTAATTTTGTTGTAGGAGGAAATAAAAAAAGCCCCGAGCCACTGGTATGGTACGGAACTTTTTCTTTTATTTTCTTGATTTTAAATGTTTATTGATAGTTTAATCTATAACTTTCGCCTTCGCATTCATATTCCCATACATACAAAGGTTTATAAACCATCTTGAACATGAGGGCGGAACTCCAGTCATCTCCCCCCATTAATTTGCCACAATCTTTTTCTTCATAGACAATCTGATTTGAAAAAGAATCATATACATAGAACCGATTAATCGTAACATTTTTGTTTGAACCATTATGAAATTTAATATACATAGTCCCCGTGATAAAACCATTGTTGTAAAGTCCATTCAAACGTGTAGACGCAGTTATTTTTTCTTCAAGAGGTATTTCCAAAACGGTTATTATACATTCCGCTTTCACCGTCCCGTCCTTCGTAGACACAGTAACCGTGCATTCTCCCGGATTTGATGTATTTATTATTCGTTGCTCTTCGTTAGCAAAATAGGCAATACTTTTATCGGAAAATTCAAATTTCAATTCTGAGTTATCTGCGTTATATGGATATACAGAAACATCCAATGTAAACGATTCACCTTGATTTATAGTAATATTAGAAGGATTTAGTATTATACTTTCCACCGCTATCGTCTCCACCGTAATCTGGCACGCATACCGTTTCCCATTCACAGTCGTATAGACTTCTGCCTTCCCTTCTTTCAGTGCATTAATCCCTATTCGTCCGTTTGAAATAGACGTTATAGACACGACAGAATTGTCCGAAACATACCATTTAACTCCGGAGACATCCGCATAACTTGGCTGTATTGTATAATCAATGTAAGTGGTTTCGCCTTTTTTCAGACTTATGTTTTGTTCCTCAAAAGATATGTTAGATACCTGTGTTTGCCCCTCTTCATCTGGTTTATCATCGTCTTCTTTATCACCATCTTCGCCAATAATGGTAACCATTGCATTAGCCCATATGAGCCGGGAACTGTTATCTTTTATCCCGTGGTTGACTACTTCTACAATCACCGTTCCTGATTTAGTGGCCACAAATAATCCAGTACTGTCAATACGCCCACCGCCTGTTTTATTATCTTCAGTTACGACAGTCCAGACAAAATCATCCTGCGGATAGTTTGACGGGGACGTTATGGCTTCGAACTGATATGTGTCTCCAACCTCTAGTTTTAAAGTTTTAACGTTCAATCCTATGCTTTTCAACTCAATCACTTCCTTTTCATCTTCGTTAGTACAAGATGTAAAAAGAAAGAAAGGTAGCAGCGTCGCCAAAATTAAAAATAAAACGCTCATTTTTAATACATTTACATTATCATTTCAATCCAAATCACAACATTACAGCAACTTGCTTTTCCACGGCTTTTTTTATGAAAGCGTTAATAGAAACGCCTGCTTGCTTTGCCAGAACAGCCACTCTACTATGAAGTTCCGGTGATAAACGAACGTTCAATGAACCAGAATAGCTCTTATGCGGTTCAATCCCCTCTTCCTCGCAATACGCCAGATAATCATCTACAGCCTCGTGGAAAGCCGTTGTAAGTTCCCGCACGCTTTCCCCCTCAAAATTAACAAGACCATCAATGCCTTCTATCTTTCCAAAGAAAACATTGTCCTTCTCGCTAAAAGATACATACCCGATATAGCCTTTGTAAGTCAATGTATTCATATTTGTACTTGTCTATCTCTTTTTTCCGAACAACTCGGAATGACTACCAATTCTAAGCAAGTCGATTATTTCTCCGTCAATCCAAATAAGAAGAAAATCCCCTTCTATATGGCATTCCATACACCCTTTATACTCACCTTTCAACATGTGAGGTTTGTATTCTTGTGGAATCGGATGGTCATTTATAAGTAGATTTGCGATATATTCAAAAGCTGCTATTTTTTTTGGGAATTTCTGAATACGTTTGAAATCTTTCTTAAACTGGCTTGTTGGGTGTAATTTCTTTTTCACTTCATTAATTCCTCCATCAAGCTATCCACGCTGTCGAACGTTTCTTTATTCTTGGTCGTACGTGCTTCCCTTATAGCCGCTATCGTTTCCTCGTTTGGCTCGGAGTATACAGCGTCCATCAAGGTGCTCTCCACGAAATTATTCAGGCTCCTGTTCGCTTTCTTGGCTTGTTCCTGCAATATTTGCAACAAGTCCTCACGTAAACGGAACGAGGTTTGCTTTCTTATTACTGCTTCCATATTACTTCTGTATTATATTGTATCGCAAAGGTAATGCATTGTATGCAGAAAACAAACTTTCATGATTTTTATTTTGAGATCATTGAAGATAACATCATTCCACCTTTATCTTCAATGGGTGACCGCAGTTAGGGCATTTATATCCACCATCAATCTCTTTTTGTACTTCGGAGGGGGAGGCGAAAAGTTGCCATGTTTCAACACCCAGAACAGAAGCAAATCTTTTTATGGTCTCTAAAGTGGGATTCTTCATTAATCCATTTAGATTTTGCTTTTTGATACCTAGTAAATCAGAGAAAGCCGTTTTAGTCAATCCTTTTTCTTTTAGTAATGCTTCAATATTATCCATATATCCGAATTTTAATGCTACAAAATTACACATACTCATATAAGTAATGCTACTTATATTACTAATTAACGTTAAAATAATGCTGTATTATTACTTTTATCTTGCACAGTAATGTTATATACATTACATTTGCATCGTCAAAATAAAACAACAGTACAATGGCAACACAGAAATACAACAAGAGTGAGATCATGAAAGACGCATGGAGATTATTCAGACTTTACCGAAAATTCTCTTGGTCTTTTGGCAAGTGCCTTTCTATAGCATGGGATAATGCCAAGATAGAGATAAAAAATAATGAGGCCAAAGCCAAGAGATTGGCAGAGGAAGAAGCTAGACGCATCGAGTATCGCAAGCATATTGTCTTATCTCATGTCGGTATGGCTAGCCTTTATGCTAACAGGGTTTATTCGGGTGATTAATTAATATAAGGAGGGTGAAATATGAAAGCAACGGATTTATTTAATTACAGACTAGAAGAGTTTGAAACAGTAGAATCTTTTTCGAAAAGACTCTATGATACAGCTAAAAGGTATAGGAGTTCAATGCACTTTACTCCGAGTGAGAGCTATCATGTTCTTGCAATACTTGGTAAATATTATAAAGAAAGCCCTTTTGATATCCTATCAGTGATTAAAGACATAGAATTTGGGTGTAAATCTAAGAGATATAGAATACAGTGGGTTAAATGTCTTGGAGATCATTATTTGGTCTTGGATAAAAGATAAAATTTATGGAAACGATACTAAACGAAATGCTTTTAACGTCCCAAAGGGACAAGAAGGCGATGGAGCGATTCAACCGGCAATCCTTGAAAATGGAGAGGCTTATCGACGAGCTGGAGAGGGCTTGCGGATTTAGCGGCACCAAGCCCAAGCCACATATGACCGTGTCGGTATACAACAACGGGAGGTCAAAGCCGGGAAGATTCGACCTCCGATCTTTAAATACGCATCTTTTAGCGCAATAAGACGAAGAGCCGTCTAGCCAATAAGGGGCGGACGGCTCTTCGCTTATCCCCTTAACGTTGGGTCAGGTTCCTCGAACTTAACGGATAGCCTACTATTCAACCTGTTCCGATCCAAGGCGAAGCTTGATGATCTCTTATGGACAAGGGTAAATGTCATATCAATATCCGGAACACGCAATACGACCTTGCCTTGTTGAAGGACAGCCACGAACGCCTTATAATTCAGCATATATTCCTCTTGCGTATCCCCGTGTATGTTGAACGTAAGGGTAAGATCCCGGCTAGCCACCTTGGGATTATTGAACACGACCCTCTTCCCGTTTTCCAACCGGCTCTCGTTCTCTATGAAATCCTTGTTTCCCGCTGGGGTTAGTAAGGTCTGGATAAAACCCTCTCCCATGGCGACACGATACGTGCCCCATGCGTCATTCCCGTTAATATATAGATCCCCTAACATAATATCCTTGCCGTTCCGTCGTTAATAATCTCCACCTCGCATCCCCCGATATTGACAAGCAATATCACGGAGTAGTTCCCGGCCTCTATCTTGGCCTTGCCCCCGTGCATCAAGATCACCTTATGCACCCTCGTGTTATCGTCATAACTCAAATACGCCACGGTATTACCTATCACACCTACGTTTGTTTTATTGTGAAGCTCAATTAGATCACGATCCACGTATATCCCGTAGGGAGCTATGTTTTTAGCCATGCCTCTAAATAAATCCAACGAAGGATAATTATTCTCCTCGCAAAACTCCCGCCCTTGCGGGGAAAAAAACAGCCAACATAGGCTCTTCCAGTCAGTGGCCTTGCCTGATTCACTGCAAGCCCCTAACGAAATAGCCCGTCTCGTTATATCTCCAACATTCATACTACATGTTTTTAGTGTTAGTCTCTATACTAGTTAATTTATCCACCGCTTTTTTCAATTGTATCACGGTATTGGCGGTATTATCATTGATCTGCTGTAACTCTATATAGATACTGGCGATCATCGTCCTAGTCTCATCCGCCACGTCATACAACGAGGCTATCTTTACAGATATCACGTCCATACTGGCCTTTATATACAAGAGGCTCAAGAATTGCTCGGAGCCTTGCAAGAACAACAGTATCTCCTCTCCTGTCATTTGCAGGGCGGTGAAACGGCCATTTAACTCATCGGCGCTATCTTGAGACATTTTCTCGAACCCCCCGGATGTAGCGGTCTGCTCATATTTATCATTTTTATCCTCTTGGAAATACTTGCTTGACGTATCGAAGACCTTCTGGGCCTCAGCGTCCATTTTTTCCTTCAACTTGTTCAACTCCGCTTCTTCCCAAGGCGAAACGATACCATCGGACATATAATCGGCCAGTTTCTTCATGAATTCCTCTACGGAAGGGGATAATTTATCCTTCAAGAATCCAATGATAGCCGTCTTGATCAAATTTTGGACAATCTTAGTCGAAGCCTCTGCCGCATCAGTTCCTGTAGCCCACGCCTCCGAATACGCTTGGGCGAACTCGTCAATAGCGGACATGACATCAGTTCCTGTTATAGCCTCTATCGCTTTTTCTTTATTGTCTTCAAGTTTGAGATTTATATCATCCAATTGTTTCTCCCATTCTTTTATACGCTCTTCATCCGTTTTTTTCTTATCCTTTTCCTCTAGGATTTGTTGCTGAATCATCAACTTCTGTTGTTTAAGGAGCTCGTCTTGTTGGTTGATCAGTTTTGCCGCACTTGTAGAATAAGCCTTTTCTATGGAACGGCCTAGTTTCTCATACGAGGCATCTAACACATCGATCTGGTCTTGTAATCTCTGTATACGTTTCTCGTTCTTTTTGTCATGGATCTTAGCGATAGAGGACGCTAGAGAGGTCACTACCCCAATAGCAGCACCAGCGGATGCCCCTATAGGGCCAAACATCGCACCCGCTTGCGCACCCTGCATAGCGGAATTTACAGCGTCCATTGCCATATTTAAACCTTCCGCTATGTCATTAAAAGCACCTCCGAACGAATCTCCAAGTTTTCCAAAGGTATTTGACAAGAATTGAACAGAGGTCATAACTTCATTTACACCCTCATTAATGAGCTGTAATGATTCCGTCAGTTTTTTGGGGTCGTCACCAGCGGCAAAGAATCGCCTCACTCCTTCTGTCACCTTGTCAAAAGCGGGTCGCAACTCATCGACCTTCTCGTTGGTGCTCTCAACGCTTTTCCCTGCCCTATCCATTATTTCAGGCATATCAGACCAAAGATCGAATTGTTCCTGCGTTATACCTAATCCCTTGCCTTTTGATTCATCCCATTCTCCGGACTTAAGAAACTCCAAGGCCTCTTTTCCCTTGGTGGATATCTCTATCAACTCCTTTAGAGTCTTGTCCTTCATGTCTCCAAAAAGAGCGATTATGGCATTGGCGGTATTGCCACTTTTTATCTCAAGGTCGGAAAGCTGCTTATCCCATTCCTTCCCGAGTATCAATTTCTCCCCCTCGGTCTCGGCAAACGCTATTTTTTGTCCGTATTCGGCGGCGAGTGCCATTTTTTTGTCTTGATAAGTGCCATATTCCTTAAGATAATCATTCATGGCTTTACGTTGAGCCTCGATCTGCTCGTTCTCTACTTCTTGCGTGGACCGCATACGGGTAGCCTGAGCCTGCGTAATGGCTGTTTTTATTTCAACCGTTTGTTCTTGCGTGAGTTTTCCCCCTTGAGCCTCACGCCACTCTTTCTCCCTCTTACGGATAGCCTCTATTTCACGATCGTAATCATATTCTATTTGGGCGATGCGCTTATCGGATCCTTCCTCCATAAGATTTATCCTAGATTGCTGGTTCTTATTCTGGAGATCAAGTAATTGCTGATTAACACGCTCTTGTATTTCTTTTTGTTTTTCAGCCTCTTTCTTTTGCCTTTCTGTTTCTTGTTGAGCTTTTTTAAGTCTATCTTCTTCGTATTTATCGTACTTTTCAATGCCTGAACTAGAAAGAAGATCATCAGCCGCCTGTTCTTTTGCCTTACCAAGTTCAAAATAAGCGTCCGCATTCCGCTTTAAGGCTTGTGCGTCTCTATCTACAGCTTCCGCTTCATGATCAAAACTTTTTGCCCTATCTTCTACTAATTGTTGATGAGATTTTATATTACCAAAACGAGTATCTTGTATAACCCCGGTTGCGTCAATTTCCTGTTTTTTACGAGTTTCACTTGCTTTTTCTCTAATTTTATCTGCCTCGATTTCTTTTTGGATAGCCTTTTTATATTCTTCGGCAGCTAAATCTTGAGCGGCAGTAGCTTGAGCACGCAATTTCAATGAGTTTATGAAATTATCTGTATTATCCACAAACAAATTCTCAGCGTCTCTTACAGATTTAATCGAAACTCCCATCGAATCAAACGCATCTTTATTCTCCTCAATAAATTTCTGCTGTTCTTGCAAATTACCTGCAAGTTCTTTCCACTGTCTTTGATATGACTTAAACTGAATAATCAACTTGCTTAATTCTCCGGAATTTTTAGAAAAAGATTGGTTTAGCTCATCTTGTAGCTGCTTTGTATTTTTTATAGCCTCGCCTGCTCCAAATAATTTTTTCGTCCATTCGATAATATCCTTCCCATAGACAGATAAAAGCGTTATCGCCGCAACCAAGGCCGTTTGCCAACTGAAAATAGATGTTATCAACTGCTTCCAGACTGGAGCCACTTTTGCCACGTCATTATTTCCTGCCGCTACAGCCATCTTGAACGCCTTATACTCCGCAGCGGCTTTCTTCAGCTCATCGGCAAGCATCGGCAAGTTATTGGATATAGCCAAAAAGAATGTATTCCAGCCAACAGCAAGGGAAGGCAACTCCCTTGCGACCTGTTGAACCGACACGCTCAATCCGTTCCAACTACTGGCGTAATTGCCGACGTTCCGTTGATATCGTCCGGTAGCTTGCTCCGCCGAACTAATCTCCGTATTCAAGGCCTGTATCTGTTTTTGCAGGTTAGTCCCTACGGTCGCTTTCCTATCCGTAGCGGAAAGGCGGTCATACTCGGCATTAAGCAACGACAATTGCTTTCTCAACGCTACAAGAGAATCCGAGGCGGCTCCCTCGATCTTGATATTGTCCGAATACTCCTTCCTTAGCCTCTTCAGGGCCTCGTTCTCTAAAGCGTGCTGCCGGGTCTTCTCCTTCAGGTCGGTTAATATATTAGATCCCTTCTGGGAATTTTTATCCACATCCGAGAGAGACAAGTAAGACTTATTGAGCTTTTTGATCTCGTCACTTAGGCCTTTAACCTTCAGTTGTTGCTCGACAAACACATCGGTAGCGTTATTCAATTCTTCTGTTATCTGACGAGCCCCATCAATAATACCATTAGAGACCTTAAGCTGCTCTATTACCCTTTGATAATTCTGCATCTGCTGCTCATAGTCCTTTAGTTTCCGTGTCGCCTCCTCGTATTTCCGGTTTAAATCGTCAAATCCCTTGGTATCTGTAGATACATCGAAATCCTTCAAGGCGGATTTCAACTCCTCCACCTCCTTTCGAAGATTTATAAGTTTCTGTAGATCGGCATCGACCTCGAAGTTTAGTTTAGCCATTAATCACCCTCCTTTTCCTTTCGCTTCAACAAATCACGCCCGGTTCTCTCCACGATCAAATCACCGGAAACGCTATGCAATATATCCTTCTGCATGATCAGAAGGTTTCGATATGGTATTTTATAAACCACGTCCTCATAAGACAATCCCAACGATTCCATGAACGTAGCCACTTGTCCTAGCATGGTCTCATTACCTGTTACCTTGGTGTCGCCGCCATTCTTGCCACGCTCTCGGCTAAGGCGGCACAGACGAAAAAATCCTCTGCGGATATGAATTTAACGACAGTCTCCAACGCCTCTCTTAGCTCATGGAGGGTAGCCCCATCGATCTCCTTGTACATATCAGCGCTTCTTAAAACGAACACAGACAATCCCTTTAATATATTTTCCAGATCGTTCCTCACCTTTTCAAGATCCTCTTTGCCCGATGTTGTCTTATCAATGAGAGATAGGTATTGTATACCTTTGCAAATCGTCGCTATTGTAGGAGGACTTACCTTATACGCCTTACCTCCTAGGACCACGACCTTGAAATCCTCACCTAGGACAGCGTCAGCCACTAAACTAGCACCCTTGTTCATATCACGTAAAAAAATTAGAATTAAACAAAAACGGGGACGAACGGAAAATACCGCCGTCCCCGTTCCTATAAGACATATTACATTCAATCCTTCAAGGATTTTCCTTCCACGTCAAACCAATACTCTGAAGCTATTGTCGTGGATGATTTCAGCGGGGTGGCGGACATCGACAAACCAACGGCCCCATCCGTGGAAGCCCCACGACCCACAAGATTCGCCTTTGGGAAAATGATAGCCACGTCATCATTGGTAATAGCGACGATACATTTATATCGTTGCTCGCCGGCGTTGCCACGTTCCCATCCCTTATCCGTATCCAAGGGTTTACCGCCCATAAGCTCGGCCTTGGTAGCGAAGTCATATGCCCCGATCACCCAATTCAAGCTCTGTGATCCTGCCTCAAACGATGACCGATATGTCTGGCCGGTCAACTCATCCTTGTATTCTGTTAACGTACCGTCCTCCTCGGTATATTCATAAGTCCCTTGATGGACGATTTGAACATCCTTGAAAGCCGTAAATAACGTCTCCAAGCTCTCGTATGTGGGTGCAGCAACCAGAGGCTCCCCATAAAGTATCCTTTTTACGCCTATAGCAGAAATTGTTCTTCCCATATTACAATACTATTACATTTAAAACTTTAAATAATACTCTCACATTAACGTAGTGACATTTAAGATCCCTGTTAACCTCAATTCTAGTAGTGTCTACCTCGTAGGTATAAGGAGTGCCATCAAACACCGAGGTGTCCTTGAACACCTCCATGGACATACGTTCCAGCTTATTCATCCTGTCCAAATCAGGCGTTCCTTTCTCGTCCAGATCAGGGACGGCTATATTGACATGAACGAATCCCACCTTCCATGTAATTCCCGGCTCCGAGGAATTCGAGTGTACGGTAACCCTCTCCTCCTCAAGCTTACCTGTAGGCGTATCATCCTCCTTGTACACCCCGGTAACACCAAGTTCCAAGGCTTTCTTATATAAGATTGTCTGTATGTCCGTGCTTACTATCATTGTAACATAGCTATTACTTTAGCCTCGGCAGTATCTATCACGTTTAGCTTATGGATATCATTCACATAGCTAGCGTAATCCATTCCCGCCACGACAATCAATGTCACTCCCTTTGTATGCTTAGAAGCCAGATCCCTAGCGTAACTAAGCCCTTGCCTGCTCCCCTCGCTTCCATCCCCGGACTTTCCTTTAGCCCAGAACTGGACCGTCTTTTGGGATCTGGTCGTGAAAAAAACCTTCTCATAATTTTCCCCACGTCCATCTATCCTCTTAAACCCGCCTTCCTTTACGATCTTACCGTCCATTGATATGACATATCCCAATGAACTCCTCAAGTTTCCGGTAATATTGTTATATTTACCTTCTTGAACGGCGGTCTCATAAGCGGATTGCCCTAGTTGGGCTAGAAAGGCGAACACCTCACGATAGGCCTCCAAGATGAAATCATCCACATCGGACAAATCATAACTTAACTTTATTATTCCAGCCATATTTGCCCGTAATTTAGATAATCCGTGAGCATCGGGTTGATAACAACGCCACTACCGCGAATACTCCCATCTTGATTCAATACTCTCACGATATCCCCGGCATCAATCTTGATCTTATCTGTCACGACACGATATTTGTAATCAAAGGCTACGCCATTTACCGTATATACCCGATCGGCGCTCTTATCATAGCATTTACATCGTCCCAGTCTCTCCCATAACTCACCACCAGTCCCGGGAACAGGATTGCCATTGTCATCGTGATCATATTCCTTGACAACCTTTCGTTCTAATATGTGAGGAGCGTAATACATATCAATAATCCGTATAAGATGAGACTACCCCAAGACCGGAAGACACATCCGGGCTAACACCGTTCCGTTCGCACAGGAACAAATAATACCGCCGGAGGCCGTCCTTGTCCCAAGAGACAGAGAAGCCGCTCTCATTGACGCTATCAGGGCGCAATAGCAGCGACGGGATGATCTCTATCATCCCTGTCTCTACCTTGCCTATGGATTCACTAGACATCTCATCGTCCGGGGATAGCCCCGATTTGATACTGAAATCCAGCATATCCGCCTCGGATAGATCTCCATAAGCCGAGAATTTCTGCCCTATGTAGTCTCTTATCGTCATGCCTCCACCATCAATGAGTAAATGCCATTAATCTCGGTAAGGACCGGCAAGGATAGCGATTGAGCCTTGGTAAACTCTACGCCATTGGAATTGTCCGTCTCGCCCTTGCCCCATTGAGAGATACGAATCCGGCCATAATTAGAGTAAGTAACGCCCGGTTCCTGTCTCAACTCATTATCGGCGTAAGCGTTCTTGATGACACCTAATTTACCTGCCGGGACAAAGACGATATTCTTGTCGTTCCAAGGCTTGTACTCGGATAGCTTGCCGTTGTCTTGGATACGGGTGATACGTCTCACTGTCTCTATGACAGGAAGGTCATTAGAGCGTAGGAACTCATTCAAACCGGACATCAAAAGAGGAGTGCCGGATTTGTCGGTGCCAAAAATGACCTGTTTCATCTTCCTGCTCTTAAGCAAATAAGACAATCTGGCCGGAGACATCAATATCTTATCAAACGTCACCTTGTCTTGGGCCTCATCCACGACACCTTGGATATCCTCGAAAGGATCGACGTTGTCCTTATTGGCATCCGTCCAGTCAAGGGTAACGCTAGCGATATTCTCGGGCGGCATCTTGTAATCAATAATACCACGTACCCCTCCTTCAGGGTTATTATTGGCATTAAATGTAAATACCCCCTTGTTAGACAAGGCACCCAAGAAAATAATATCCAGCTTAGATTGTACGGATTTGACAACGGTAGACACGTTATTCCACATCAGATTAATGAGCTGCTGTGTCTTCTGGTCATCCGTCAACATCCTAGAGTCTAGGATCTGCAAGACCTTACGATACTCCTCGATCGGCATTGAGTAACTCATCTGGTGGGTAAGGACCTTTTGCTTCAAGGTCTCAAGCCCCTCCGTACCCAAGATCGGTTCCTTTCCCTTGGAATCAAGGGTAGCCGCCGCAACGCTCAAGTTATATTGCCCGATCAGCTCCTCAAAATTAAGGCCGATAGTCGGGACATCCCAATCAAGATAACGCTCGTAGATATTCTGGTCAAACAAGCGCTTGCGAAGCTCCGTGGCAGCGTCAATACGAATCTGAACCTCTTTTGTCAGTTCGCCAAAAATAGAACTATAAACATCCATCGTTCACCTCCTTACTGTCTAATATACTTAATAGTGGGATTATTCTTCATGCTGAATCCCGTCAACCATGAGGAAGGGACTGGATAAGCCACATCCTTAAGGATAAGGACCTCATATCCCGCCGATACCGTCTGGAAAGACATATTCTTCGTATAGACAAACGTTGTCTCAACCACAGCGTCAGGCTCATCCGTTCCCACGGCAAGAATCGCCCCTTCTGTAGCAGACTCTACAGCGGCAGCCAATGTAACCACGTCATAATCAGAGTTGCTTGAATCTACGGAACTCACGCTCTGCCCACCAATAGAATCTCCCTTGGCGACAAAGCTATCTTTCCCTATACGTGGCTTAGTGGTCGTTCCTCCGGTTAATACCTTAACAGCCTTACAGATCTTGCACTCCATGCGATCAAAGTCCAGCTTGATAGGAGTGCCTTTTCGCACGATTGTCCCTTCCGCCAACTCAGTGGTTAATTTGAAATCTCCGGGAAGGACTGCGCATTCCCCGCGCCAAAAGACGGGGAACGATCCTTTAATCTTTGTTTTGTCAAATTCGATACCCATAATCTTTTACTTTAATTAGCGTCCGGCAATGATTTGGCCCAATCCTTAGCGAGCTCCTTGCTCTTTTCCTTGGACGTAGAGACAGAGAACGCCGAACCTTTTTCCTCTAATCCCTTTGCGACCTCATTTTGTCTCACCTTGGACAGATAAGTATCAATCGCGTTATCGTCCATATCGTCCGTTATAGCGAAGCCCTCCTCTATCCGTTCCTTTGAGATCTTAAGGCTCTTGGCCTTGTCAAGGATCAGATTGTGTCTTTCAGCACGTGCTTTCTCCTCCTTAGCTTTATCATTCTCGGAGGTCAAGAGCCGGATTTTCTCGTCCTGCTCCTCACGATACTTCTTGAACCAATCCGGCTCCTCGTTTTTATCTGGTTGCTGTTGCTGGCCGCCCCCCTTGCCTCTCAACTCCTCTAATTCCTTCTTGTAATTTGCGCATTCGGTTCGCACCTTATCCAAGGAACTCTGGTAAGATTTCAACATTGATTCTTGCCCTGCTACCGCAGTTTCAAGATTATCGTCCGTAATCAGGCCAGTGGACCCCAATGATTCTGCCACGGACCTCAAAACATCCTCCGTTAACCCAAGATTTGAGTACTTCTGTTTTAACTGCTGGAAAATCTTCTCTTTCATGCTATCACTTTTATTTTTCGCATAAAAGTATTGATACATAAGCTTGTAATAAAATAAAAACAGGCTATATACATGACAATAGACCGATTGTCACAAAAACAATAATATTAAACCATTCGTGCCTATTGCTTGATAGGCTGCGCATGCGCCGGTACATCCTTTAAATCGAACGGTCCGGGTGTCATAGCTTGTATGCAGAGATACAATACGCCATCCTGCGTGTAGTACTTGTTGAATTCAAGCGCCATATTTTGTGTATATGGAATAGGATCTTCCATAGTGCCGGCGTGTCCTTCCGCGTCTACTCTTTTCCACAGGCTTAGGGTCGCCGTACCCGGCTTCCAGTTATCTTGCGTGATATGGTCTTTGATACATTCCCACAGGATGTCCTCGACCCGGTATCGCTCACCGGCTTTGACATTTATCCCGGCTTCCCATTCCGGGTATCGATCCTTGACCTGTAAGGCTTCCGACGGGGTAAGGTTATACGTGTTTATCTCCTCGGTAGCCTCCTTGTCCAGTTCGTCCAATGCCAACAACCTGCTGAGTTGCCTATTGATTACGGGCTGCTCTTCTTCCGGATAAGTCCATTCGTCGCTATTCAATAGCTCTATGAAAGACGGGTCGTCGAAATTATAGCGAGGGAAGTCCTCCTCGGCAAAGGGAGATAGATACTCCTCATGCAAGACTACCTTGCTTTGATCCACACTCGTTCTCATTTCGGGCAATATCTCGATTCCGTGAGATTTAGCCCATAATAAATCCACTATAGCGTACCTCATATCATTTTGCTTTTAATGTTTGTAAATAATCATATGCTTTGATACAGTCGTCTTTGGATAGGATATGGTTGTAAATGGCTAAATTCTTTAAGGCGATTTTAGTAAAGTGGTTTCCATTACTACCAATCATTAAGTACTTATTACTACTTGCGATAGGTTGTTCTTCACTAACTAGCATTTCAGACCAATCATCATAATATACACGTCCATCTGAGCAAATAGCCTTTAAAGATTTAGTATTTAAAACTTGTCCTTTACTTGTGTTATTTATGTATATTATCAATCCATTATCTTTGTTAAACACAAATAAAGAAGAAGGTTTTACGATACCTGCAGACTCCATCTCGTCAGACACCAGCTTCCACTCACCAACAATCGTAAATTCCTTATCCATTACAAAATCCGACGAAACAACCTTATCATCCACCCCATCAGTAATCAGATAGCCTTCGTATTCGGGGATTTGCTCGATGGTGATGTCACAGGATTCTTGTATTTTATTTAATATAAACCCATACCAATCCCCATTTGCTTTAAATAAAAAAGACGGTAATGTATAAATTCCATCTTCTGATATTTTGTACATCTGTACTCCTTCAGGAGTTGCTTGTCTATATGATAGAGTTTGACCATCTTTCAGTCCATAAACTTTTATCTTATAAGAAGAAACTGTAAAAGATGGTTGTTCACTACGGGATTGATAATATAACTGTGTAACCGCAATCTTAACTGAAGTCACATTTACAGAATAACTCATCCAAGTTATATCTGCCCTATCAGTAGATTTAATCCATCTATCATCATTATAATTCTCACCATACAATCCATACCCACTCCCTTCTGCAAACCCAAAATTGGTCAGCATAAGATTCTTACCATTGCCTGTAATATTGGTAATAGTAGCACGATCACTATCCTCATTGGTCTTGCCGGTCACTGTCCATGCATGGTCGGGGAAGAGCCAAGGGCGCTGGGAATCATCGCCGGAACCGCCACGCCCTCCAAGCCCCAACATTATCCCTCGCAAGTCTATGCCCGAGAGATCGATCTTGGATAAGTTGATGTCGTTTAGAGCTATCATTGCAGTATCGATATTTTAGAGATTTCTATTGTCGACACGATCCTTACTATCTGTCCAGATTTACCTACTACCCCATTCTCATACAGCTTGACATTTCGAGCTAGATAAGCTGCAACTACCCAATTATCACCAGTAATACTTCTCTCTAAGACAATATTACCATTATCTTTAAGTTCTACATGTAGAACTATATCGCTTGATTCGAGCGATATAGAATCCGATATATACTTATCTCCTTCCTTTCGGAACATTACATCCTTTACCATAATATTTAAAATTCAATTTTGTGAATAAATATGCCTTTATATACCATTTAACAGTATTTTTTATTTAAATAATTCCGTAAGACCTTTAATTTCGATCGGAATCATCCGGGCTTTTGGAATTTTCAATCTTCTCTTTTCTATTATCTTGCGTCTTTTCCCGCTTCTCCTCTAATATCCGTCGAATCTCCTCCTCCGGCTTATCAGTCAAGGACAGCATATCTACCGCCGTTTGAAGGGACACCAATCCTGAATCATAGAGTTTCGCTATCATATCTATTCTCTTATCCTTATCCTCGGCGAAAGGCTCGGAGAACTCATGTTGCAGGTCGAGCCTGCTTAACTCCTCTCTCATGCCGATATGAGTGACGTTCATCATGATAGCCAATATAAGATTCTTCTCACGGTCTATCAATATATCATATACCTCTTTCAAGTTATCCCTTTTCATGTATCCAAGAGCCAAGGCCCTTTTCAATGCCTCCCCGGATAATGTCCCAAGCCCCTTCATGTTCTCGTAACTGAAATCCGGGGTGAACGTATCGAATAGTATACTTGATGACAGGTCTTTTTTCTCCGCCTCTTTCATCGTGGAATAATCGGGAGGAACTAGATACTCGGCAGCGCTTTTGTCCTTATCGGACATGGTGATAACCTCGCCTACCATATTAGATCCTCCCCCTACTATGCTCTGAATGACATCAGCGGTTAATTTCAATTTTGGATCGGAGAAATAATTATTGGAATCCGCCGCCTTGCTATCAACCGCCTCCTCTCTGTCTATACGCTTTTGAACCCCATACCATGCCTTGTTTTGACGATAGTAGATAACATTTATTTTACCCGATGGATTAGGCAATGGCGTAACATCCCATCCGATATCCGCTCTCTTGCATCTATAGATGTATTCCGGGGTCTCTATATCAAAATGCTCTACGGACTTATCGCCCTCAAGCAGCGTATATCCATAACCAAAAGCTATCATGTTATCCCATTGATCAAATAAAGGCCGCAATGTATATCCTTTTGACTTGGATATAACCTTAACCTTTACTTGGGGCATACCATTTTCCCTGTATATATGATAAACCTTAGCGCTCTCCGTCTCCGCCCCAGCCAAACGCTTGGCCTCCCGGATTGTCGTGTTGAATCGAGTATAACGGAGAAAATCACCGAATGCCCTGAAAGCCTTATCCGTATCATCCGATACAGCTTTCCACAAGATAGGCTGCCCGAGGAGAAAAAACAACTCGACCTCATTTATATACGCTTGCCTTCCTCTTGGCAATTTCTCCGTAATATACGGTTCTTGATTTCTCCTGTGCTTATTAGGACGTTTATTAACCTCATGGGATTCCGGGTTATACTCCAAGATCGCTTGGGAAACATCCCTGTCCCGGCATTGCATCATTGACATGGCCCGGCTTATATCCCTATCCTTGATAAGGCTGACAAAGTCCCTCTCCACTCCCAACGAGTTCAATATCTTGTTTTGGAAAACCTGAAATATAGCGTCTATGTAATTCATGTTAAAATCCTAACTCCTCCTTCGAGTACAGTCTTGTTGTTAATACTTTTCCTAGAAGCTTGCCTATCGTCCAATAACGTGCCCCATCGATAAGATGGTTATACCCGTCAATAGGCTCATTGATAAATTTACCGTCCTTGTTTTGGGCGTATACATAGTTCCTAAGCTCTTTTATCAAGTTTAAAGATCTCTTGGTGACACAAATCTTATACTCCATCATCTTGATAATACCTCCCATAACAGATCCCTTGTACTTGTCCGCAGGGTATATGATTATCCCCGCATTTGATATTTCTTGTATAAGCCTTGGATCGGCGCTGTCAGCGTAAACCACCAAGCCTAGGTCTTTCAATACCTTAATAATCTCCTTGGTTAACATATGGGTGCGGTAACATTTCTCATCAAGATATAACCTATCATCAACCAATCCGCATCTAACTATAGCGGTAGGGTCATAGCTATATCCAAAGTCAAGCCCTAACGCCACATGCTTGGCATAGGAAGGGAACTCGTCCACGATCTCGAAATCAGGGAACACCAACCCTTCGGCCATCGCCCGCTGCCCTAACCCATAAACCGCCCAAAGCACCTTATTCTTATTCTTCAATGACTCTATCTCATCGATGATTGTTTGCTCTAAAAAAGGATTGTCCTTATAAGTGGATATAAAATGATACGTCCTAGGGTCATTGTTTAGATCGCAAATCCAGTGCTCGTCACTGAACGACGGGTTATAATCAATGACAGAGAAAAGAGTGGTACGCATCACCAGTTGCTGCCACTCAAGATAAGATATCTCATTTCCCTCGTTACAATAAAGTATATCACGTTTCCTTCCTCTTATCTTCTGTTCATCATCCGTGGAAAAGAACTCCACGAATGATCCATTTGGGAACGAGTAAACCATCTCCGACTTGTTCATGCACCTATTATCCCATATACGGAACTTATCGATCATGATTTCCTTGAAATCCCGGAAGACAGATCCCTTCAGCGCCGGCAATGTCTTCCTCACGATAGATAGAGACAGCTTAGGGTTATGAAGGATATACGCTATAAGGAATATCAATATGTTATAAGTCTTACTGCTCCTTGAAGATCCTTGGGCAGATATGATCTTATAACCGCTATCCAAAGCACCTTGTACCTCCGTATATATCCTAGTCGTCTGTATCACCATTGATAACGTCCTCCCTCTTGTCAATAACCTGAATAGTTATGGATTTATCCTCGCCATCTATATTGACCTCCGATTTGACAGGCGCATCCCATCCCATCATCTTCGAAAGGCGATCCAAAGCGTCTATCTTGGAATACATCTTTACCTCAAAGCCCTTATCCGTACTTTTGACCGATTGGATAGATAATTGGAAAGACAAAGGCAGTTTAGACAAATCTTTTATCAAGAAGATCACATAGTTCTTCCCCCTCTTGATTTGCAACATATCCACGACATTGGCCCGTGCTATATTCTTAAGGATATCAATAGCCTCGTCTTTGGTTATATCCGATCTTCTTTGTAAATCAGCTTGCATCTCTTTTACCCTTACCGCTATCTTACCGTTGGCAAGAAGCTCGCAAGCCCTTATATTAATAGTCTCAGGTCTCATATTCTCGCAAGAATAAGCACGCCTGTACGCCTCGGAAGCATTGCCTGATTCCAAGTAATAATTACAGAACTTCTCTTGCTTGATTGTCAATTTCATATCTTTGCCTTGAATAAAGATCAAGACCAAAGTTATGTCATCGATATTTATGGTCATAAATAAAGAAAGGGCGATTCGTGACAACAGGTAGAATGTCACGAATTACCCTTAAAAACCGCAAAATTTACTTTGTCTTATCCAACCTAACCAATATTTCAGAGAAAATACGCTCTATATCTTGCCTAAAGTACTTATACAATTGATAAGAAAAAACTATGCCATTGATATTGTTGGAAACGACCGTCTTTTCTTTAATCCCTAGTACGTTTCCTAGTTTTTCCCTTAATCCAGCCTTCATCTTACCGCCAGCCAAGGTCATAGGAGAATAGAGATATAATATTATGAATATGAATTTTTTCCTTTGCGGTACATTCCCTTTAGGGATTGGCTTTCCTCCGAGGGCTATCTCCTTGAACCACTCATATAGGGTATCGATCATACCCAAGTCGGTTAACACAGGTTTAGCGATCTCCGATTCACGCTCAGAGAGTCTATACTTTTGCTCACGAATGGATTTGAGCTCAAAAATATTTGAAAACATATTTTCGTAACTTTAAGTTACGCACCTGTCCCGCAAATATAATGAATAATATACATGACGGCTACACTGTATCCATAAAATATGTTATTGATCATAATTGGGAGTTGAGAAGGAAAAACATTATATTTGTCACGATGCAGAATTAAGACATCAAAAATCCTATAAAAAAACGCCTTTTACGTGTATTTTTACGTGTAGTAACAAAAATAGCCTTGACAATCAGTAGATTACCAAGGCTATTGTGGAGATGGAGAGACCATAACTTATACTGTCATACATTATCAAACAATATCATA